CATAATCATGCTTTATTTAGACTTTTATCGAAAACTTTAATCAATTTTGTGAGCTGGCATAGAGCATAGACAGGAATGCAAACAGCCAAGCTCTTTTAAAGGAAGGAGAACAAGCTCATGATAGTTGCAGCCACTGACATTAAAATAACCACGGTATTTGCTGTGATCGACCCGAACACAGGCGCAATTCTTGACAAGCAGCCTTTTACAGTCGACGTTCAAAACTTGGATTTGGATCTCTTCAAAAGTTCTTATGAGCAACTTTTGAAAATCAAAAACGACATAGCCAACAATATCGCAAACCGGCTGCCAAAAATGGGCCACCAGGCATGATTAGGTGACTGCCTCCCTGTCAGGTCGCTGTAGCAAGCTGTACAGTTTTAACAATAGGTTTTTAAAAATTATGTTTGTCTGGGTTATTGATTGGGTATATGTCAAGTTTTTTTGCTGTAAAACTTGACAACGCATTGCCGAAGTTCAGGTGCTTTAAAGTGATCATGTTCGTGGTCTTCAAGGAATCGAGCAACAGGAAAGGCGCGCCCGTATGGCTGATCACGCATATGTCCAGCAGCATGGTTATGTGCGTGAGAAGCGCGCTCAAGTTGCGAAGCAGAACCGTGCTATGCGTTGAGAAGGCCGGTCTGCAGTTTGCGCTGATCGACACGCAACCTTGCCAATCGAAATCAAAAAGTCTTCCTCCTTGGTGCGTTCCATGGTATAGAGCAAGAGTCCCTCGTCAATTTTCGCGCCTGCACATGGCGCACAATCCAAGGAGATGGATCATGAAGACGGCACTTTTCACGCTTGCGGCCATACTTGCATGCTCGGTAGGGGCTAACGGATATCTGGCTTATGTCGCCACCAAATCCAACTACATGTCGGAGATAGAGGCAAAGCGCAGCCGAATCAACGACGACATGGTGAGCGAGATGATCTGGACAAGGTTCAACTCCTACGACCAGAACCAAATGGAGTTGGCCAGAATGCAGGGCTACAACGAGGGCATCAACGCAGTTGTACAGAAGGTAGATCCACAGCAATCCCAGATAAGCGCCATATGGCATGCCGGATACCAAAGGGGCCTTGAGCAGAGCAACTTCATGCAGGAGATGGGCTTTGAGAAGGGCTACGGACAGGGCGTTTCAAAGGGCCGTGAGGAGTACATGAAAGCGATCAACAACATACTGTCGGGCCATGACGACGTGAAGACGGCCATCAAGGAGTTTGCTAACGCCATGATGAAAAAAGACAGTGATGCGCCCCAGCAGAAGCCGGAGGGCAAGTGAACAGCCATGACATAAGGTCAATATTTGATGCCGCATCTGCAAAGCATGACGAGTCCTGGAGAGCGAGCCTCTACCTGACGGAAGAGCAGCAGTATGCCAGCTTTTCCATTATGTCAGGAGTGGTTCACCCATACACTTCAGTTCTGGACATAGGTTGCGGCCATGGCGATCTTGGCGCAACTCTCAAGATGCGAATGGGTGGCCTCGCCTATACAGGCGTGGATCTGAGCGGCGAGGCGATTTGCAAGGCAACCAAGAAAGACCAGGCGAGAAGGCTTCCTGAGCCGAAGCCCAAATTTGTCCTCGGGGACTTCTTTGAACTTGATTTACAGCAGGCCGATGTGGTCACTGCACTCGGAACTTTCAACCTGAGAGCAGACCTTGAGAGCTCTGCCTCGCAGTATGAATACCTTCGCACGGCGCTCCAGAGATGCTTCGACCTCTGTGGGCGGCGCGTCGGGGTCACCCTGACAGTCCAGCAGGCCGACGTAAAGTTCGATAACAGCATGGTCTTTTACTATGACCCGCTAAAGGTTCACGAGATAGTTTCCAAGATTACCCCTTACTACTCAATCAACACCATGGCCCTCGCAGTAGAAGCCATAGTCGTACTTTCAAGGGCATCTTGATGGAAGACCTATGGGAAATAATGTCGAAGTCCCCACGTAAGCGCGAGGAGCAACCGGGTCGCCATGGATACGAGTTCGACGAAATGGGATATGCACTGCCTAAAGCCGACGACCAGGACGCGCTAGAAGCGATTAGGCTGGTGACCGACGGGCATATTGAGTTCGCTCAAGTCATCCCGCTTGGAGCGCCCAAGGCTAGATCGCACCAAAACTGCGCTGACCTTGCGTCGCACTTCGGCGGCCAGTGGGTTCGTGGATTCAAGGTGGAGGTCACGGCCAACGGCGTGCTGGAGATGACCGACCATTCAGTGATCAGGGTCTCGGACAGGCTCATAGACGTGACGCCGTTTTATAACAAGGAGCAATCCTGTTTCGTGACCTCCACGATGGAGCTTCAAGAAGTTGAGGAGCCAATTCTTAATCCGCTGCGTCCAGACTACGGACAGTTGGCGAATGCCAAGCCTAGCTTTTTCATGCCCCTTTCCGAGCAAGCCCAGCGCGTGATGATCCAGCGCATGGAGATGGTGGGGAAGAAGGTTCGCCAAAGGGACGTCAGGGACGCCTCCAAGCTCAACCGGCACAACATTCTCGTGATTAGGTACTAAGAGGACATGGCGACGGCCTCGGCATAAAGCTTGGAGGGTTGGTCGCTGGAGTCGTAGTAGCAGTTAGTGTCGAGAAAGACGACAAACCTGGGGAATGGATTTCGCCTCTCCGGGGACATGACTAGAGCCATTCGGCTCCTAAACAGTTCGGCCTCCGCTCTAGATTGCAGAGTGTTCTGTGATGCGAGCCTCAAGCTTCTAGACCTGTATATCCTAGCCGCAGCAACAAGGTGCTCGTTCCTTTCTGGGCAGAAGGGATCTGCCTGCAAATAACACCTGAGCGCGCTTTCCTCGTCTTTCAGGGCCTCGTAGAGTTCTCCGCAAAAGATCATCACCATGTAACAGTTTTCATCGATATGCGTTGGCTTGCTTTCTGGGTAGCCATGGTGAATGTGCATCAGCCTCTCAAAAAGGAAAAGGCCCCGACGCGCCGCCTCCATCCTGTATGGGTCGCCGAGAGGGAACTTGCTCCTCCAGTCGCAGCAGTAGTCACGGTAGCTTTTCGCCAAGTACATCAAGTGGTAGCGGTCGAGGTGGAGCTGGTCCTTGATAAGCAGGTCGCGTTCCAGCTCAAGGGCGTCGATCATAAACTTGTAGGGGTCGGACCACGTCTTGCCGTCGCCGAAGACCATGTGGCGGTAGGACTCATTCAGTGGCCTTCGCTCAAATTCCTCTCCCAAGTCCTCAAGGTATATGCACTCATGACGCTTATCGTGCTTGAAGTGCCATGAAAGCTTGGCGTTCCATATCCAAGTCCGGTAATACTTGCAGTTCCCCTGCTGTGCAAGAACGTTGAAGCTCATAGCGTTTAGATCGTCGAAGACAGACCAGTCGAAGGCGGAGTCAACCTGTATGGTCTCATCAGAATCGACGCGAAGAATCCAGTCGCACCCATGGTCAATGCCCCTGCATGTCTGGAGAGCATGGTCACGGTTCTTACCGGGGATTCCGCTCCACTCAATCTCATACAGTTGGCCAGGTATCTTGCGCTCTGCGAAGAAGCTGCGGATCATGTCCTGGGTTCCGTCCGTCGATCCGTTGTCTTGGATGACCCAGTAGTCGATGTAGGGGGCGACCGAGGAAAGCATCCTGATGATGCAGTGGCTCTCGTTTTTAACCATAGTGTTCAGAACAAACTTTGCGCAACGCATGCTGGTATCACTCCTTACGGTCTTCAGGATTATCGCCCTCGTCCTCTTCCTGCTCCACAAGCAACTCGGAGTCAATGTCTGGGACTTTCATTCCCCTAGACTCCATTTCCCTGTGAATTATTGTCGAAGCCAGCTTCAGTATGACAAGTCCGTCATGTGCAGATATGTTGTTGATTTCTATCTTGAGGCCCTGCTCTTCTTTGTTGTCTATGGGCGTAAGTATGACATACACGTTTTCTGGCCTACCCCGGAACTCCTTAAGCAATTGATCAGTCGTCGCAAGCTCAAGATCCTCCATAATCGCATGACTTTGCACGAGTCTGAGCTCATCTCGTGCGCCCATGTAACGAATGCCCCAGAAGATACTTGCCACAAACGCTCCAGCAAGGAGCAGCAAGGCACCCTCGATAATCATCTGGCACCCCAGAACGAACCACAGTTTGCTGCTCCCTGAACAGGCTTCTTGAAGAAGTAGGCGTCGACCTTAAGCGATGCGATAGAGTCGTATGAAGACTGAGTGACTGGCAACCTAGTCAAAGTTGCCTGGGCAAGTTCGATCTCCTTGCGCTCAAACAAGTTTGAATCCACGCCCTCAAGCTTATCAAGCCTAACGAGCGAGGAGTCGCCGACCTCGTAAAGCTCCCCATGTATTGCTGTAGGCGATTCGCCGCCGATCAATAGGGCGGGATAGCTGCCATACCGGTACATCTCGTATCTTGGAGACGTGAGAGCGATGCCGAGGTATCTTTCGGAGGAAATGTGTGTGTGATTTGGAAAACCCTGCTTCAGGGTTCCATACACGAAGAGGACTTTGCTCATTGGTGGTGGCCTTTGGTTTGTTGGTCAGCCCTCTTTGTAGGGGGCAACCTCAATTGAGAATGAATTGGCGAATGCCATGAAAAAGTTCAGCACGAGGTCCTCGCAAGGCAGCAGCTGGTCTATGTACTCCTTACCGCCGAGATAAGAGTGGCAGCCGGAGAATCCAATCCAAAACTCGCGATTGCCCAGAATGTACTCCGTGCTAAGTACGCTTCCGTAGTTCTTGACGACCCTGTCCTTGATTGATGCGGCCATAGCGACCCTGTCGTATAGGTTGATGACAGATTGGCATAGGTCGTCCACGCTGGCCCCGGAGGTGCCGACCAGAACATCCATGCTTGTCTGTAACTCTGCGTGCGGTTTGACGTTTGGCCTCGTCCACAGACAGAATTCGCCCTTTTCTAGCTTAACAGCGAATGACTGGAAGACTTCGGCCCGCATCCTTGGCTGCATAGGGATGCCTAGATACTCAAAACCCATCTCTGTAACGGATCGCAAAGCATCCTCTGACAGGCCTAGGCCAACCACAAACCCTTTGAGCCTTGCAGATTTTGCATGTTGCAACCAAGACAGGCCATAAGCCTGCCAAGTGTCATCAGAAAAGCAGGTTGCTACTTTGTAATTCACATCAGCCCCTTAAGACTTTCTGTCCTAACTCAAATCTAAAGACTCAAGCTCGTCGAGACAAATGAATTCAGTGCCCAACAACTTGCAACGCCAAGATTTGTGGAAGTGCCCGAAAAACCAAAGCCTTGGCGAATGCAACTCCATCATAGAGTCCAGGAGCCTTGATGTGTCGCTGGGCTCTATCGGCGAGCCATTCCAGCTGCTTATTCTGCTGACATGGCCGATGATGGAGGCCGGGCACTCGTGCGTTACCACTATGTCCGGCTTAACTCTGATATATTCTAGTAAAGCCTCATGCCTTTTATCTGCCGATAGTTCCTCTTCGGGCCACCAATCGACCATCGGCGTCCTTTGATCCCTGTCGATGCTCCTGCCACCCCTTACGAAAAATATGTCGCCTATGCCAGCAAAGTTGTGTATGCCGAAGTCGCCCAAGAAATGAGCCGTTTGCATGAAGAACCTACCGTCCTCAACGGAGTAGTTGTCATGGTTGCCTGCCACGACCTTATGGCTGTCCACGGGTAGATCATGAAGCATTTTGTAGTTGAAGCCGAGGTCGCCCACCTGGAGGGACATATCGGACTCCCTAGCCAGCGCTAGATATTCGCCGATCTTTCCATGAACATCGCCTATGATACGCAGAATTGATTGCCCCTATGCGATGAACCTCGCTGGTTCGCCATGAACTATTGCCTCGTCGACAACTATTGAACTCCCTGCTTTATCGGGGCAATTGAATAAGATGTCGGTCATGAAGCCCTCCATGATGCTGCGGAGGCTCCTAGCCCCCATCTTAGTCTCTTTCGCCTTCTTTGCAATGAGCTTCAGTGCGCCTTCAGTAAAGTCCAGTGCCACGCCATCCATCATGCAAATCTTCTTGTACTGCTTGACTATTGAACTGGTTGGCTCTGTCAGAATGGAAAAGAGGGTAGTCTCATCGAGGTCTTTGAGAGTGGCGTGCACAGGTAGACGACCTACGAATTCGGGGATGAAACCAAACTCTATAAGGTCCTCCGATGTAACCATCTCTATGCTTATCTCTGAGGGAGAGGGATCGTTCCTGAATCCCATGCGAGAAGCCCCGAGCCTCCTCTGTACAATTTCGTCGAGGCCCACAAACGCTCCTCCGCAGACAAAGAGTATATCGGTGGTGTCGATCTGGATGTATTGCTGCTCCGGGTGCTTTCTGCCGCCCTGTGGAGGCACATTGCAATTTGTGCCTTCAAGAATCTTCAGCAGAGCCTGCTGAACGCCCTCGCCGGAAACGTCGCGCGTGAGGCTGACTCCCTGTGTCTTCTTGGCTATCTTGTCTATCTCATCCACGAAGATGATGCCCGTCTGGGCCTTGGCGACGTTCATGTCAGCGGCCCTAAGCAGCTTGAGAACGAGGTTCTCCACGTCCTCGCCCACGTAGCCGGCCTCTGTGATCGTCGTCGCATCACCGATTGAGAATGGCACCTGCATGATTTCGGCAAGGCTTTTGGCGAGGCAAGTCTTGCCGCACCCAGTTGGTCCGATCATCAGTATGTTGGACTTCTCAATCCTCACTTCCCTGTATGGGTCGGTGAAACCTTCGGATTTGCTGTGCAACCTCTTGTAGTGGCTGCTCACGGCCACAGCAAGCATCCTCTTGGCCCTGTCCTGCCCTATGACCGATCTGTCTAAGTGTTCCACGATCATACGGGGAGATACCACCATGCCCGGCAAAAGGACGTGCTGCGATTCCTTGTCCTCCAAGACCATCTGACACAGGGCCACGCAGCCGGCGCAAATGTAGCTCCTTGAAGTCGAAGACTTCCCCTTGTGGGCAGGACCCTCTATGAGAGTGCCTGCCAAACTTGCACCTCTGGAGCAAAAATCACAGACAGGCGTTTTTTTCCTAGCCAATATTCACCTCGCAAAAGCCCTCTGGTAAACCAGAAGTATAAAAGAGTGCGGGGTTTTCTGGCTTGTCAACTATAAAAAAAGAGGCGCCACTTGGGCGCCTCTCTCATTTTCAAGCATGATTTTATTTATGCTGAGCCGAACTTTTTTACCGGACGAAGAGCGCCGTGAAGCCACGGGAGAGCTTCGACTCCATCATCCCCGTGCAGGACGGGTGCTTGGAGAGCAGCAGTATCTGCCTTCTGTAGGCCGCCTGCACCCTGCGGTTCTCCTCGTCCCCTGCCATGCCCTCGTTCGTGTCGTGGAAGACCCCCACCTTGCCCAGAAGACCTCTCTTGAGCATTATGCCGCACTCCACAGCCCTCGTGGACACGTCACTGTCAAAGAAGGCGATATCATAGCGCATGTCGTGCTCGAGCAGGAAGTCTGTGGACGACGCCCAGTGCACGTCCGCCCAAGACTTCAGGCCGCAGTCCTCCAATGTCTCCTCAATCCTTGCGCACGAGTTCCCGTCGTGCTCGAGGCAAACCACCCTCCCGTGGCCGTTCAGCTTGCAGGCATGCGCCAAGGCGGCAGTCCCTATCCCACGGAAGCCCCCCGTCTCGAGCACGAAACCAGGCTTCATGGCCCGCACCGTGGCGTGCAGCCAGTTCAGAACCTCGTACTCCGTCGAGCCGCCGTCCGCCGCCGTGAAGCCCCCCGCCATCTCCTCCGGCAGGTGCGGGTGCAGCCCCGACTCGTTGAGAACGGGAGCCCACCAGGGCTTCCAAGGGTAGTCAGACATCAGGGCTCACCTCCAACGCTGCATCCAAGAGGAGGCAAATCCTCGAGAGGATGTCGAGGAGAGCTCCCGTCTCCACGGTCGTCGAAGCCATCGAATCAACTAACTATGGGTCAGTTGGTGGCTATCGCCTCATAGACCTCAATTGCGCTCTTAACGGAGCTGAGACTGCCAAGCTGTTTCACCACGCTCTTGATGACAAGCACCTGCTGCACAGTGACAGGCGCGTTTGGGGCCTCGGCCTGTTTTTTGGCCTTCTTGCTGCCATTCAGCAACAGGCTCCGTTGCTGATAGATGGTCACAATGTGGGCTTTTATGCCCTCTTTCTTCAAGGTCGCCTCAACCTTCTGCCTCCAATCGGATGGCGGGTTTTGCCTGTCTGCGCCGATCTCTTTGATGATCGACCTGATCCTTGATGCCTTGGTTGTTAAAGCCATATCTAGAACTCCTTTCCCTTACTAGGACTTCTGACCAACGTACCGATACAACCTTGTATCGGCATCCTTCACGAATGAACCACGCTTGGTGAGCTTCTGAAGAGCTTGGTAAATCATGTTATTGAAGTCCTCGCTCTCGCTGGTGTAGCCTGCGGCCATGACCAGGACTGCCAACTCCTCGTAACGGAAGCTCCTCTTGTGCTGCGCACCGATTCGCTCAAGCAGCTCGGGCAGGCTGACTTCCTTGCCTCGGTAGTTGCTGGCAGCAGGCTTTTCCTTGACCTTGGCGGTCTTTTTTGGCTTGGCTGCCTTGAGAATCCTTCGTGGCGACGCATCCTTGGACTCTACATCGCCATGCTCTTCTTCCAGAGCGATGAGCTCTTTAAGCAAAGAAACCTTCTTTTCCCATACTGCCAGCTTCTCTTTCCACTCTATGGTCATGTCGCTCTCTTGGTTGCGGGGCTCAGCCCCTAGTCTTCAGCCTGCGTGGCCAAAACTCGCTGGTATGAAGTTATATTACGACGGGTGATCATAGTTGTAAATCCACAAACACAAATTTCAATACCCCTACAAAATTTTGCCAATGGACTGCTTTAATATTAAGGAATGACCTTTAGGTCGCTTAAGTGTCTGTGATTTGACGCAAGGATAATACAAGGAGACAGTTATGTTAGTTTTGAGCCGAAAAAAAGACCAAACTATCATCTTGAGGCAGCCCGGCATGGAGGATATCACGATCACCGTCGTGAGGATCGACAACCGGAACAAGGTCAGGATCGGAATCGAGGCCGACAAAAAAGTTATTGTTCTTCGTTCGGAACTTACGGGAGAAGCGCTTGACAGCCGTGCTCCCATCGGCCAAATATCCGCCGAAACCGCTTAGCGCTGAAAGTAGCGAAACTCTTTTTTCACCTGGCCATCGTATCCACGGAGCCTCGCCTCCAGCTGTGGATTCGATGTCCCGTTGCCTGTTGTCATCCAAAACTTGTTCTTTGACGAGTTGTTCGCAAAGTACGCTCGCATAGCCAAGCAAAGCCTCACGTAGTCATCGTCGCACTTCATTGAGGTCATGATGGAAACGCCCCTGTCTGTGGGAACTGGTCTTGAAAGCATGAATGCCTGGGCGCCATCGGGCATGTAGTAGACCACCCACAACTCATCGGGGACAGACTTGACCCTTTCCGATAAGGCGGACTCTACTTCCTCAAAGGAGGTTATGAAGACCCTTTTGTCATAGTTGTATGGGGGTCCAAAAACCCACCTGACCGACAGCATCTCGCCGAGCTTCACGATCTCACCCCGCCATAGTTCACATAGGACTTGTTTGCCACGCCGAGGCGTTTGAGAAGCCTGCTAAACTCCTCCTGCGAGTATGAGTTTTCAGCGACAAAAGTATAAACCAGAATTGCGAATTCGTCATCGAGTCTGGCATTTGCCTTCAGCTGCTCCAGAGACCAGTGGCTCTTGCGAACCTGCCATGCCGCAGACAGTAGTTTGTTAAGATCGCTGCTGTCGATTATGTGATTGCAATGCGAGCAATGCGTCAAACCATCCTTGAGTTGCTCAGAAAGTTCATGGCCGCAGGTGGGGCAAACTTGAATCATCAAGGTATTTATGTGCACCGGAGTAAATAACAATCATGGATTTCAGAAATTGGATAAAATATGGCGAGCTTGTAAGACATGAGCTGTTGCATTGCCTTGTCAATGAAGCTGCGTTTCCCGAGGAGTGGGCGACAGAGGCAATCTCTAAGCCAGAGTTCAAATCGTGGCTCCACTCCCTTGGCATCAACGAGCCCTTGCGCGACCCCAAGGCTGGCGGAGTAGGAAGAGCTTACTTTGCTGGCGACAACGTCGTCAAGTTCACGACTGACAAGAAAGAGGCCGATGCGGCCGCCGTGGTCAAGGGCTACGACTCGCCTAACCTGTCAAAGGTAATAGACGTGAAGATGGTTTCCGTGAACCTAGACCAGTATGGGAGGAATCGGCCCCTGTATGCCATAGTCCAGCAGAAAGTAAGCACGGACGTGACCAAGAGGCACAGAGTTGCCGGCCAAGCGATTTACGACTACCTAGACAGGAACCCGGGGTTGTTGAGGTCAAATGCCTCTTCGCTGCTGCCGTTGGTGCTTTCGTTTCTGCCCAAGAAATACAAGGACGACGAGCCTACTATCGGTTTGGTCCAGAAGTTTCTAGAGAAGATCAAGAAGATACAAGACGACACCGGGTTCCTCACCCAAGACACGCATGGAGCAAACATAGGAATGAAGGGTAGAGAGCCTGCGTTCTTTGACCTGGGCAGGTCAACCTTGGACCTAGACCACCCCGCAACTGCCGGGGCGAGGGTGACAAGGCTGTAGGCCGAAAATTGGCCCACAGCCCGACCAGACGTTAGGCCGAATAGTGCCTGCGTAGCGTTGCAGAGAAGTCGGACTCATTGTTGAGTATGTTCTCCTCCAGTATTCGCATGGCGAGCTTCAGAGCGTCGACGTGGGCTTGGAAGGTTCCGTCATGGCACCGGCCGTTTCTGCGGATTATGTCTGCCAAGTAGGCCTTGCCCTCGCGAATGCACTCCTCGTTGAGCCTCTTGTTGCTCCTCCTTCCCTCAACTCTGGCATGCGCCTCACGGACATTACGGGAATTGACAACAGGCCTTGAGCGATCTCTATCCCTCCTTGCGGCATCTGCCTCGGCGCGAGCCGAATCGGCTTCCTGCTCTGCCTCAAACCTCTCGCCATCGTCCTCGGAGAGGGCGCGCTGGCCCTCCGCAAGCTCCTCCCTCTCAATGGCCTGAACGATGCGGTTGTTGATGGAGGAGAGTCTCCTGCGATGCGCGTGTTCTGCGCTTTCAGTGGCGATATCTCGCACCTGCGACCTGACGGACAGGTCCCCGATTGCGGCCAGTCGTTCAGCGGAGTCGCGATCCAGCCTCCCCTCCATGAGGTCGGCCAAGGTGATGGCGTCCAGCGAGGCTATGAGCCTGTCTGTCGACGCAAGCCACCGACTGTCCCTTTGCAAGACGGACATGATCTGGGCATCGGTCGCATGGCTGTCTCTAAGCTTGATGACCTCGGCTACCTCATGGCCGTCGGTCAGGTTGATGCGAGACTTGTTCTCTGCCCAGGAAAGGGCGAGAGCCTCCAGATCATCGTTGACTGCGAAAACCTGGCAGGCAACGAACTCGTAGGCTTTGTCAGCGGCTGCCGTAGAGAAATTGCAGAAGCCGTCCTCGTTGGTTAGAGCGCGTGGGTCTGCCACTTCTTCCTTCTTGCGGATAAGGTATTCCAGACACCTATAGCGCCTGTCTCCGCCGATGACCATGGGCGCCAACTCGTCGCCCTGTTTGACCCACCTACAGACCAGGGGATTGAGCAGCGTGTTTTTCTTGATGCTCTGCCTGAGCTCTTCACTAAGCTTCTTATCGAGAAGGTCGGCCTGACCCCTCTCTGTGTTCATCCTCGGGTTCTTAAAGACGTAGCCTCGCTCGCCAGAATCGTCAGGGTCGGGAGTCTTGATAGAAGCAAATGGAATGATGTACAGGTTGCCATACAGGTGCTTGGTGCCGGCAGAGAGCTTTCCTGCTTTCCGAGTGCCTTCTTGTATCCTTGACATGCTTAACCTCCATGAAGATATGCCTAATATTAAAACCTATAGCCTTTGTCTTGAGCAAAGGGCTTCCTGCAACGGATGAGATTGTTGGTTTCATACTCCTTGTCGCCAAATCCGTCTAGGCTGGCGGACTTCTTGCGCAGGACAAGGCCCTCAAGCTGGTCAACATCAAATGCCTCCTTGAACCTTGTTTGAAAATCATGATCAAAAGTCTGGGCCATCCAGAGCTTCGGGGCAACCTCAAGCGCCAACCCAGATCGGCAGAGCTTGGTGGGCGCGCAACAGATATCACGGAGAATTTCAAGGCGGCGCATCTGGTCGGGAAAGCCGAAAAGGTATCGGCCCGCTTGAAGCACGTCGAAAAGCACGACCTCGTTGGTCGCTTCCACGTCCTTGTTCATTAGCTCACCGTCAAGCCAGTAGGCCTTGCCGGATTCAAGGTGCAAGGACCCAAGAATCTGTTCCTTCATCTCCTCCGTAAGCGTAAACTTGGAAAACTGCTTGCCGTGCCTGCTACCAATGGTGACGGAGCGGTCCTTGTTGATGTAAATCACGCAGCGACTGCCACGGAACTTCCTCTGCGCCACCCATTCTCCGGTGGACTCGTAATAGGGAAGCTCGCTGGGGAGCATCCTGCTCTTGGGCCTGGGCGGAAAGATGATTTTTGCCACGGCTGACTCCTTGTCGTTCAGATACTACTCACGGCATTAGTCCCATGTAAAGCAGTTCGTCGCGATTGGAGAAAAATTTTACTCTCTTTCTGGCATGGAGGGGAAATGTCGGAGGATAGGGAAAACAAGGCGTTTTTGGACAAAGAGGCAGTCTGGAAACAAATTGACGACTACAAAAAGTTCGCATTCGGCCAGAACATGTTCGCCATGGCGCTGACCCTGATTCTCGCTCAGGTAGTCCAGAAGTTCGTCACCGCCCTCTCCGACTCTCTGCTGATGCCCTTCATAAACTACCTTGTTTCCGCTACGGGTGGCGACTGGAGAAACCTCCTGTTCGTGCCTGCCCAAGGTTTGGAAATAGAGATCGGAAAGTTGATTGGCGGGTTTCTGGAGTTTACGGTGACCACGGCCTTCATCTACACGGTATACATGCACGTAGTGAAGAGGATCGATCCGAATAGCAAGATAGGAGTTAAAAACTAGAACAGCGGAAGCATCCGCCACAGCGATTGCAAGTGATGTCTGGAGCTTGCGGGCTACCAGGCCGCCTGCCGCACCGGATGCTGTTGTGGGGAGGCGGACAGTTGCACACGTACTTAAGGAGGAACTTCTTGGACGGCATCTGCTGCCTGATTGCAAATCCGACCTCCGACGCGCAAGCTTGCCAAGACTGACCCATAGGGGATGTCTGCAAGACAAGGGCAAGCCTATCCTTGGCGCCGTCACTAGGCCGTATTAACCGCTCATGCGTTTTAAGGGGTTCAAGAGTCGTCAAGGACCAACCGTGAGTCGGATGCCTCTGGACGAAAAGGCCGGCGATGCAGGCCTCGTTAGCGAAGAACCTGTCGTGGTAGTGGCCTGGCGCAATCCCGTCGCGCTGGAATCGCAGAAGGTGGACCAACTCGTGCAGGTAATCGACGTGGAAGTCAATACAGGAGAGTACCGCAGCAGCACCGGCGATTAAAGAGCCACTAGCCGCCTGCCACCTGCAAGTGAAACCCTTTGAAGGGTCTAGGTACAGGGAGGTTGGGCGGCCTATGGCGCCTCCAAAAATATTGGAGTTGAAATGATTGAATAGCGCCTCCATACAGTCACGGAAAGCGCCGTATGAGCGATCAGTCATAACGATCGATCACCTTGCTTATTTTTTCGAGATCAAGGGCGTCAGACTTGGGGTCGTCGTTACCCAGCTTCTTGATTTGGTCGTACAATTCCCGCCGATGCACTGGGACCGAGCGATCGGCCTTGATGCCGATCCTTACCTTCCCGTTCGTGACCTCCAGCACAAAAATCTGGACGTCATCTCCGATCATGATGGATTCGTTGATTTTCCTTTGGACAACCAGCATGAGAACTCCCTTCTCTGTTAGGCCGTGCGGGAAGAATCCTCCACGGCTTGAATGCGCATGCCCAGCCAGGCCATGCAATTGACGGCCATCGAATTCCCGAGGGACTGATACCTGGGCTTGTCAGAGGCGGCCTTGCCCCTGAAAGGCACGTTCGTGTGTCCGTCTGGGAAACCCTGAAGCCGCTCGCATTCTAACGGAGTGACCCTACGAACTGCCATACAACATTCTGCATCTTTGCAAATAATCACCGGCTCATGACCGTGCATCTCGCGACGGAGAGTGCCCGTAGTTCCGTCGAGGTTTACGTTGATGATGCTGCCACCCTGATCCATGAGTACCAAGTCGCTGGATTCCACGCGCGCCTCCGCCTTGCGAATTCGTTCGCCTAACCAAGCCATAGAATTTACTGCCATGCTGTTACCTAGGGCCTTGTGCCGAAGCTGGTCGCTTGGCAAGCTGCCCTTGTAGGGAATCAGGGTATAGCCGTCCGGAAAGCCTTGCAACCTCTCGCACTCAAGAGGCGTAAACCTGCGAAGGCTGTGACCGTCCCTCACGCCGATTTGAAGGTTGCTACTGTCGCTCGGCTGCTGGGCAGTAAGCGTCGGTGCAAAGCAACGCTCCCAGGCGTAGCTATTCGCCTGGGAGCTGCAAGTAAATGCCACAGGCTCCATGTTTAATTGGCCTTTGGTTTCTTCTCTGCTTTGACTACAGGGGTAAGGTGATCAGCCTCATTGTAGGGCGCCCAACCGCTTGATCCCTGCATCTTGGCCGTTAGGGTCGGGCTGACCTCCCTGCAAGCGACTGGCGTTTCAGTCACGTCGACTGGGAGGCAGGGGGAGCTTCCAATCGCGTTTTCCACGCTCTGTATCCGCTCGCCCAGCCACTGCATGCAATTTACAGCCATGGAGTTTCCCAAGGACTTATATCTCGGTCCATCTGCAGCTGTTTTTCCTCTATACTCAATATCGGTGTAATTATCTGGGAATCCCTGAAGCCTCTCGCACTCCATTGGTGTGAGCCTCCTCACGACCATTCCATAAGAAACTGAATGCGGCTGGGTTGCGTCCATAGTCGGTGCTATCTCCTCATTGAAATTAAAGCCTGGGTTGCGAAGCCTTACTCTGCCCTCGGCGTCGGGACTGGGAGTCTTGGCCTTGCCATCCCTGTTTGCGTCGCTTCGCAGCGTGTAAGCTACTGACTCAGCACTTTGCATGGCTATGGCAGGGGGGTTGCCTCCCCCATGGCCGCCAAGCTTTAAAGTTGGGCTGACGCCTGTTGTGCAGCAGTCGGGAACGCTCATGTTAGAGCTAAAAACCACAGGGTGCTGCTGTTCGTCCACTCTGTAAACAAGCATCTGGTGATCGGCTTGCGGCTTGACGGGTCTTGTTACCTTGGTGTCTTCGTCAAAACCCAGACTGCCACGACCATCCATGCTGTTCTGCTGGAAACTGCCGATGGGGCCGTCTATCTGCAGGGTGATGACGAAAATGCCCGAGTTTTCGCGTCTGCGCAGCGTGTTTGAAACGTCGTCTTCGATCCACTTCACGAAGCCCGTCTCGCGCACGGTGACAGGAGCAATCTCCATCACCGTAGGACCAGAGGCATTAGGGCTCGATCCAGTCGCCGTCATCGTGCATGCCACATCGCCAGTTATTGCGCCGTTGTAGACGTCGGTTCCCAGCGAAAGCTGTCGCGTCACAACCTCCATCACCGTGGGGCCAGAGGAGCTCGGGTTCGACCCATGCGCAGTCATTGTGCAGGCAACATCACCGGTTATCGACCCGTTGTACATGTCGGTGCCAATCATCCTTTTCTGGATGACGGTCGGCTGGTTGACGGCTGGGTTGCCCTGGCCAGCCTTTAGTGTCATGGCCACATCGCCCGTGAGGGAGCAGTTGTAGCAGTCGGCGCCCACGGATATAACCGACGCACCCGCTCCAAAAGGCGCCTCATGAGGCCCTGCAACAGTTGCATAGCCCCCAGTAGTCCCCGTGCCCATCGTGTGGGTTGAGTCGTCGATTGAGGATATAGGATCTTGGGTGGGGCGGAAGCAAACCACGTTACTCATCTGTGGCTCAGCGACGTAATTCTGCTGCTTCATGCCGGGCTCTGCCATCAGCGCGCCAGCTATCTGACCATCGCCGTTGACGAGCCTGACTTCATCGCGCGTGTTCTGCTGGAAGCAAACGGGATACACGACTGCATGGACATCATGCCCGTGCATGGCTGCGAGCGTGTAGGACGGGCCGTCCTCTTGCGTTACGGCGTTGCCCTTGGACCCCTGCATGTTGATCATGCCGACAAGGCTGGGAATTCGTTTTGGAATTGCCTGGGCTATCGCTACGCCCTGGGTTGCCGCTGCGTCGAGCGTGTAGCTGACGCCATCCTCGCTGAAGCCCTTGCCATTCTGCTTCTTGTCCCTGCCAGTGACGTCCTGTATGGCGATGACGACGGCTTGACCCCTGTCGGACATGGGGTTGGCGGGGATGCAAAAGGCAGTGTCGGCAGAAACAGAAACGCCAGGGCAGTCGCGATCGCCGTTTAGTTGAAAAGCGATAGCTTCTGCTTGGATCACCATGTGCTTGGGAGGGTTGTGCCTCTCGTCCCAAGTGTTAATGGTGTAGGCCACCTCCGTCTCCCTAAAGGTCGGCGCTTCCTGATTGTTTCTGGGGGAGGTAGACTTCACGAAGATAACTGGAACCAAGTGGCCTGCATCCACGGCTTGGTTGCAAGCAAAGTTGCCAGCATCGTTGCCATTGGGGCCGGTGTTGCAAGAAAGAGTTCCAGCGACATCGACTACCGGACAACAGACAACAGCCATCTGGTTGTCGCCAGGGCAAGCCCTCAGCGTGCCGCTGACTTCCTCCCAGTAGTGACCGCCCTTCCTCCGCATTATACCGGGCTCAAATGCGTAAGACAGACATGGGACGAGGCAGCCGCCCCTTTGACCGAAAACCTCTTGGTTGCTCATGCCGATGCCTCCGCTGCCGCTTGCACACTGACAGAGGGTTGGGTGGGCATACTCCTCACCGTCCCAGTGGCTCTTGTTCTGGCGGATGTTGGGTGCGGTCATTTTACTTTCGCTGATACATGGTCAGGGGGACGTTGCCCCCCCCTGTCCCCATTCTAGCCTTAAGAGTTGGCGTGATTTCCTCGGGTTCCCTGTCCTCTTTGCCGTTGCCCGAGACTGCGTAGGCAAACCTCAGTCCTCCATCGGGTTCTGGGTCTGCTGATCCAACTCCTCCGCAGTCTCCGCTTGGCCCGCCTCCAGATTGCCTGCCACAGCCGACAGCGCCTGGTGCAGCATTGGGGGCAAGGTTTTTTGTCGAGCAGCGGCGCGCCGTAGGATCCCTGCGCAGGCTCTCGCCGTTAAATAGTACTTCTGCGGAACGGTTATCACTTCCAAGATATCCGACAACGAACACACGACGTCTTCGTTGGGGGACGGCACCGGGAAACTGTTGTGTTCTGACCCACTGAGCGTCCAGCACCCTGTATCCGTACTGATACCCCATGTTTGCCAGCGACCCGAGGAGGGTGCCAAAATCCCTTCCTCCGTTGCTTGTGAGAACTCCGGGGACGTTTTCCCAAAGCACCCATCTAGGTTTGTAACGTTGAGCGATGTTAACAAAGTCAAGCATAAGTCCTCCTCGGGCGTCCTCGAGCCCCTTCCGGAGCCCGGCGACCGAGAAACTTTGGCAGGGCGTCCCGCCGACGAGGAGGTCGATTTCTGCATCTGGCCATTCTCTCCATTTGGTCATGTCCCCCCAATTGGGGACGTTCGGATAGTGATGTCGCAAGACCGCACAAGGAAAAGGCTCTATCTCCGAGAAAGCTACCGGAGTCCAGCCTAATCTGTGCCACGCCACAGTGGCGCATTCAATACCTGAGCAAAGACTGAGATAACGCATGTGGGACCTTCCAACATCAACCTTGTTTCGATGTCAATATATTGTAAATGAAGAGGAGCCTGCGGTTCAAGCGCAGGCCCCTCTTGAATATCAATATTTTCTGTCGCTTAGAAGAGGCGAAGGTTGCAGACGGTGATGGCAGGCACCCATGCGCCGCTAATGCCGGAGCAAATGCCCAAAGACTGCTGAATCCTTGTGCACTTGGCAGTGTAAAACTTCCAAGTGGTGGTTGTAAAACTGCCATCGTTTTTCTGGCATCGGAATCCCATGGTGGTTCCTCCATAGTAAGAGATAGGTTCTATCCTATATATTTTCTTCGACAACCTTTTCGGCAAGACCAAGAATGCCATCTTGGTTTTTTCGCAAGATTTGCTGGGCTTTTTTGTCGTTATCGTACAATCGCAAAGTCCCTCTTCCCTCATGCGACACCCAACTAGCCGGGCAGAAGCCCTGTCTGTAGCCTTTTTCAGCCATCATTTTTGCGTAGTCTTCAGCCTCGCCTCCAGCGTATGGATTCTCCTTAAGCGGGCCGACGGCGGCGAACAACTGCCTGTGGGCCATGAATGAATACATAGGCAAGTAGCCCGTGGCCAACTCCTTGGCAGGGGACTCCGAGGGGCCTTCGGCCATGAGCTCGGTTATATCACTCAAAGGATTGTTAGTTGTGGGGGAAACCATTTTTACCCCAGCATTCTTGAGGGTTATCAAGGAGGTGCCGAGGTTGAACAACCAAGTTGTGTCCTTGAGGCGCACATCGGATTGCAGCACGCAGACAAACGGCACCTTGCGCGTCGGCGGGTTCTTTAGGGCCAAATTTACGGCAGCCCCGAAACCCTTGTGCTGCTCGCTGCGAAAAGTGCGGACGCCGGCCACCTTCTTGTTTTTTATGTCGTTTACAAAGTGTGGGTTTTTGGAAGCATCGTCGACTAGAGTCAAAACGAAGCGGTTAGTCCTCACGGTAGCGAAGACATCAGAGTACAACTTGGCCACCATGCTGTGCTGGTTGTGGAAAGGGATGATGATCTCCACGAGGGCTTGGTAGAACGGGTTCGTCTGGAAATTGCTTTTCAACGTTTTGTCTGACATGAAAACCTCTCTAGGTACCTGCCAAAGCCAGCGGAGTCCCTGACTTGGGAAAAATTACTCTCGGAATTTAAAAAACCGTGCAAGTTTGCGTGGCAGTATGGACCCACGGTAACGACGTGCACGCAACAATCAATCATCATAGACTCACTGACCTTGCTGGCGACGTCATACTGGTCGCCACCCCTGCCTCCATACCTGTCTGTAACAAGAATAACGTGCCTATCGCAGTCCTCCAGATACTTGCATATCAGCCTTGCTGTCTGCTTGAGCGCCAAGCCCACGTTGAACTCATCAGGCCTTGAATCGGTGATTCTTGATATGCAATGACCTGGAGTGTCTGGGATTCTATCAATCTGCGAACCGTGCAGAAAAACTCTGATATACTCTTGCTCCCTCTGTATAAGTCTGATCAGCTCGCGACGCAGCAAAAAGTGCAAACTCTCCTTGCCCTCTTTGCGCTTGGAAACGTCCATGACCACCCCGAGGGCGATCATTTTTCCGAAATCAAACTGTTCCATACTTCAATAAGTGAGTGCAAAGGCGGCAGCAATGGAACACCAGAAAATAAGACGCTACATTGAGCAGCTAGAGGAGATTGCAGGCTACCTGCATGGAATTCTCAAGTACGAATCAGACTCCAAGCCCTTGATGCTCAGCGAGAAGGATAGTCTTAAGGAGTTCACGGAGCTAAGGCTCCTAATGAAAAGCGACTCATGGCCCTTGGCCGTGGACGACAGCATGGCGAAGTGCGAATCAAAGCAAGACAGGCTCAAGCGCGCCTCCCTCATACTGAACTCACTCATTGCCGCAGACCTAGAGAACAAAAGCTTCCTAGATTACGGGTGCGGCGACGGATGCGCAGCCTCGCTTGTGGCGAGCGTCTATGGGCCGAAAATAGCAGTCGGGTACGACCTTCAGTCCAAAAACTGGCTGCACCTCGACCCTAATTCAAAACTGCACCTCGCCACCGAGTGGGATGACGCATCGTCCCATGGCCCCTTCGACATCATCATGCTCAACGACGTGCTGGACCATGACCAGACACTTGAGGACTCACTGAAAAAGATAAAATCCGTAATGTCTGAAGCATGCAGAGTTTACATCAAGTGCCACCCTTGGACTTCCAGACACGGTGCACATGCGCACGAAAGCACCAACAAGGCTTTCGTTCATCTAGTCTTCTCAGAGGACGAGCTTGCAAAGATGGGCATCAAGACCGAAAGCACGCACAATCTGCTCAACCCGCTGGAGTCATACAGGAGGCTTTTCAAGGAGCAGGGGTTCAGCGTCGTTCGCGAAGAAGTCGTGTCGTCGGATGTTGAGCGCATATTCTCAATAGACGAGAGAATCAGACGAAGAATACTGACCAAGTGGAAGCAAAGCAATCAAGCAGAATACGCATCTGGAGAGCAGTTCCCGCACGAACACATGTCAGTTGAGTTCGTCCTCTTTACCCTGCTCTGATGGTAGCAAAAGATCATCTGTCATCTGAATGAGATTTATCATATGGAAAAAACCATATGCAAGTTGAGACTTGGCCATGCAGTTGGATAGGTAAAGCAGAACAGAAGCAATCTCGCCGGGGGTGAGACCAGTCTTCGTGACTATAAGCAGGCAGCCCAGCTCAACCACTATGCTGATCAGGTCTGCAAACGACCAACCAGCTGATTCTATGTCCGACTTCTTGATCAAAGTCACCATCTGATTGTCCAAGAGGGAGCCGCACTCCTTTCCGTCGGCCAAGGCGTGGCTCATATCCTCACGGCTGTGTTGAAGTTCATACTCGCGCTTTTGTGTCAATCTGGCAGTTAGGGAGTGGAGGTACAAATGACAGACAATCCCTGGTATAACAAAGACGCAAAGCCATGGCTGAAGGTAGGCGATCATGGCCACCGACACAACAATTCCGACTGCCACGTTAATGATGGATGGCAGTTGGTACTCAAAGAAGTCGCTGTAGATTCCCACCAACCCGTACCTGGATATGATTCTCTTCTGGTCGAGCCCGCTCTGGCGCAGCGCATCAATTATCGCCTTAGCCCTCTTGGTGTAGATCTTACCGAAAACCCTCGTGTCATATAGGCGCCTTGCCCCGCCGATAACCAAAGACAGAAGCAGTATGAAGCCGTAAAGGTAAAGCGTTCCCATCCTGCCAGCGATAAGCTCATCTATCGCAAGCCCCGTCACGTAGGGAACGGAGGCGAAAAGCACGAACTCCACGACTATTATCGCATAGATAAATGCCAGCTTGCCGAAGTTCTCGTGCAATATTTCCTTGAGCATGCGTCAGCCCATGTCGTTCTCAAGCTCTGTCAGCCAATAGGCTTGGCCGAGGAATGCCTGCCAAGAGTCTACACGAACATCCTCGCATAGGAAGTTGTGTTTGGGCTTGTACGGCTGGCGTTTCAGCTTCATGCCTGCCTGTTCGGGCGTTCGCCCCGCCTTCTTGGAGTTGCATGAGGTGCAGGCAACCACGATATTAGTCCAATTGGTCAGCCCGCCTTGGCAGCGTGGAACGACGTGATCGAGGCTGAGTTCGGATGAGTTCTTCTTTTTGCCGCAGTACTGGCAGCAGAAGCCATCGCGCCGATAGATGGTTCTTCTGTTGTAGTGGACCTTGTTCTGGGGAATCCTGTCGTAACGCGTAAACTGGATAACCTCTGGAATGCGGAATATTGCATTCACCGTGCGGATTCCTTCCTCGCCCTCATTTGGCCTCATCTTTGACCAGTCTTCCCAGCTGAACATCGCAAAGTCATGCACTGGATCTATGATTCTAGCTTTCGGGGTGCCGTCTGCGTATGAGGCGAAAACCTTGTGCAAGGCTTTCTCAAGGGAAACGATCCCTATGGCGCGCCAGGACTTGTTCAGGACTAGCACCTTCCTTTGAGCAAGCATGAATCCCCCTATGACTATGTAGGATTTCTAGTTAAAATTGTGGGGGATCGAACGAGACAGCAAGGATTGGCCCCATGAAAAAGTATATCTATGCAGAAATTTTCTTCTTGGGATTCATCGCAGGCATAATGGCCTGCTGCCTGATCAGCTCTTTAAGGCTTTAGAGGAGCTTGAGCTTGCCCAAAGGCCCCTTTTCGCCGCAAAGCTCATCTATAAGTCTGTCCTCTTCAGGGCCGATGGATAGGCAGGTGGTTGTGGGCTTGTCCCACTCCGTCAACCCACCATCGACTATCAGCGTACAGGGGAGCCTCAACTCCTTGGCCCGCTGGTGTAGCAGCAGTAGGTCGGCTTCAGAATCGACGCGCAAGACGATCTTCTTCTGGCTGCCGAGATACCACTCGAACTGTGCTGAAGTCATCTTGAAGTGCGCGTTGCCATTGGCATCAACGAAGCCCTCCATGCTCCTGAAGAACGTTGCGCAGGCAGCATGACCAGCCTGGGCCATCTTTTTGCCAAGACGGCAGTTAAGGTCATGCCTCCAGATGATTGCTTGCTTGACTGGCATCACTCTTCCGTGTTATCGACGTCAGGCCCCAACTCTTTAAAAGCGTTTCCGAACATGATTCTCTGCATGTCTTTCACGAGCGTAAGAGACTCCTCGGGGCGGAAACCTGCGTTGCAGAGATCCTTGTGGTAAGAGAACAGAAAAACAGAGAAAACGTTAAGAAATGCCCCAGCCTGCTCAAATGCGGCTACCAACCTTAAGTGCTTGTCATTCATGGCGTCTCCTTGTCAATTATACGAGCGCCGCCACATCAGAAAGCTGGCGAAGCCAAAAGCTCTACTGCTAGTTTCCATTTGCGGGATCCGAGACTCCGTCGTGGGAGCAAGAAGCCTCACATTGACGCTGATCCTTCCTCCCGTGGGGGTTTCGGGTGTCATCATCAAGTCTATGTTGGCGTAGTAGTTGTTGTTTGACGCACGCCAGCTGAATATTCTGCCACGCTTGCCCGCATGAGGCCCCGACTGAACCGTGACCACGTCGCCTATGTTTCGTCCCCCCGTCAATTCGCCCGATATGAGTCCAGCTCGGTATTGCGACCTACGCTCTGCCCTTTCCCTTCGGACACGGTTCATTTCGGACTCCTCTGCCTTAATCAACCCAATCGGCACGTTCTGCTCTATCGTCGACCTCTTGACCTTGATGTAGGCCATAATACTCATGTCAAAATTCCTCATGGAAAGGTCGATGACCAGGCCCTTCCTGCCAAGGATTGGCCTGATGGAGTAATCGATGAGGTTGCCCACGCCTGCGGCGTCGGCCTCCTCCTGTGTCATGATCTCAACCTCGTCCCCGGGTTTCACCCCGTAGGCGTTGCGTGGATTGCGCATCAATTCCTGCACGACCGACTTCTGGAGGTTGGCTTGGATCATGTCGTTGAGCTCTCGCTCGCGCTGGGCGACCCTTTGAATCCTAGGAGGCCTCCCGGCTTCTTGGGGGGCGCGCGCAGGGGCTGCGGCGGCCGGGGCCTCGGTCTGCGGGGCAGGCGTTTGAGTCGGAGCAGGCCGGGAAGAGCGCCTCTCGTACTCCTCCTTGGCTTGGGGGCTGAACTTCTTGAGCTGGAGACTCCTGGTTCCCTTGAGGTCCCAGTCCAGCGAGTCGTAAAACCCAGCGTACCTCTTCGCATGAAGGGAGAGACTCTTATCGGCGTCGAACTCCACCGTGGCGACGAGTTTGTTGGAAACGGGACGGATTCTCCGCACCGTTCCAAAGACTCCGTCTGGACTCATCCCCCGTCCACGTAGGAGATCAGGCGGGGTCGAACCATCCACCAGCACGAACAAGACGTCATCTCCGACCTTGATTCCTTCAGGGTTTTTGTCGGGATCGCTATAAAGCTGCTCAACTCGTCTGCGGATGGACTCTTCGCGTTCCGACTTCAGACGGTCGGTATTTTTTGTAAGCTCCGACATTGGAACCTGGACATAATAGTCATAATCGTCTGCCGGGCTGTTTGGCTGATTGAATTTGACGTCAGTGTTTAGTCGGCCGTTTGTAAAAGAAATATCCTCAATTACCCCAACTGGATCAAAATCCGGGTTGTCGCGAAGTATTCTGCGGATAGAGCCGCTGTTGTTAATCCACCACTCTCTTCTTTCACTAGGCAACGAGTCGATCTCTTCGATTGTCGCCCGAAGACGGACTTTGTCGCCTATTTTTAACCCATCAGGGTTCTTTGTGGGGTCCTCAAGATGGGGCCTCAAGGCTTCAAGTCTTGATCTGCTCTTCTCTGCTCTTTTCTCACGGCGTTCTTCGGCCATGTTATCTCTGACTGCAGAAGCCAGCTCATTTCTCTTCTGGTCGATTTCGTTGCTATTGGACCTAGTTTTGTTCCGTAGATCATCCACGGATTTGGACTTTTCCCGAATGCCGCTTTCTTTGGTGAGATCAGACGGGACTTCCGGATAGCCATGCTTTGCATGCAACTTGTCATAAAGGTCCCGACGAACCCAGTAGTTAAGGCTCGGCGAAACGTATTTCTCAGGAAACATGAGAACCTTCGTCATGTTGTCATAAATGCTTGCGCGTCGGTTCTGCCACTTCCTCTTGGCCTCCTCGTACTTGTCAATGGCGCTCTTACATCCGCCGGGAGGGCATGGGGGAAAGTCGGCCTTGAAGTCGGAGAGCTTTTTAGGGAAAGGCTTGCTGCGGGAGACAGGAGCCCATCGCAGCGCAGCTGGGCGTCTTATCTTTATGTACTCGTGGATTGCTTTCTGGACGCCGAGGAGCACATCGTAGGGTTCGTCTCTCTCCGTGTCTCCATAGCTGCCCTGTCTGCTGAAGGCTATGGACACTCCGGTAGAAACGTCTGTGTCGCTGCCGCTTATGTTCACGACGTAACATGGAGTCTGCTTCGATCCACAGGGATCGCCCGCCACGTTGAACCTATAAGTAGCATAGTCACTATCAAGGTCGATCCACTTGCCATCCTGAGGCTGGTGCTGCTCAATCGCCTCCTCGGTGGCCTCGAAGAGGAACTGGAGTCCGTCCCAATCGCGCATGTTGCGCTCAAAGGTGTATTCTTTGAAATTCATTCTTACTCCGGTGGCATCTTGTTGTTCGTGGGTACCAGGGGACGGAGAGCGCCGTTCAGCCTCAAAAAGCCCCTGTACGGAATCACTTTGCCAGCAGGCATCTTGACTTCTGGCTCCTTGCATTTGCCTGGCACGTCTTTTATGTCAAAGGGCTCGTTCTCGCCGTTGTTGCACTTGTCTCCATACTGCTTGTGCCCGGGCAAATGCCTGATGTCATGCGGTGGTCCGTCGCCATTGGTAAATAAACGCTCGTCCTGGGTGATGTAAAGAACTGCATCGGCAGAATAGGGCATGAAATATTGAGTGGGATATAGTCCGATCCCGCCATAGCCCAAAGGGTACAAGGGCGTCTTGGACCGGAAGTCCTCGCGCAGCATGACATAATCAGAAAAACCAAGGCTGCCTGACATAAAAATATATAGAATTTTTGCTGACGAATTAAAAGAGTTTTTCGTCGGTCTTGTTCAGCAAGAAAACTATAGCCAAAAGGACCAGGCAGTGTAACAGAGGCAATAGCTCATCTACCTTGTGGGATACTCTGCCTATTGAGTTGCCTATCAGCACATTCAAGGATTATGATTTCGTTCAAAAGGATTGTTCCCTACCAGTCGTCGGAACGCTCTGTATTTGGTCTAGCACTTTTCGATGGGATTTTCGATGCGATCTTTTCTACTTGTTTTTCTACCTTCGGACGAATGTATTGGTCTGCTGCATCCAGCGGGGTCAAGGCGAGTCCTATGCCTTTTCCAACCGTACCAAGAGCGGTTTTAGCAGCTCCCAGGGCCATTCGCTTGCCTTCGCTTTGGTAGGCTGTTACAAGTTCCGGCGGGAACCAATCCAATTGTTCTTTCTGACCGGCTTTAATCATCTGGTCAGCTACACGTAGAGCATCCATCGTTGATGCCGGACTGAAATCCGGCAAAAGCTCGCGAACGCTGGTTTTTTCTCTGTATTCCTTGTTCCATTTTCCATCTTCTTCGATGTGATAAATTATGGCTTTGTTTGATTGCGGATCGCTTTTTACGACAAAATATCCTGATCGTCTATATGTTCTGCTGGTGAGAAGTTTGTTGAAATTTGTTTCCAGACCAGAGGTGGAGTTTCTGAAGTCGTTCAGCGACTTCAATGTCTTTTTGGCGTCCGGTGGCACTGGGGGATAGCCGTTGGGGACATATTGCTTGTCGTAGACGTCCCGACGCACCCAAAGGTTAACGCTCGGGCTTACATAAAGCTCTGGCCATAGGGCCTTGACCGACCATATTTCGTAGGCCTTGCTTCTTGACTCTTTGCCTTCTTTGCTTCGAACAGGAGACCACTTCAACAATTCTGGTTTGTTCTTGGCGATGTATTCAGAAACAGCCTTTCTAACTCCGTCGAAAACTTGCTGGCCCAAACCGAGATTTTGATCGCCGTAGCTTCCGAGTCTGTCGAAGCTGATCGATACGCGAGATTGATATGCGTCGAATTTGACTTTGTAGCAATAACTGTTGAGCCGATTCCCCATATCGTCGACGCAATCGTCACCCTCAATGTTGAAAACATAATTATCTTTCCCCAGCCAGCGTCCATCTTTGGGGGCAGGCATAGCCTTGATCTCCTGCGCCGACCTTTCGCAGATGTCATAGAAGCGATTCTCGCTGATCAGACCGCTTAGATAAAGGGTGTAGTTCAAGTCGTACTTCATAAAGCCTCCGACTTATATATGCCTTTAAATCAAGAAGACTATTCCCAAGTGGCTCCTACTTGCTTGAGCTTTGCCCAAGCATAAATACCTTCCCTGTTATATAGACAAGAGCAACCAATCCAACTGCCTGAAAATAGGTGATCTCATGCACGCCATCAACGACCTGGCACAAGTCGAAGTTCCAAAGCGCCTGGAAAGGCCAGGCGGCTAGGAAGAAAAGGCAAATCATCACGAACACTGCTCCCAAAGCCAGAAATCCCGATTCTGCATTCTTGTCTTCGCTCATGACAACCTCAAATTGTTTTGTCTTCAAGGTACTTCAGCTTGTCCGACACCGACATACTGATCTGCGGAAATCGCACCGGCAACTCCTCAAAGCTCGACCTTCCGGGCGACATGAGATTGAGTGAACTCACGATCTCGTCTTTTCCAGAGAGCATGGCTTCTGCTGACGCCTGCGGCAGCAGAAATGGAGCCGACCAGTCCTCAACCAAAAAATCGGATAGGAAGGTCAGCATAAAAACGATATCGCCCCGCTGGTGCAGTCTCAATGCGTTGAGTTCGACATTTATGTGGTCGAATATCTCAATCGCAGGCAAGTGCTGGAGCGACTCAATGAGTTTTCTTGTTTTGAAGACGTGAATGCCCTGGCTTCCAAAACCATTGTTCGGGTCCTCGTGGTAGGGATGCCTTCCAGGTCCGCAACTATACCCAAGCGTCACATTGTGAGTTGTCCAAATCTGCGTCCATCGATCGCCAACCCTGAAGCAGTTTGAAGCGTCTTGGTTCGGATTCTCAAGAGTGATGACGTCTTTGGGCTTTGTGACGAGCAAGTCAGTGCTGGGGTACTGTAACAAATGTGACTGCAGCCTATCGCCAGCGCAAGGGTAAAGAAAGAGGTTCTGTTCAAGCTGGACTAGCGCGTCGCCTGAGCTCAAAAGAAACTTGTCCCAGACTGCCTTGCGTACTGATCCCTGCGAGGGAGCGCAGTCTATGAGCTTGCATTTGATCCCAAGCGAGTTGCACCAAGCTACGCCTCCGCCATCGTCGCCAAGGAAATAGGCTACGGTGCAGAAATTCAATTCACCTAGACTTTCGCTCTGTCGGGCGCAAGACAAGATGCAGCGTTTAGCGTGCCCGTTGAAGCTACGGATGACCGGCGCGTACTGTACTATCATTTCATGCCTGCTCTATGATTGCCGTCATGCTGCCCTTGCAGCGTGGTACGCGCGCGTCAGGGCCGAAACCGTGAACTTGTTCTTGCTTGAGTTCAGCCACTTCAAGCGAGCCCGAGTAAACAATAGACCTTCCGGAAAAGTGCACTTCATTCGCCACCCTTAACCCGTCCTGCTCGCTCATGCGGAATACCTTGAAGCAAAGGTCGACTACATATACGACGGAGTGGTCGTCGTCATTCAGAAGGATAACATTGTAGGGTCGCTGAGTGATCGTCTTTGTTTCTGGGCTATCAAGCGTGGCGGCACTCATGGATTGGGTTCCTCATCTAAAGAGGGCCTCCATTCAGCATCAATCGTCCTATAGCCAACTTTTTCTGGGCAAGCTCTCCGAGCTAGGCTCAAAAGCTCCAGCTTTTGGGAAAAGGTAATGCGATCCCAGATCAAGTAAGCCTCACTTAAGGACATTTTCACTACGGTTTTCCCTCGCCATGCTCTCTAGTTCTTTCAACCAATCCGCAATCGACCAATCTGCGGCAGCATCCGCAAGGATGTAGTTGCTCCTCCACAATTGCGTCGAAAGCGCTGGATGACATTCTGCTTTATCCACCACGAAAAAGCAATCTTTTTCCTTGGATACCAAATAAAAATCAAGCCTTATGTCAGATTCAGACGTCTTGGAGAGCTCGGCGTTGATTTGGTGGATGTTAATCATGTTTTTTGCAATGACCCGTCTCGACCAGCAGCCATCTTGGCCTCTTATGCAGTTACTCCTTGCGAGCGCTGGTTGTCATCGACGGAGTCGAAGCCCGAGGGCTCTGGATTTATTTATCAGTCAACTTGCAAATAATTGCTAGGTAGCCTTACTCCTGCCTTGTCATCTTCAGCCCCTACTTGATGGTAAAGAAGAAAAGCTGGACCAATCGGGCCTTGTCCACGATATCGCTTGGCAGACCCTCGTAGGTGCTCGCAGAATGTATCATCTGAGCGTCCCAGATCGCAAGCCTGTTGTAGACGGCGCCCACCTTGTCGACGAGCTCCCAGTTGTCGCCGTGCAGAAGGTTGTACTGGCTGTATATGTCATTGTACGCGTCGCTTCTGGCCTGGTCCGAGGGGAAGCGGTCGAATTCAAGCGGGTGAACCGGAGGCCTTCTGGCTGAGTATTTTCGGTCCTGCCAGAAGCTCGTGCCGGCGCCGACAGGAGCGTGCGGACTTAAGTAGATAGCAGCTGCGTAGCTCTGGGCGTCGCTGTGCCACACGAGGGGGTCGTCGTAGCCCGTGACCTGGAAGCAGCCGTTGGCAGGCTGGTTGAGCCAGTCCACGATAGTGCGGCCGAGGATTCTCTCAAACTCTTCGCGCAAGAAGGGCCACAAGAACCGCTCTTTGGTCCTCTTGCCCTTGTAGAAGCGGTTGTCGGCCTCAAATTGCTGCTCAAGCGCCAAGGCCCTGATTTCGTCGGGGTTTTTGTAAAAGTTGTCGACTATGCACAGGTGCGGCATGCGCCTGTTGAAGGTTGTGATGGGCGGCCCCGTAATCTGCCCGACCTCAATCTCCTCCTCTGGCACCCACATTTCCAGCTCGGCATCGCCGACTGCCAGAAAGTACTTTGGCTTGCTTTGTGCAGTCGAACCAAGAGACCTTACGAGGGCTAACTGGTTCAGGAATACGACCTGCTGGCCGATGCTGTATCGGTAGTTCATGTTATGGCTAACTCCTTATAGAGTCCTTGTATAAACTCTATTTTATCAGAGTAGGAATAGGCTATTTTAGGAAAGCAACAAGGCAATTCCCTCGGATCCAGGCGCTCCTGATCGTATTTCTGAAGCTTCTGCTGAATCAGCCTGAAGTACTCGTGCTTTTGGTCTGCGTGTTTTTTCTCTATGTTGTTGTTTAGAGTCCTGTCAAAGACGTACATGTCGCTTCCGAATGTCATAAAGAAGACAAGTTCCCCGACTTGGTGCAAATGCAGGGCCTCAAACTCAAGCATCACATCCTCTCCGACGACTATCCTTGGATCGAACTTGAGCGCCTTGGCAAGCCTCTTGCTGTAGTACTGATGCCTTCCCAGGCTTATTGGCCATTGTGGAACAGACGGCTGCGTTATGGGATTCGGGCCCGTACCGTATATTGAAGGCATCTTCCAGTTATTTGACCCCCACACTATTGCGCTGACGCCATCGCCGACCACGGGGTGCATGGATGGATCGGCGAACTCGCTCCTTACCACGCAATCCATGGCATGGTTGACCAAGAGATCAGTTTCGCCGAACTGATGCAGATGGTTTGCGATCTGCATGAAGGAAACGGGGTAGAGGAAGTCGTCGCCATCGACAAGGCAGGCGCCATCAAATAATGATTGAGCCAGAAAATCCAAAATTGCGTTCTTGCCCGTGGATGGGGTGCCATCAGAAACCGATTTGAGATAACGATATCCGCCATCTTCACAGAACGAAACCATCTCGTCTGCGAAGGATTCGTCCAACGAATTTATATGAACTACGAGGCTGTGGCTTATGCTGGCGTGCTCAAGTTGAAGGTGGCAGCTTACTATGCAGCGCTTGGCGCGCCAGATATCGTGTGACACAAGGGGGCATATTGCTATCTTCATGATCCAATTGAGTACTGCCCTGAACACAATTCGCTAAAACAAAAAACCAACTCCATAGCGACACGGGCAGGGGGGCATCAACCCCTGCCCGCACCAAATCTAGGTTAGTACCTGCAACAGCAGTACCAAAGTCCGTTTGCTCCATGCGCGTAACCGACGTCGCGAGGGGCCATCTGCCGCCTATAACAGCAATTCCACTCGGCCTGCTGGGGTGTAGCCCCGGAGCCCACGCCCTCATATCCACCTTGAGGATTGCCGAAGTGCCCAATCCTGAGCAATCTGGCCATCCTGTTGGCCACGCCCTGGGCAGAGCTCAGCTCGCCGTTGTCATAGTAGACGGTGCCGGTGCTTCCAGCAGCGGAACCTGTGCCAGAATTAGAGCTGTTACTGCGACCACGGACGAGTCCAAAAGGACCAGCCTCCGAGATCGAAGCGATTGCCAGCACAAAAGCCAAGGCTAAAAACTTCCTGTTCATCACAGTAACTTGTGCCATTTGGGACACAATCCTTCAATCTTATGTGACCACAGAGCGCAGGTTGCGGCCACATAGTTCGACTGTGCCTGCGTCGGGAGGAACTGTAAACTATGAATCATCGGCCAGTCAACACCTCTTTGATATTTGCCTACGCATCTCCCACAGAGGCCGCTTCATGGCCATGATTTCTGCGACCTCCTTAAGAGACCAAGGCGCACCGAAGGCTTTGCCATGCCTGACGTTATCGACGCCCACATCAAGGGTGAGGTTGCTACCAGATAGCGAAACAAGCCCCGTCATCAACTCATTCAATATCTGCTGCGATTCAACGCCGTGCCTCGCCAATATGCTTGAAAATACTCCCCTGAAGTGCAAATCCTTCCATGTCGGGAGGCCCGCCTCGTCCTCATGGCGATACGCGTTGTGGACATGGCCGTAAAGCATCCATGAGCCGTGCGCCGCCCTGTCCCAAGAGCGCATGGGATAGTGGCTGCAGACTATGTAGTTGCCATCCACATTTAGGGTTTGAATCTGCGAACATGACCCGAATACTCTTGAGGCCTCCTTTTCCCTGTCGTGGTTGCCCAGCACAAGGGTTACGTTTTCACAGCGTATCTGTGACCGGAAATGAGAATAACGCTCCAGCGCGTTGCTGGCTTTGACCAAGCAAAAGTCCCCCAGTACAAGCAGATTGTCTTTGAGTCCTACACTGTCATTGATTGCGCCAATGATTCCTTCGTTCATCTCCTCAACCGAGCCAAAAGGCCTGTTGCAGTAACGAATTATTTTTGCGTGGTCCAGATGAAGATCACTGGTGAAAAACCATCTGCTCATAGTCATGCCCACAAGGCGTCTAGACCGACTATGTTGTAGGACCGCTGCGCATAGTCGGGAATAGCTAGCTTCTTCCTTATAGTGGGTTCATCGCTCTTGTCAAACTCCTCTCGCCACCCATGTTTAATCACCGTAGATCCAGAGGCGGGAGGATGGTTTCCTTGAAAGACAGTGAATCCGAACATGAACCTGACCACAGCCTTCTTCGTTTCCCTTATAAACTGGCACTCCTTGTAATTGCCGAAGAGGCAATCGTCGAAGTTCTTAATGTCTGGACAATAGTTTTGCCCGCTCCGGACTAGGAGGGTGAACAAAGACCTCCGGAAAAAACACTCTCTCCAGAACTGACTGGGCTTGATGAGTGTCACGCTTGGGTTTGTCGTGGGAGAAAACCTGGAGTGAAAAAACTTGTTTTTGCCAATGTCCGATGTCAAGACCTCCTCAAAATGACAAATGAATTCAGATATGCAAATACCCCTGCCCTCAAGGTGACTCACGAAGAACTCGGGAATATCCCTGCCGAACTTGGCCGCAAACTGCTCTCTGCAATGATCCCACGAAGCCACCGTCAACCCCGAGGCCCCAGGAATGCCAAACTGCCCTGGTGGAGGCGCGCAGTAAGCCATGCTTACCTTGATTTGTTCATCGTATTGAGCCGGCATCATCACCTCGCCGATTCTTCGACAGCAAGACGTTACAGCCAGCCTCCAAGTCCTCCGAGTCAATCCTTCTCAATGAAACATCGGATTTGAGGCAGACCTTTTTTTGCTTCTTGTAGCTAGCTATGGCGTTGGACGAGGGAATTCTTGGCAGCAGCAGAGCCTTGTAAACGGAAGACTTCCCCCTCCAAGAGCAGATCAACTTGAGAGTCCTCCTATGGCCCCTAGAACTCACGAATAAGATTTGTCCCCCATCAAACTTGCCAACTGGTCGGCTCGAGAACTTATCCACGCTCTGCGAGTCGAATCTGAATCTGAACACATGCTCAAGGCCATCGCAACCGTTCATTTGACAGGGCTTGCAGTATTGCTGTATGAGCTCCATGCAAAGATCGCCGCAGACTGGATAAGCCGCATATCTTGAAGCAACGCTGTCGGTCTGGACTATGACGTCCAGAACCTGGTTGAGCTCAACGTTGCAGAACTGACTTTTCGGATTGATGACGGTCATGACATCGTCGTTCGAATTTTTAGAGACCACACAGACTGAGCCCACCCTTTTGTCCTCTTGACCGAAAAGGCTTATGCAGCCCAAGTAAAGCGTGTTGTCCAGTATGACGGGTCTGTTTTGGCTAATGGTGGCGAGCCAGCCATCGCCTTCCCGCAAGATATCGTCCACAGTCAGGAAGTCTCCGATGACTTCCATTTTGTTTTCTATGTTCTGTGGCCCTTCGAAATGCAGCTGCAGCTTCTGTCCATGAAGCAGCCGCACCATCACGCCATGAGCGGCTGGGTTCTTCAGCTTAACTGGAGAATAGTCTTTGGGCATGGCTGTTTGACTAACCGTATGAACCACCTTGTTTCCGTCTGAGTATAGCACAGGTACTCGTTTCTCCAGACTTTCACAAGGTTTGCGTTGACGTTGCCGAGTTTTCGCAACATCTCCTGTATGCAACACGCCCTGTGTGCTATCTGAATATCTTTGTCTAAAGTTTGATATAAAATGTATTTAATATCACCGCCTTGGCGGCAGAACCAAGAGTCGTGGCTGTACACGAACATCTCCCAAAGAGCCATGATCAGATCAAGGCCTTGGTCGTAGATTAGGCTTCCCGACAGACGGTCGCATATTGATGTCAATGCCGTCTCGTAGTTGTGCCACTTGACTCGCTCTGAAAAGATATTGTTGAAATATCCGCTGGAGCCGAAAACGTCATGGATTGGCGACTTGAGGCTAAGCACATACTCGCCAGGCCTTACATTTGCGCTGATCCAAGAAATATGGAAAACTGCGAACGGCGTGGAGTTCCGAATGAAGTCCTCCGACACGTTGGCAAAATCAAGCCAGCTGTCCTTGTCATTGAACTTCACAACAAAAGCTGCGTTTGGGCAGTGGTGGATCACCGGAAAGTCGGTGATGCTATGCCTGTTGAGGTATTCCTCGTAAATTCTCATCTAAATTTGCTCTTGCAAAAAATCCTTCTTGAAATAAATGTCTTCCACATGAATCCACCTTGAAGTGCGATCACACCAAACAACAGGAAGGGAGGCCACGGTGTCTAATATGTCGAAAAGATCGCCGTTCGTTTTTGCCCTCTCCATCGACCTGAAGAAAAGCAGCGGGTGCAAGTGCGAGTACTTTTCCTTTAGCTTGGCAAGCACCTTGGGGTCAAATGATCCTTTCAACGGCGCGCCTCCTATAGTCATAGAATTATAGGAGCTTATGCGAGCCGTTGTTTATAGGAAATATCAATCCATTTTCTTTCCAGACAGGAAGTTCCTCGGACCACTGCTTGCGAATTTAAGATTGTACCAACGCCAAGCAGCGCAGGTAATGATGCCGCCAATTATCGACATGACAAAACCGCTTGCCTGAAGCGGACTGGTTCCGCCGAAGATTAGCCAGTTAAGTATTCCGCCCACGAATGATCCGACTACGCCTAGCGCGACCGTTGCGACGAAACCTACAGGCTCATCGCCTGGGTGAAGAAGCTTGGCTAAGAAACCGACAATCAATCCAAAAATTAGCCATGAAATAATCAGTAAAAGCATATGCCTCCTATCTTGACCGAATTGTGAGGTAGGAGTCAGGAACTCTCCCGTCAGCAGCCTCATTGGTCAAGTCTTTGATAAAGTCGTAGTATTTCTCCTCAAAGCTCCTCATGGAGCCTGTGAAGCCGTCGTAGCCGTATATGGCCCGAAGAACGGACTCGGGCTTGTTTCTGTTCTGGAGCCTCAAGAAACCCTGAAGCTTAGCCTCGCCGAGCTCTTGCCTGAGCATGAGGCAGAGGCAAATCGCCTGAAGGTCAAAGGCCTTTTTGTTCTCCGCACTTTGCTTGTTGTACTCATCCTCGGTATACATAAACATCTTCTGCGCCGTGTAAGCAAACTGCTCCCGCTTAGCCGTAGCATGGTAGTCTGTCAGCTGCTGCCTTACGTCCTCGGGGCCAGACGCAAGTCGGTGGGCACCCCGCTTGAACCATATCGGGAGAGCAATTCCCTCTTTAGCCTCGTACTCCAGAAGCATCACGGAAGTAAGATGCGGGGCGACCGATTTCTGGAGATCCTGGTCAAGTACAGTCCAGATTGCGTATAGCTCCTTACGCACCTGCATCCTCGGGGCGCTCAAGTTAAAAAGCTTGGTGAGCAAGCCCAGCTTGGGAACGCAAAATATTCTGCACTCTTTGCCCAGTTCCACGTCGGGAAAGCCCCAGCGCGTCAGGACATCGGATTTGATTTCGGAAACGCTTTCACTCAACTTCTCGCCGAGGTCCTTGTCGATGCTGACAACCACAAGCTTGCCCGTTTCATACCTATTCCACTGGAGTTCTTTCAGCTCGGGATCATCCTTTTGCTGAACCTCCTTGGGGTCCTCTTGTGCTTGGGCGACTACACAGAATGACATCAGTAGAAAAAGTCCGCAAGCTATTTGTCTCATGGCAAACTCCATGCCCTATTTAGGCCACGGAGCCATATAATTTCCCGATACGATCCTCTATGGTCTTTCGAGCTTTTGCAACTATTTGGCTTATCCTCGATTCACCGATGTTCAACACGCTTGATATGTCGGCCAGCGAATCCTCAAAGACATAAACCCTTCGCATGATAAACTGCGTGCGTTTGGGCAGAAAACATATCAACTCCTCAAAATGGATGTGAGAATTCTGCTCAGACTCTGTCTTGATTTCCTCCGGCAGTTGTTCGGCAAGTTTTTTGTCACCCTTCGGACCTACCAGAAGCTCGTTTACGTAGTCAATAATCGCACCATACATGCGCTTGCTCGCAAACCTAATGAAGGGTATGCCACGAATTTCATCGAACTTGTTTGCGGCATGGACGAGGCCATAAAGTGCGGCAGCCTCAAGCTCGTCAATCGAGATTTGATGGTACTTGCTCTTGTGGCTTCTTGCGATGGTCTTGGCTACGGGTATGTGATCTTCAATAAGTTTTTCAAAAGTGTTCATCAGTGTCTCAGTGTAAAGAAAGTGTAAATAAAGTGTTTACAAGTGTTAAGTTGTAGTGTAATGCCGAGGGAGATATGGGTCAACCCCGACAAATTATTTATGCAATCAAAAGCTATTCAAAAAGCTATTCCAAAATCTATTCTTGATAGCCTGTTGCGAATATGAAAAAACCTAGAAATAAAGCCAAATGACCAATCTCAAGCCAATCAAAAAGCTATTCAGCAGTACTCAAGTTGCTAGCCTCCCTCAAATACTGGCTTACTAGGGACTTTGAGTAAAGCTTTTTGGTTTCCGGAAGATGCTTCGTTATGCGGTCCAGCAGCCAGCGTTTGCACTCACTAAGGGAAGGACTTAGCACAAGTGAGTGCATATCATCATGCAAACCAAGACACTCCATCATCTGGGCTATGCCACACGGACTAAGGTCCTGAGGCATACCCTTGTTTTTGCACGAGTCCACGAACAGGAGAAAAAGCTTTGTCCAAGAACGAACATCGAGGGACTTTATGGAACCTTCAGGCCAGCGTAGCTCAAGGGTGGTCTTGCCCTGCATCAGCGCGCTTGAATTGACTATGTTAGTCAGGTTGAGATTGCATCGTCTTTCTTCCGTAGTCGGCGGCCTTAGCCTTTGAGTGAGGACGGTGAATAAAGTGGGGCCGGAGAAATGAGGACTCAAAGGCATGGACCTGTCAAGCAGCACGCCGTTCTTTACGACAGTCTCGAGAAAGGGTGGAAAGATAAACTTGCAGTATGTGTTTCCCAGTCGTCGCAGCGGCAGCGCCATGCTCAAGGGCAGCTCGCACTTGATCCACCACGCGCATATCCAGCCCAGTTGCTCAATATGAAGGTCAGCCACGTCCACATGAACATGGAGGCCACAGTTGTTATTGACCGAGCAGCCAAAGCAGGCGAGTTTGTCAACGACGTCAGAGAGGTGTGAAATATCGGTGGAACCAGAGCCGATAAAGGACGCAACCTCAACTCCCCTAGGACCGTTTCTGCCACTGGGGCCGCAAGTGGCGTCCTCCTTTACGTGCCAGAAATCATTGCCAGACGTCTGGCTATATTTTGCAACCTTTACGGCTCTGTCGCTGCAACTTTTGATTACATTCGCTATTCTTCTTTTGGAAATGTCAGATCCAAGCTCAAGCTCAACTCCGAATCTGCGCTGAATGTGAAACTTGCGATATGTTTTGCGATACACCATGGAGAGACTTCATGCCTCATGCAGGGTCTTTGGGAACTTGTGAGTTGTAAGGCATGGCAGAGGGAAGGTCGGCTAAACCGGAGGTTCCACGAATCCTCCGTGAAAATGCCTCAAGTTCCTCCTCGTACTTCTGGTCCCAAGTTTTTTGACCTGGGACTTCGGGCTCGATCTCGGGGGCGCCAGCAATCATCTCTGCGAGTCCCCCAATCATGCCTCTCGACTGCTCGTGTGATCTTACCACGAAAAGCCCCAGAAAAAAGAGGAGGACAAAATTTGAGATACAAAATGCCAATACTGCCCAGAGTAACCATAATTCCATGATCAAGTCTCCGTGAGAACTTGTGTGCCAGTCTGCCTAATGCCGGGGACAGCGGATTCCGTTGGCACGATCGGAGGCTGAACGTAGATGCGCTTGGGTCGATCGACGATATACGGCGATGGCGGCAAACCAAGTATACTCTCAATATTCCTACCCAGTACAGGAGTTGGCTGCGGAACAATTGGCGACAGGTCGTAGAAGCTGCTTCCTGACTGCACGGGATCCCTTAAGATGGTGAAGGATAGGTTGGGGTACATCATCCACTGCTTGGATGAGAACATTCCTATGTTGTCGTAGTAGATCAACGACTGCACGGTGAGGTTTGCGCTGTTGCGGACATACTGGGTGGGGAAGTTGAAAAGCCAGTTGAAGGTATTTCTGAAGTTGTTGACAGACGCGCAAAAACCGACAGGAGGAAGCGTCATCATGAACTTGGTTTCTGCCGACTTGTTCGTCGTGAGGTTTTTCTTGTTGACGGTCATTGAGAACTTGATGACTGGATTGCCGGTGTATTCGCCGGAAATATAGTCTGTGCATGCGAACTCAAATACCAGCCTCCAGTTGTCCAGCGTGCTGTTTGACTCGGTGATGCCCTTGTACTGGATCGTGGCAATCCAAGCAACCTGGGTGGGGCTGTAACTCATCTGTATAGCCTGCGGAATCTTTAGGTTGTTTCGTTGAAGGAAGTTGTAGAAAAGACCCGGCACCGTAAGGTTATGGGTCAGGAATAGGTTTATGGGCAACGCGTTGCAAGTTGCGCAACTGGTGACTATTGCATCGTTGTTTGACTGTATTTCAGGCAGCGCATCGGTTGTCGCAAAAACAGGCTCCTCCAGAGGCAGGCTCACGGTAACGATTGTTGTGATGAGGTAGTCGCTCTCAAACGATGAAGTAGCTCCCGTTCCGCCCATGACTATAAGGCCACCAGAACTCACGAAGGAATAGTTCCAGACGGTAGGAGTGGTGCCACCAGCCGTAATCGCAGCAGGGGCTTCACCGCCCATAGTGATGGTGCCAGAGCCATCGTAATCGTGGAAGTCCTGGGTCACCTCAACGATGGCTTTGATTTTTGTCAGGCTGTCTATGGCAAGAGTGAACTCAAGACAGGCGGGGATATCGGCGAAAGGGACTTCTTCAAGGACATTGCACTCATCGTCCTCAGGCCGGAGCCTCGGGTCGGCAAGCCTGCTCCATCGCTTGAGGCTGCATATCTGCCAGCGAAGCTTGCTCCTTGAGAGCTTTTCGCATACCTCTTGGATATCCCTTGCGATTATGTTTTGAGTATACTGGTTCTTGCCCAAAGCGCCCGTGCACTGGTCGTCATCTGTCTCTATGCCAACCACATCGCACCCACCGGGGAAGGGCTGCTCCGGCAAGCCGCTGCCGGCAGCAGTCGGATAGACGCAGCACCCCTGAACGCGATAGTACCTCAGAGGAGATCGGCCTATGTTGAAGGTATAAGCCTGATCAGCCGTAAGATAGGCATTTACATTGAATACATACGCCTGATCAAAGACTATCGTGTAATTAGCTTGGCCGCCACAAGCCACGCCACCCGAGGCAGCGACGCCAATCCCTACCAATGCTGATCCGGAAAGCGTTGCGCCGCCTGACGCACTGAAACCAATGCTTATTACAGCTGAGCCCCCGGCGGAAACGCCTCCAGAGGCAAGGTTGTACATTGAGAGGTTGTTGGATGAGGATCCGCCTGCCGAAGCGCCGCCCGAGGCAACGTTCTCCATGACCATGGTGTCCGAGCAGTTCCCGCCCACCAAAACGCCGCCGGACATAGTCTCGTTATAAGGCATGCACTATCTACTGGATGTGTAGCCAAATCGCACTGCAAATCACTCGCTACTTAACGTGAAAACAGGCGTGACGCTCAGAATATCATTCTCGGCAAGCGTCCTGGCTATGCCAAACTGCTCAGCCCACAATAAAGTTGTGTCCGTGCTGTCTGTCATGTAGTAGCCGTACACAGTATTGGTCGTCACACCGCAAGTCCAGCTCTGGGCTGCGTAGGTGCTCTGTGCCTTGTTGCTGCCGTTCAAGGTAGAGGACGCCCAAGTGGAGCGTGTCAGCGTCGTCGCTGCATAGTTGGTGAAGTCGGCCTCCGTGAAGTCCGACTTCACCGAAGTGGACAGCGGAGTGTAGTTGTTTTTATAGAGGTGAAGCAGATAGTTGTCGGTGACGTTCGTCAGCTTCAAGAGCCTGTCGAGAAGAACGGTTTCACCACCGTTAGGAACTACTAGAGCCATTTTCCTCCTTATCCTCAAGTTTGTTAAGTATTGAAGCAATCAAGGGGTGGCGCACGATAGAGTTAGCCTTGAAGGTGATCACTCCAATCCCGTTTACGGTAGAAAGTTTGTCGACGACCTTCATGAGAGCGCGATCGGCAGGCTTGAGATCGCTCTGCATCGGGTCGCCGGTGATGATGACCTTGCTGTTCTTTCCGAAGCGGGTCAAGAATAACTTAATCTGCGAAAAAGTGGCATTCTGCGCCTCGTCAAAGATGCAGACTGCATCGTTGAATGTGCGGCCTCGCATGAAGCAGATGGGAGCAAGCTCAACGCTCTTGTTGATTATATCGCGCTGCGGGCCGACGGGACCAAGCATCCTGTCCATGCAGTCGTATAGTGGCAGCATGTATGGGTTGACCTTCTCCTCGAATGTACCGGGCAGATATCCGATGGACTCGCCGCCAGCCTCGACTATGGGTCTCGTGAGAACGATCTTCTTCTTGCGCTTGGACAGCACCTCGCTGATTGCGAAGGCGCAAGCCAAATGGGACTTGCCCACGCCAGGAGCTCCCAGAAGGAAAATCACATCGTGCTGATCGAAGCTTGCCCAAGCCATCTTTTGCGCAGGAGTGATAAACTCAAGATGGAAGGCCCTCTTGTGTTGCGGCGTCTCGCTTGCCGGCTTGGGCTGGCCTGGCTTGGGTCTCGAGGTTTTCGGCTTTTGTTTTTGCTTGGACATACCTTATTTAAGCCCACCATTTTTTTTCCGGATGCACATCTGAAAAAGAGCTTCGGTCCTAAATAAAGTGGGGGAGAAAATGAGTTTCAAACAATTTCTTGAATTCGAAGAGAAGCGTAACGTGGGGAAGCTGCTAGACAGTCTCCCCAAAGGACACCGTGACCTTCTTGACGGCTACAAGTTCAAGTACACGCCCGGCAACACCCTCAACGGCGACAACCAGCACATAGGCTACATCTACAAAGACAGGATCGTCGTCGCTGCGCCTTGGAACTACAGTCGTATGTTCACGACTCTGCACGAGATCGCTCACCTAGTCTGGGAGTACCTAGTCACAAACGAGCTCAAGAAAGAGTGGTCGAAAATCCTGAAAAGGACTAAGCAGGCCCAGATCGACAAGTTTGACAAAGAAGAGCAGAAGAAGGCTTTGCGTCAGAATGACGAGGAAATATTCTGCATGAGCTATGCGGCCAAATACAGCAACCACGCGCCAGTCGTTTGGCACAATGAGGACTGGTTCAAGTTCCTTGACAAGATTGAGAAGCTGAAGCGATAGGCTTTGGCTCGTCGCGCTTTCGGAAGAAGGCGACGACGGAGTGCCTTGCGGAGTCGCCAGCGATTTTGTCCACGCGATTTATTGCATGCCAAACGCTGCCCTTGGTAAACACCATGCGGTTGGGCAACGGCGATATGTAGGTTCCAAAACCATGCTTGTTCAGGAGCCTGGGAATGTATTTTCGCTGTATCTGGTCATCTATTGGGTCGTCCACCGCCTCCGTAAAACTGTCTGTCTTGGCAATCTGGAGCTCGCCTCCCCACTCTGGGTGCCATGATGGGTGGCAGTAGAAAATGCAGGCGGCAGAGTAGCCATGGTCGTCGTGCCAAGATATGCGAGTGCCTATCGGGTAGACGTATGGGGTATAAATAATCTCATGATAGTCCTTGCCGAACTCGCCACAGATTTCCTTGGCATGCGACTGGGACAAGGCGCTAACCATGTAGTGCACCCAGTCCATCTGGTTGTTAAACGGGGCGCGAGAGGCTTGCAGCTCCTTCCCCGAAAGTATGTTCCCGTCGGTCAACTTCCACACCTTCAGCCAGCCATCGCTGTGCCTGAAACGAAAGTCAAGTGTGTTGAAGTACTGGACGAAGTGCTTGAACCTGTCAGGTTCGAACAGATCGTCGAAAACCGCAACCTCATCGGTTTTTAACGTGCATCTCATAAAGCGCGCGTCTGCACCTCTGTCATCAACTTGGGAAGGGTTGTCATCGCCTGCTCCGTCATTCTCTCGTAGTCGGAGATATCGAGGCTGAAGATGCGGTAGTGGTGAACAATCTGGTTCTTCATGATCTGGGGTTTGTGGCCCTTGTTCTGGGCCCTCATCGTCATGATGAATGCGTGGCCCACCTGCGGCAGCTGCTCAGGCCAAGGCCCGATGTCTTTCCATGCCTCCCTCGTCACGAGGATGACGTATTCCTGCATGAACTCCACTTTCTGCGAGCCCATCATGTATGACTGCGTATCGATGCCGACATAACCGGATTGCTGCGCCTCCGAAACGTTGACGAGCAGGTCGATCCAGGCTGGGTTGAGCACGACCACGTCGCAGTGCATGAAGATGAAGTACTTGCTGTTCTTGTCTGCCGCCTGCACGCCTTTGTTGCAGGCCGACGACCAGTACAGGTTCTTTTCGTTCCTGACAACCTTCACTTCGCCCTCAATGTCCTTGAGGAAGTCCTGCGACTCCTTTCCGCTGCCGTTATCGACTACGATAATCTCATAGTTGTTGTTGAATGATGTTACTGCTATAGACTGTAAGCATATATTTAGGTACTCTGGCCTGTCCCTGTGGACGATGATGATTGAAATATAATCGTCGGAGTTCTCGTGAAGCTTAACGGTCATCTCTGGTCGCTCGCCTTCGAGCGGATTGTAAGCTGGTGTCGCCATCTGGGGTTCTCCGTTTATGTTATTCTAATGACTATTCCTCAATATCCAACTCAAAAATGCCACGCTCGCAAATGCACTGAATTGGTCCAGAGGCGGTCTGGATAGTCTCTGCGTACTTCTTGGCCAGCCCCTCCGCCAACAACTGAGCTCGGCTGCGATCCTTATATGCTCCATCGACTTTTACTATGCAGTACTCCCCGTCGACTTGTCGTGCTATTGAAATAATTGCATATGCCTTCATTTTGACCACCTCAATCAGCGGATTCTTCAATTGCATGCACAGGAGGCGGCTGCTGCGGCGTCACCTCCTGTGCCGGGATTTCCAGGGACTCGGGCTCTGGGGCAGGTAGCGGTTTGTTTCTGTCCCTGACCTTCTGCCTTGCCCTCTGCACATGTAGGTTGAAGTTCTTTTTCCAACTCTCAAGAGCCTGCTCAGGATAACCCTTGGCCATCTTCTTCAGCTCCTCCTTCACCTGCTCGTCCATAGACTTGGCATCGATGGCTCGGAGCATAGAATCAAGGGTGGTATGGCGAAGATTGGTGGACTTTCTGGAGTCGACGTCGGCGTTACCCGTGCTGACCACTGTGAACTTAAAGCCTTCTGTGTTTCTTACTGACATTATTTAACTCCATCGTAAATGCTCTTTCCCTGGAACACGCCCTTTCGAACATCATTTATTTGCTTCCTGATGTCCGAATTTAAAACAGGCGCCTGAACCCCCTCTGGTCTCAGGTGCCTCAATATCTCTTGCTCAAGATCAACATAGTCAATGCCTTCCGTCTTCTCGTTGAAGTATACCCTGTCATTGGCAAAATCCACGTCAACCAGAATTTGCATCAATTCGCCTTCGGGACCTGAGAAGGATATGGACATACTCACTATGGCAGACGAGCTTCTTATTCTATATTTGCTGTTCATAGCCTAAATACCTGTGGTTTAAGGTAAAAGAGTCAGCATGAAACTTAATTTCAAAAACTACGCTGAATTCAGGGTACTTCTGGAGCTGCACGGGGCATTGTGCATTGAGGGAGCGTCCGACTGGGTCCAAGGTATCAGACTGCCCGGCCTATCTTTGGGCTTGCCCACTATGGTTCGGCGTGCGCGCATTGCGATTGTTCAGCAAAAGAGAAACCCGATTTTCGTCCAACTCGGGGACGGCACTCAGCTTTTCTTCACGTACGACGAGTTCTGCCGCTTAAAGGAGAAACCCGAGGTTGGCCGCATGGTGCTGGTCAGGATGACCAGGCTCCCAGGCGACGCCTCGGGCTTGCCCTCGAAAATACAAAGTTTTCAGATACTCAAGAACCTTTAGACTTAATCTTATCAATGTCAATTTTATCAGGATCGATCCCCGGACCATATGGGCTGGGGCTGTAGTCTTTCTTAAGTTTTTCGACAACGACATCGGCGACCTTGTCAACAAGGAACTTACTGCCGACGCCCAAAAAGAGCATGACAGCAGTAAGGCCAACGACGATCCAGAAAAATCTATTATTCACATTATTCATGGCAACTCCTACTACGGTTTCAAACTCCTTTTAACTATGTATTGACAGTTGCCATGTTTTTTATCCATGCTTCACGCCTCGGCAATTTAAGCGTGGACTCAATGCTAGAGAGCTCTGCGATAAGCTCGGCGTGCCTTCCAGAAATCTCTTTGGGAGTTTCGAGCTTGATCGTGACGTAAAGGTCGCCAACGATGCCGTTTGGGAAGGCCAGACCCCTGCCCTTGAGCTTGAGTTTGGCATGGGACGGGGCCCTGCATGGCACTTTCACGACCATTTCTTCCCCATGCAACCCCAAAATTGGGAGGTCGGTCCCCAGCGCTAGCTGTGTGTAGGTCACAGGGACGTCCATATGAAGGTCTGCGCCATCTCTTGTGAAAACAGGGTGGGGCTTCACGGACACAGCAACTATAAGATCGCCTAGCGAACCATCGTTGATGCTTTCCTCGCCCTGACCATGAATGCGAATGCTCATGCCGCTTTCTATGCCGGCTGGAATTCGCAGTTGGATCGACCTTTCGTGTTCCCCCTTGGCCCCCATGCCTCGACACGCTTCGCATGGCTGGGGGTTAACCCTGCCAGTGCCTTGGCAGCCGAAGCAATTCTGGCGAAACTCGAATGGAGCGTTGTTCACCACCAAAAAACCAGAGCCATGGCATTGGTCGCAAGACTGGGTGCTTGCGACCCCGCTGCCCTTGCAGTCATCGCATTTGGTACGGACGTTGACAACCAGGGTCTTTGTGCATCCCGACATGACATCCCGAAGGTCGATATCGACCTTTGCGTGAGCGTTCTTGCCTTTGAAGCTTTTGCGCGACAAGACCTCACTCATCATGTCCATGAAGGGGCTGCCGAATGGCGATCCATCACCATCTGGTCGCCTACGGAAGAACATACCCGACGACCTAGCGTCATACTGCGCGCGCTTGTTCTGGTCGGACAGGATATCGTGTGCTTCTTGAATCTCCTGAAAGCGCTTGGGCGCCTCGGGATCGCCTGGGTTGACGTCGGGATGGTGAGTCTTGGCTCCCTTGCGGTAAGCCTTGGTGATCTCGTCCTGAGTGGCCTCCTTGCTCACCCCGAGAACGGCGTAGTAGTCTGGTTTCATTCCTCAAGTAATACGCTTTTGATTGCGTGTGGCTCCATAAAGAAACGAGTGCGGTGGCAGTCGTCATACTCTGGAGCCATGATGCCGCTGCCGGAGATCAAGACGCGATCACCGACTTTGAACCCGTAGTCCTCGCCCTTGAATCCCGGCCCGACCGCCTTCACGTATCCCTGAAGCGGCACCTTCAGGTCGGCTTTGTCGCCGACTGCGAGGGTCGTGCCCATCATCTCCTGTGGTGTAAGGATTTCGACAAGCACCTGCGAACCGCAGGGCTTGACCCCAACCACCCTCGACACGACCGGGTCTGAACCGATCAGGGGCAGTATGTTATCGGTGGTGATAATCTTGCTCTTTGCCATGGCCTTATGAACCTTTCAGCTCGCTGAGTTTATGTTTGTCACCAACCCCGAGGTGATCATGCCATCGCTAACCATGAAGACGTTCGCCGAGTTGGAGAAATCAACTGTCGGGAAGACGCTGATCGCACCTGGGTTGTAACTAAAATGAGTGTTTGATACAGAAGTTTTTTTGTCAGCAAGAAATGAGTCCAAGATATGCTCGCAAGTCTGCTCACGCAAGTCGACATAGTTGTCGACGCTAGCATCAAAGACCATCTTTGCGAAGTTGAGAAGCTCTTCCCTGTTGAGACTGTAAAGCATGGCTATACCCACAAAGAAATGAAGTAACACTTATTGTCCCTCTCCCCAATAAGAACGGGAATGACGGACTTGGTTTTAACAAGTGACCTGTCAAGGAGAACGCTGAGTTCTTGCATGTCATCGATTTTTCTGATCAGGCCTATGCTGTCCCGAAAACAGCTTTCGGAGTAGATTACGCTCGGAACGATCACGCCAAAGTGGTCGAAAACGGGCTTGCCGTTTGCCTCTGGGAAGGACTCTAGAGTATCCACTATTTTTCGCACGCCATCTGGTGCCAAGTCGATCATGTTCTGGTAGGAATATATCTTTGGACGGTACACATGGTCGGCGCCAAGTATCTTGCCCATGGCCTCATCTTGCGTAAGGCCCGACACAATCCTGTCTATTGCAAACCTGTAGTCGCCGAAACAACTCTGGTCGATTACGATCCTTGACTCCGATGTGTAGCTGTGGCCGCCGATATTGTACTGCTTCTCTTCGACATATCTGTAGCCCAAAAACTTCGCAAGTATAACTGCGACGCTAGTCATCGTGACCCGGTTGAACCCATAGTATGCGTTCTGCGCATTTTCCCTAAAGACCCCAATACTTCTGGCTATCTCCGAAGCGAGGGTCGTACAGCCCATCTCCTCGTATCTGCTCCTCTTCCTCTCCGCAGTTTCGATCTCCTTCTCATAGGCGCTGTCAAATCTGATGAATCTATCGAAGTTGTCGCACTGCGCGTTCCAGAAGTCATCGCCCTTCCTGCTTAACATCTGCAAGTCGATAATCTGAGTGTTCTTGCTTTTTCTCAAAGCCTGCCTATGCGGTGCATCCTGGACGAGACGTATGTAGCTCCGGGCGATCTGCCCAGATTCCAACTTCTTGTAAAGGGACTTGTTGATGTACTCCTTCACCATAGTTTTCCCGAGAAAAGGAAAGCAGCTATCCAAGGAGTTTTGCTTTGAGAATTCAGCGATGGACAAAAAGTCCATGAAGTTCTTCGCAAAGGACCCATCGACCCCGAATATCAATTCGCTTACGGAGTGGCACTCGGGGTGATCGAGATCAAGAGTTTTGACGAATGAGCCAAGGGACACGCCGAAATCGCCGAGGGCAAACTTGAGCAACTCAATCGGGTAATTCTTAATTCTTTTGAGCAACTCGGGCCTTTGATGGCCGACCGACGGCGGCCCAGAGGCGAGACGTGACAGAACAGTCTCTTGAAGAGCCCGTGCGCGCTCAAGCAGATCATCCGAAACCATACTCCGCCTCTTTACTTGGGTGAGAGCACGCAAATAATCGAGCGGCCCTCCATGCTTGGGGACCTCTCTAGAATAGATTCTTCAGAAAGCATCTCTATGATTTTCTGTACGACCCTGAAACCCTGCTCCTTGAGTGCCATCTCCCTGTGACCACGAAACCGGAGAAAGAACTGCACCTTGTTGCCCTCGGCAAGGAATTTCTTGGCTTGAGCGACTTTTATCTCTGCGTCATGTTCGGCGATGCCAGGCCTTAATCGAATCTCCTTGAGCTGAGACTGCGATTCCCTCTGCTTTTTTGCGGCCTCTTTCTTCTTGATTGCCTGCTCAAACTTGTACCTGCCGTAATCCATGATTCTGCAGACGGGAGGCTTTGCAGTGGGAACTATCTCAACAAGGTCCATGCCCTCGTCTTGGGCAATGCGACGGGCCTCATCCGTGGACATGACCCCGAGCTGCTCTTCCTCGCGAATCACTCGTATCTGCGGAACGCGAATGTGGTAGTTTATCCTGTGCTCATCCTGCTGCCGGGGATCTTTAGTGTCCCTGCCGAAGCGCTTGCCCCTGCCGTAAAAACCGGATGTCATTTGCTCTCTCTCTCTTGCTGTGGCCAAGAAACTCAGTCATCGATGGTGGGAGAATCCCAGATTTTGATGAGGAATCCCTCGCCATCAACCGGGAAACGACGAATCCACTCTATACCAGGAGCCATACCACAGTCAAAGTTGGATGGCGTATAACTCGAAGGAGTAAAGCTGGGAATGATATTGCTCGGCAAAAGGCCGCTTGGGATATCCGATTGTGCCGATACCTCCAAGAGGAGCATCTTTATGAGCTTGAATTCCATGTGGTAGCAACCAGGCAAGCATGTGTCGTTTGCAGAGAAGTCATAGACGAGGTAACTGTCCAGAAGCACATCCTGCGTAATGTTACCGTCCAACTGAAGCTCATCGTGATATACCATCTCGGTGGAGCCGCTGGCGTTGGTGAACTTTATGATCTTCAGCCTAGACCCCTTCCTCCATGATTGAACTGGTGTGCCGTGATAACCCCTCTGCACCTCGAAAACCCTGTTCGACTCGTCAAAGCCCAGAACAAGCATCTTCTCAGGCGAGCGCGTTTGCTCCATCAGAATCACATCGCCAACCATAATCTGATTAAAGCCGATATTATCGGCTAGTCCAATCACCGTGTCGTCCGTGTCGATCGCAGTCTTGAGCCTTCCCTTGGCCCACATTGAGGCCTCAAGGACAAGGTCTGTCAGGTCAAGGGGGCCATCGCAGTCCTCAACCCTGACCTTGAATGCAGGCTTGGTGTCGTGCCTTCGGATTGTAAAGTCGGGACACTTGCCCGGTATGCAACCATACTCATCGGGACAACCAGCCTGAGTGGAGCACCCTATGCCTGAAGTGTAGCCGGAACCTGAATAACATGCCATGAGTTTATTTATGGGGCGTGCAGGGAATTTAATTAGGGTCTATAAGTTGAACTAGCGATATGGTGTGTTCGGGCGACTTGAAACGTCGTCGAAAAGAAGAGAGCATCTTCTTCTGCCCCTTGGTCAGAAAGGTTTTGATCACGGACTCGGGCATGGGCACGTATTCCTGCCACTCAAAATCCTCTTGCATTCTGATCATGAAGGAAACGGGCACAGACCCAAGATGCAGAAAGTCCTCGCAATTATAAAAGTAAGAGTCAGCCTGCACATCGTACACGTAGCCCCCGATAGGGATTCCACGCCTGCAACTTAGCTTTCTTATGATGTTTTGGCTGGGATCTCGGTTCACCGCCACGAGGACGACGACGGTTGAGGACTTCGTCGGCACGACGCAGATATTGCGGTGAACCTTGCGCAGAAGCCTGAGGAATGCGTTATTCCTCTGCTGGTCTACGGGTACGAGCTGTCTGTTGTCTTCCGTCACGGCGCTGCCCCTTCTTTCCAATTATACGGCGCGACTTGGTGATGTTTTGGTTCTTATCGGGCCGGGTCTTCTTTTGGGCCTTCTGAGCATCAGTCTTTTCCTTGCGCTTGCCCTTTTCGTCAACCTCAGACTCTCGCTTGGCATCCCTATCCCTCTTGGCTCTCAGCAAGTCGGCCTTCGTTCTCGCTTGAGCAGCCTCCTTTTCCCTCGCAAGCCTCTCGGTCCTCTCCTTGGCCTCCTTATGCTTGCGCTTCAGCTCCTTAACCTTCTTGTCGGTTTCCTTCTTCACCTTCTTGAATTGCTCAAGATCACGGGCAAGATCCTCCACGGACTTCAGCCATCGGTCCATGTCGCCACGGGCCACGGGTGATGTTCGGGACTTCTTCGCCTCAAGTAGGTCATGGAGCGAGAAAAAGTCCATGCTACCTCTTTTTCTTTTTAAAGCTTTTCTTTGAGGACTTCTTTTTGCGACCTAGACTCCCGAACTTAGCGATTGCCATCTTCATCACCTCTGGCGAGGGAGTGCTTCGCGACATTACATCGGCAGGCATCGGATACTGGTTTGGCAGGCCGGCCCTAATCCGGGTCATCGGACTGGATTCGGAGTACTTGGCCTTCCATTCTGAATAGGATATGAGTGACATAAATGTATGTATTACGGATACGCAGATTTCGCCTAACGGCGCAACAGGAGCCAATCAACATTGGCACGGTACCAGGCGACTGTCTTAAGAAGGCCATCTTCAAAGGAAAGCTTTGGCGCCCAGCCAAGCTCGCGCCTCGCCAAAGAGTAGTCGATTGCATAGCGGTAGTCATGACCCGGCCTGTCAGCACAGTAGGATATAAGACTTTCTGGCTTTCCTAGGATATTCAAAAGCTTTCGTGTTACCTCAAGGTTCGTGAGTTCGCTGTCTCCACCGAAATTGTATACCGCACCCGATTTCCCGTTCATCATTGCGCAAAACACGCCCCTGCAATGGTCCTCCACATGAATCCAGTCGCGCACATTGAAGCCGTGGCCCTTGATGGGCACGCACTTGTCCTCCATCAGATTGCTAATGAACAGCGGTATAAGCTTCTCCGGATGCTGGTAGGGTCCGTAGTTGTTTGAGCAACGGGTGACCACGCAAGGCAAGCCGTGGGTATTGACGAAAGTCCAAACTAGAAGGTCAGCAGCAGCCTTGGTTGCGCTGTAAGGGTTGTTTGGTTTCACTGGGGATTCCTCGGTGAACCTACCCTCGACTCCCAGGGAGCCATACACCTCGTCGGTGCTGACCTGAACGAACTTGGCAAAAGATTTAGGTAGCTTCAGTGACGCATTGAGCAAGTTGTTGACGCCGAGAAAATTAGTCCGCACGAAAGACTCGCTGTCCTCGATGCTGCGATCGACGTGGCTCTCCGCTGCGAAGTTGATTATGCAGTCTGGCGAGTAGGAAAGCACCAAATCAGTTATTTCGTTTTTGTTTGCAATATCGACCTTGACATGCTTGTGACGTTGAGTATCTATACCATATAGGTTATTTAGGCTTCCAGCATAGGTTAGGCAATCAACATTAAGAACTTGGATTCCGAGGTCTTGCTCAAGGGCGAATCTGACAAAGTTTGAGCCGATAAAACCACATGCCCCGGTTACAAGAAGCTTCATTTTTCCGCCTTGTAGTCTCCCGACTCTATCTCTGCAAGTTTCGTGAAGTCCAGCAAAGCCCTAGCAGTCTTTTTCGCTTCCTCCAACTCCTCCATGCGCTCCCTCAAAGTCTTTAGCCATCGCTCTTGCACCACTATGCCAGTGTGGTCAACAAAGTTCTTGGTGTCCCCAAAGACAAGCTGATACCGCAGGACGGCCTCTTGTAGAGGATTGCTGAAGTATTTAAGCAAGTATCGCTTATCTTTGGGAATTTCGGAAGTTTCGTAAAGCCTCCCGACCCAAGCCATATCACGGTGCAAAAAAGTATCCCTCTATGAGCTCAAGATATACGCATAGCATGCCGCCCGCATATTTCTGGGGCACTCCCGATTGACTGAGCAGATTGAGAGTGTCAAGAACAAGTTGCGTGTCGCCTGGAAGGCCACCCATGACGTTTCCGCTCAACTCCTCCAGCGCAATGTAGGCGCGATCGACGCCCTCCGCTATGGAGAATCTCATAACCATCGACAGCCGACGGTCCTTAAAGAGGAAAGCCTTGCTGACCTGACCGCCCGTGTGGAGACGCTTGTCGGCGAAGAAGCGCAGCATGTGGACTTTTGCAACCTCCACCTGCCTCGTCTGCTCGGCAGCATTCCTCTCTTCTTCAGTAAAGAGTGAATGTGAGTCGATTTCTTCGTCCAGAAAATGATTGATGTGCAGAGCCACTTGACACCTCCTTGTGCTTGACGCGCCCTTTGCAAACGCGATTCCTTGAAATCGAATGACTATACCTCATTTACGACCGACGTAAATACATAAATGGGAAAAATAATTGTATGTCAGACAAGACACAGCGCAAGAGGAAAATATGAACAGGAAAATTAAGACAGCTACATTGGTCGTTCTTGTGATTTCAGCGATCTGTAGCGGGTGCGCCAACTTCAATCCTAGGAATCAACCCAAGATCGACAACAACGGTAAAATTGAGGACATCAAAAGCAACCAAAACGGCGTCATGGCAGAGCTGGGCAAGATCAGGCAAGAAATGAGCTACCAGAACAGCAAGCTGAAGGAGATACAGTCGGGACTTTTGAACCTGAATGCAGCAGTTTCAAGGAACGAGAACACGGGCATTCAGATAATACAGGGGGATGGTGCTCTGATCTTCATCTTCTCAATCATCGTCCTAGGCATGTTCCTCTGGTACTATCGCGACAGGGCAATCAAGAGCGAGAGAGCAACCGAAATGATGGCCAGGGAGATAGCGAGGTTCAACAGCCCTATTCTCAACGAATCGATTCTGAAGGCGGCCGTAGACGACAAAAGGGCAAGAGAAGTTTATCTGATGATCAAGCGGCGCCTTATCTAGTGCTTGTCGTATCCCTGCTCAATATTCCTGAAGAGCGGGTAGCCTTGGCAGTTGTCGCCTAGCGGAAGATTGTGGTTAGGATCCCTACCCAGCCTGCGCATCTCCACAAGATATTCCTCGACTTCCTGATCGATCTGTTGCCGTCGCGAGGAAAGCTTCATGCAGTAGAACTTGCCGAACTCGTTCTCGTCCGTCGTCAGATATCTGCACCTTTCAGAACTATTGTTATCGACCATGCAAATGTCATCCAACTGCTTAAGACTCAACATTTCAAGCGACCTCTAACTCTGTGCCTATCTGTGAGATGAGGATTCCCATGCTGTGGTCAATTTCGTGCTGGAAGACGATGCCGTACAGGCCCTCCTCCTTGAAATCCACATCCTCCAATATCGGTAAGCCTTCAGGACCCATCAGCAGCCTTTTACCTATGATGCTGACTTGCTTGTACCTCTCAACCTCAAACCTTCGGGGCTTGCCGTCCCTTTTGAGCGAAAGGCATCCCTCTATGGACTTGATTGTTTCATGACTCTGGCTGAAGTACCTGCAATCCACGTAATACTCATAATGTTCAGATGACGTGCCGCAACCTCGACGCACCACGAATATTTCCCAGGGCATGCCGACCTGAACTGCACTCAACCCTATGCCTGACTCCTTGGTGCAGAGGTGCTCCATTTTCAGGGCAGCAACGAAAAGTGCTGCTAGGCTGATGCCGGAGGCCGGCTGGGCGTCCGGTATTGCGCTCTCTGCGACCAGCTCAAGTTCAACCGACTTAATGTTCACCTACAACGGCCCTCACGACGGCGTCTATGCGCTGTTGGAACCAAGAAGTGAGCGTGTGCACATCCCTCTTGGCAGAGTTGGGCACGCGAAAGATTACTGTATCCACGTCCTCGCTCGGGTCGGCCAAGGTTTTATCGACGAGGTCGCGAATGAACTTGGAAACACTAACGTTCCGCTTCTTTGCGTGGGCCTTCATCTTCTCCTGCGTCTCGGGGTCGACGTGCAGGCTCATGATTGTCCCCTTCTTGCTCATCCTACTTGTCCTTCTTCTTGTCGTTCTTCTTGGGCTTCCTCTTCTGGGGGAAGTTCTCGCGCAGCTTTTCTTTCAGTCGCTGGTTCTCGGACTCGCGCCGCTTGCGCCTCCTTGATTGTCCGGGGCTCTCGTAATACTCCCGCTCCTTCAGCGCCTGCCTGATGCCTGCTTCGGCGACCTTTTTGTTAAAGGCTGCGAACATTTTCTTGAAAGCAATCTCACGCTCGTACCATGTGGGATTGGAAGGGAGATCCCTCACCTCAACTCTGCATGCCATTTTAAATCCTCAATCGTGTTCGATCTTGATGAACCTTGTGCCGAGCCGTTTTCGCTTCTTAAGGTGCACGGCGTCAGCGTATGGCACTAACTCCTGTGACTCTGAAGTTGAAGCCAACAAATCCCTGTCTATGGCTGGCAACATGTAATCCAGCTTTCCCGATATGTTCCTGAAGATGTCGCTCTTCCAGAACTCAGGGCTGCCGTCTGTTAAAATAGTGCAAAAAGTGAAAATATATTGTCGAGGAGTGCTCTTGCCTCCGAGCAAATCGTCTATCTCCCGCTCTCTGGTGTAGGTATACCTGGAGCCCTCGTCCAACGCCAGAATCGGAGTGCGAGCGATAAGCCCAAATCTACCGAGGCCGTTGAAGCAGTCCAAAACGACTGAGCACGACCTCATTAAGCAGAGCGCCCTAATCATGTCGTTGTCGCGATAAACGACTGCATACTCTTTCACATCCTCAGCGATGTCCCAAGCGTTGAAATTCTGCCAGACCACTGGCGTCATTCCCTCGGAGTGCAGGTGCTTGCAGAGTTCAACCCAGAACTCCCTCTTCGTCCTCAGGTTATTGCTCGTCCCGTACTGCCAGAACTTGCAGAATATCGATGGGTGGATGAAGACCTTGTAGCCAGACTTCGTCATGAAGTCACGGTTGAACTCCTTGCCCAGTATCGAGAGGCTGGGGATGAATGGAAGGAACCTCTTTGTGTCGGTAAACCTCTCGAAGAACGCATTAGTCAGCCCGTTCCTGTAATACTTCTGGAGATCCTTGGCGTCAATGACCTCCCTGAAGAACTCATTTAGGTTTCTCAAGAAGGTGGGGGTTAGGTCGGAGGTGTTTCGGAGCTCATCCGCCCCCTCGTAGAAGCGCTTGATGACTGCCTGATCATTGAAAGCCCAGTATTCGTCGACGTAGGGGAAAAGCCCCTGCATCCCAGGCCAAGAGGCCAGAATGAAATACTTGGAACCTCTGACCTCCGACCTGTACCTGTTGAGAAGTAGACTTGATAGTATGGCGCTGCCTCTGGAGTCCCCGAAGAAAGGCATGATGCAGATGCTTGTGAAGTCAGTCGGCGCGTTTGCATCGGAGAAGCGCTCCCGCACGAAGCCGTTCCTGTCTGCGGCCCTTTTCAGGAAATCAGGTACGGAGATCACGCCACCCTCCACTTTTCTTGCTTCTTGAGCATGTCATCGACCCCGGAGGGATTATCAACTTGGCCTAGGACATCCTTCCAGTTGCCGTCAACTAGCTCCTCCACCGCTCTGCGAACGAGAGAGAGAGTCCCGTCTTGGTCTTCTAGTGCGCTCATGAACTGCGACAGCACAAGCTTCTTCTTGTCCAAGTCAGTAGTGAGAGCTATCCTCTTGCCCTCCTGCCCGTTACCCACGATCTGGTCGGGGGTCTCAAAAAGAATCCATGGCGTTCCCATCATTGAGGCGAACCTAGTTGATGCAGTCCAGAACTGGATGGTGAACTTCAGTTGCGATATGATCCCCAGAGTGAGCTCAAGTTCACGCGACTCGGGCATTCTGCTGAAGTCTGTTATGCGGGGGCATGGGCACGGCAAAACGCTCTGCTTCTCGCCCAGCCATATCGGATTGTAACCCATGCTTTCCAGAAGTGAGATCAGGCGCTCGTAGAAAGAGGAGGGCAGGTTGCGCCCATATGCAGCACGGCCACGCGCAAAAATGCCCACTGGGTTTCTGCCCAGCATGGACTTGGCTCTCTCTACAATCGATGGAGAAGGGCGAGGTATCGGGACCGCTTGCGTCTTGTAGTAACCGACATCTGCGAGAAGGCTCCTCTCTATGTTGGCTCCATAGCATTTCGGGCACCGCTCGTTGGGATCTTCGCCTCCCCAGAAAGTCTTGCAGACATTACACTTATTCCCGACGCACATCTGGCCCATTCTGTCTGTCTTAAACACTACTCCATGCTGCTCAAGGGCGCGCTCAATCCTCTTTATGTTCTTTGATGTGCTGGCAAACGCATTCGAGTACTCGCGCAGAAACATGGCGGACTCCTCGATCTCCCAGTACTCGTCTACAAGGTGCCTGTAAAGGTATTCCCTGCCATACCAACCGACAGCGACCACATAGGCTGCTGGATTGTGCGATATGAGCTTGGGTATGCAATAGTGGAGACCGATGGACTCACACCCGAACTCGCTGAAGCAACCGATGATCAGAATCCTTCTCTTGTCCTTCGGGATCGGACGGTTGTTGAACTTGAAAACGGTAAACCTCACGGTCTCAAAGAGTTTCTCCTTGACCATAAGAAGACCATTGCCCATGCTGCGCTTGCAGTGGGAAAAGAATTTCATGAGGGTGGCACCTTGATCCGTGTCATTTTGGCGACGCGACCGCACCTTGGGCAGCGAAACTCTCTCGGCTTGCCGCAATTGCTGCAGTTTGAAGGGATTTCCGTAAGATCGGCGAGATCTGAACTAATGCCCGTCGTGAGCTTGGCCCATCTGCATTTGAGGCAACGGATTATGAATTTCTGCTCCATGTCATACTGGAGTCACTCATAAACAAATTTGCCATTTTTAAGCCAATCCATGATGTCCTGGTCTTTGCCATCCAGCGAATAAATTAGTGTCCCTACCCAACTCCCGTCGTCCCTTCTGCTTTGCAGTATGCACCTAGGGTTAACGATGTTGTTCAGGAGCTGGGTGGTTTTGGACTTAGCTTCGGCTGCAACAGTATTTGGAAGATCAAGTATCAGCCTGCGGTCGCCCTTGCGCAAGGTGATATCAAAGGTGTCGCTATCGACCTGGACAATCCGCTTAATCGGTAGGCTCTTACTTGTAGGAAGCGGCTGCGACTCCTTCTCCGCTATATCCTTAGGCACATAAATCTCTTGCCTAGGTTTGAAGTACCTGAATACCAGGGTGGCGACTATGAGAAGCCACAAACCTAGAAGAATGATTTCGAATGCTTTGGATCGCGACATATAATCCCCCGATTTATTTATCTAGGGAATCAATTGTCTTGAGAGGATTCTTCGATGGCGTCCCGCAAAGCACCCAGATCAACCAGCCAGACGCCATAGCGGCGCACGTTCTGGGTGAAAACCTCAAGGTCCAACGGCTGCACTTTCCACTTCAACTCGCCAGCTGCGTCTAGTTTGGGCTGGTTGGTGTACTTTACCCGGCCAAACTCGTCCACGACCTTCTTCTTCTTGTTGTTTTCCTCAATCTCTTCAGGCATGTATTCAATATCGCAGCGGGTCAGTTGTAGGTCGATGTAGGCCTCCTTTTGACTCTGGTCGCAAAGTATTGAGCCCCAAACCTCGGAAGGAATTGTCAGGCAGAAGTCGTACTTCTCCCGTTGGTAAAGCCTAACCAGGTTTGAGAACTTAGTGAGCTTGCCAAGGTTGATTTTATTTTTAAGGAACGGCTTGCTTTCGTCAAAGCAAACTGCAACCGTGCAAAAATCTAGGCGAGGAGAGTGGTGCCTCGATTTTATGGAAAGAAGCAAGTCGAGGACATCACCTGGTGCGCGCCAAACGGATGACATAATTGAAACTCCGACGGATGGTCAATTCTACCATCCGTCGGAGCAAAAAACCTCGCCGATATGTCTTGCGACTAATTCTTGTGAGGCTTGCTGACGGGATCGATGTCGTCAAGGTCGCCCGGCAGAATCTTGAAGGCCTTTTTAGACTTATCCAAAAGCTGGAGATTTCCTTCTGCCTCTTGGAGCTCGTAGTAAGCTTCCTCGCTGATCATTCCGCTGAGAAACTTTACATAATTGATGTCATACTCTGTCATGTTTACCTCTCGCCCTAGCTAGCATAGGGCATTCCTTCCTCGTCACCTTTTGCAGAAAGGAAGTCGCGATACTCCTTCTCACCCTCTTGTCCCGAGAATATGCTCTTCGTCCTAGAGAAGTAGGTGACCATGTCGCCAGCCTTAAAGGGCTTGCCGTTCGCGTCTATGCCAGAGTACTTCGCCTTGATCCTCTTCGGGTCGCCGCTGTAAGTCGCTTCGTCCGTCCTGTTTCCGTTAAGCTTGTCGCTGAGATCGTCGATCTGCTTCTTAAGATCGGCCATGGACTTCAGGAGGGTGCTCTCGTCCTTGTCCTTCTTCTTTTCGACCTTGATGATGCCTGCAGAGCTAAGCTTGACCTCCAAGTCGTAGAGCCTCTTCTTGAGATCCTCAAGGTCGTTCAACTCCTTGCCGCCCACGCCCCAGTTCTGCGTTACCTTGACGGGTGTACCAAGGTCTTGATCCTTGCCCATCGTGTTTGGGTACACGGGATTGAAGGTGCTACCCAGACGCTTGGCCATTTCCTTGGCCGCAGGCTTGGAGATTTCCTTATCTTCTGTGAGATCAAATGAATAGGGAGCTCGTTCCTTGGCAGATTTGGCAAGCTCCTTCCAATACTTGGAATCGCACTCGTTGATCGGGCGATCAATATCGTACTCGTTGCTGTTAAAGTTGCCGAAGAAGTCCTCCCCATGATCGTCTTGGGTCTGGGCGGGTTCCTCTTTCGGCTTCGCATCGCCGAAGACGCCGCTCTCCACGGCCTTGTCCCAGATCTTAGCGAATTTGTTGATGTCATCCATCATGCTGTTCATGTCGATCCTTGTCTATGTGAAGGCTAATATTTATATATCTCTGTTCTGTAGGTTTTTTGCGATTGCATCTTTGAGATTCAAAATAAACTGCTCAAAATAGGATGCAGGCTTGAGGTTCAAGAAATCCTTGCTATAGCTTTGATAGTATGACCAGTCAATGGATTTGGTCGGTGGACGATAAGCGACTGAAGGGAACTTTGAGATGACACAGCAGCCATAATCACAGTCGAACGTTGTTGCACTCACGTCATCCCTGTCGACTCGCAAAGAATGTATGGCCTTCCAAACGTCTCCAGTCCAGAGATCCTGCTCTCGTGGGACGCGCTGCTCGATCTCGGAGAGAGGGCAGCAGTCGTGGCAAACCACGAAACCATGGTCGCTGAGGCTTCCCAAAGCATTCCTGATGTCTCGGTATGCCTGCTCTGATTCATGGTTGCCATCTATGAAAACCAGATCGAACTTGGGGCCTTGGTAAGTCCTGAAGAATTCGTCGCTTGTCATGGCGTGCACGCCATCTTGATAGATTGGGAATAGATCCACTCCAACCTTCTCTTTACATGTGACTCTTAAATAGCAGTCGCCCCTCCAGACGCCGATTTCCAGATACCTGTCGAGGCAGAATTCCGATATGAGCCGATTGATTATTTCTATTCTGTCCATTTTTTAACCTCACTTTGGAATCGCCAAAAGCCTATCGATTTCCTGTTTGGAAGGATTGCACAGGAAGAATTGCTTGTGCCAGCCACGCTTTCTGCCGACATACCTCGTATGTCCTGAAAAAAACCTCTCTACCGCATAAATGGTTTCGCAAAGGTACTTGTCCTTTAAAAGCGTTTCCTTGAAGTTCTCTATCTTGGCGTCATACTCAAGACTGGCGCGCAGAAGAATTGTGAATAAGGAGCGCCTCATGGCATGCCTAATCCACCAACTACTTGGCCTTACCCACATCACGGTCTTCCGCTGGGTAAGGCCATAATCGGACCTCGGGGAGACGCACAGCATCTCCTCTGCTTTGAGCATGAAGGCTATAATACCTCTGGACTGGCCGATCTTGTGGCTGAAGAAAAATATGTCCAACTTGGACAGCACGTGGTGAAAAATGTCGCGACAATAGAACCAGTGATCGATTCTGTAGCGTTCGTTTTCGTAAGCCCTGCACCTTGCGAAGCAGCCTGGCTTCGCCACTCGTAGATTGTCTATAAGGACGAAATTTTCTGAACGCATCTCATCATTCCGCCACCGAAACTGGCTCTTCCATCTTGTCTTCAACAGGAGTGGAAGGGTCTATGATTTTGCTGGAGATGGTCACCTTCCTATTTTGGTTGTCAAGGAAGGCATCTAGGTTGGCGATATTGATGATGGACCAGTGCAGATCGTCGATCGGAACGTACTCTTTTTTCGTGTAGAAGAACATTTCAAACTGATACCTATAGCTCTTCTTCTCAACCTCCTCGGCAGAAAGCCCGGAGTCGAGGTCTTCAGCGATCTCACGGCAGACTCGAAAGGCGTCGCGCTGTGTTGCACAGCCTAGCTTCCGCATGACGTTGGTTGCCGCCACTGCCTTTTCATTGTTGGCGAGGAGATCAATGATGTCCTTTTTCATGTGGCCATCGACAAACTCTGCTACGGCCGTGTAACAGGCCATCACGTCGCCACGTTCCGGCTTGCTTATCCGGCAATCCCTGAAGTAGTCATTAAAGTTGCTTTCGTCGATATGGAGTTCTTCAGTCATGGGTTTTCCACGTTGCATTTCTCGAACTGCGCAAGGACTTCCTCGTCAGTCATGAACTTTTCGTCTTCCTTGACGCCCGGCTTCATGACGAAGATTCTCGGATCATCGTCCTTGTCCCTGTACCGGAGCCTTCCACGGAACTTGCCCTGCTGGTTGGACTCCAGAGTGTAGGTATTGAAGCCGCCAGAGGGCGGTTGCAGCCTTACTCTAAGTAAGTTAGCCACCTTTAATTCTGACTGCCAGCGAGACCAGTCATCAGACCAAACATTGATCTTCGCCTCTGCCCCGGTGGCGTCCTCTGCTATGACCTGACGGTAGGAATGACCCTTGCGGCTCTTGGCTTCCACCGTCTTCTTGACCTTCATCTCCACGGGGTAGGCTGCGCCTTCGGCAACGTTTTTGCAGTCGGAGAAAGTTTTGTTGCCCGTATAGTCTGGACTTCGCTCCAGCTCATGAATCCAAGCAAACCCGTAGAACTTCTCCTCGCACGCTACGGGGTTGCGGAGCTCCCGCAGCAACTCTCCGTCGATTGGATGGTCCTCTGGGTTGAAGTGAACCAGCTTGGGCATCTCGTCATTTGCCAGCGCGTTCTGCCTGTCTATGGATTTCTGGCGCTTGACCCACAGCTTCTTGAGCTCCTTCCACCTGTTAAAAGTCTTTTTGACCTCTATCTTTTTGTAATGCTTCTTAACGATCCTTTCTATCGTGGCATCACCGTCAGGCACGTCCACGAACTCGTTCTCAACGACAGCCTCTCCCTCCCCCAGATCACAGGGAACTGTCTTAACGGTCAGGATCTCCTGGTCAATGTCGAACTTTTCCTTGAAAATCCTGTGATCGAACGGGTTTTCGCCATTAAAATCAGACAACTTCTTGGGAAATCCAGGAAGCAGCGACTGCAACTCCTCCTCATATCCCAAGAGCGAAGACTCAAACCTTTTGCGCCTGTCCTCTATCTTCTTAAGTCTGTCCTTGTAGTGATCTGCAAACTTCCACAAAGTGACAGGGTCGCAGTCCCTGAAGCAGCGCAGCGCGACTATGGGCTTGAGCACTCCGGCGTCCGTTCCGAACCTGACAACGAAGTCCTCGAAGGACTTGTATGGCGCGTTTGCTGCGAGCCTCTGCGCCGGGCCCTCTCCGATCCCCTTCACGTTCTGGAAGCCATAGTAGATGACCTCGTTGACAAGGCTGAAGTTGGGCGAGGATTTGTTCACGTCTAGCCTGTGCATCTCGACGCCGTGGATGCGAGCCTCCATCTTCACGTCCTTGATCTTGTCACTAAGCGTTTCGCAGCTCAATATCGCCGTGTAGAACTCCGAGGGGTAGTGGGACTTCAGATAAAGGAGCCACATAGAGATATAGGTGTATGCGACGGCATGAGACGCGTTGAAGCCGTAGCCGGCCCATGACTCGATCTGGCTCCACAGCGCCTCTAGTTCTTTCTCGCTGGACGAGAGCTTGCGCTGGCCATTGATTACGAACTGCTCCTTGTACTTGATGAACTGCTCGATCTTCTTCTTGCTGATTGCCTTCCTTACTGCCTCGCAGTCCTTGAGGGGAATTTCCCCGACCACATGGAGGATCTGCATGATCTGTTCTTGGTAGACCATGATGCCGTAAGTCTTCTCGAGTATGGGCTGCATGATCGGGTGAAGTTCAAAGGAGTCCCTGCCCCGCTTGCGCTCAATGTAAAGCTTCGTCATGCCACTGGCCAAGCAACCTGGCCTAAAGAGAGCAGAGTATGCCACCATGTCCTCGAACCTGTTCACGCCGCCAGACTTCACGAGGGCGCGCATCCCTTCGCTGTCGAACTGGAAGATGCACTTGAGGTCGCCCTCGTTCGCCATTGCGAGGGACTTGGGGTTGTCTCGCCAAGCGTGCACGTCTGTCCAGTCGGACTCCTCTGGCCTTGCGCAAATCCCCTGCAATCCGTGGCGCTTCTTGACGAGGTCGCAGCATCTGGCAATCTGGAGTAGGTTACTGATCACCAAAAGGTCGAACTTCACCAGCCCGACGGGCTGGAGCTCTTGCCCGTGCAGACCTTCAACCCAAGCGGAAGCCTGCGGTGCCTCCTTTCTTTTCACCAACGGAACTAGGTCGTGTAGCGGAATGCTCGATATGATAAGGCCACCGGCATGGACACCCATCGCACGGTTCCTGTTCAGCAAGTTCTTAGCAGCCTCAGCGACCTCTGGATGCTTTTCAGCATACTGCTTGAGCTCGGGGTGGATGCGGACTGCAGAGTCCCAGGTCAACAGTTTCCCGTCCTCGTCCTTGTCCTCTAGGTTCTTGGTGATGGCCATGACCTCCTCACGGGGAGCCTCGTGGACCCTGGCCATGTCGATCAGCGCCGACTTGATTCCGAACGTAGTATAGCTGCCGATATTGCAGACGTGCTCTGAGCCAAATTTTTCGATCGACCACCTGTTCTTGAGGTACTCCCTGATTTCAGGGAGGTAGTCAATATCGATATCGGGCAAGTCGCCCGTGAAGACGCTCGCAGGCTCTCTCTCTATGTCGAAGTCGGGAACTATGCCCAGCAGCCAGCAGACCAGAAGGTTGTTCTGGTTCATGGGGTAGCGCGTCTTGCTCTCAACAAGGTCAAGAAAGTACTGGTGATCCTCCTTACCGAGGATTTCATCGATCTCCCAGCGGAAGCGCTTGACAAACCTAGGGTTTTTCTGCAAGCCCTTCGACTTGAACGCATCCTCGCAAATGGCTACGAACGATTCCTTGCTCATAGCTCTCCTAGCTCAGGACGCGCTCTTCGCCGTACTTGGTATGGGTGATAAGGCGAAGAGACTCAAGCTTCGGGGAGGGCTTGCGCTCTGCCAGAAACGCCTCGGCCCTTGACCGAATCAAGTTTATCTGGGTCTGCGTGGGCTCAGTCAGGAAGAATATACCGACGCTCATGGGCGCAGGAAAGCCGTAGGACTGAAAGTTGTTCTCATCCAATAAACCGAAGTTGCCATCCTCGTCGCAGCCATATCGTTTGTTTAGCCAGACAGAGCAAGGGGTTTCACCGCCCTCCCCGTCATCCTTGTATTTGATATTCACCGAAAAAGGGTTCTCATCCTGAAAATCATCATGGAAACGATCGGACTCAACCATGCTCCGACATGAGTCCGCATCATGACCCGTGCAAAACGAGCATATCTCACGATAAAAGTCGATAATTAAACTGTCCGTATCCAGAACGAGGATATACTCCTCATCAAGCAAAATCTTCAACACGCTATGCCCTCTCATAAAACCTGCCCTCGTAATAGAAACCTTCAAGCTTTGTTTCGTGAAGCGTTGCAGCAGCATCAGAGAGCCTAGTGAGAATTGGCTTGCCCTTCGTGTTGAAGCTGGTGTTGAGGAGAATCGGCAAAGCCCCGAGGTTCTCCAGTTCCGAAAGCAGAGAGTGCGCCAGAGGATTTTGCGATGCCGAAACGGTTTGGACCCTACAGGTGCCGTCCACGTGGGTTATGCTGGGAAACTGGTACTCTTTGCGAAGCGTCGGACATAAGCTCATGAATCTCGACTCTCTGCCGTTCACGAAGAACCTGTCTATATCCTCTGCCCTCACAACGGTTCCAAAAGGCCTGAACCACTCTCTGAACTTGATGTCAGAGTTGATTCTCTCCTTGAGCATAGGAATATCTGGATAGCAAATTATACTGCGGTTGCACAAAGCTCTAGGCCCACATTCAGAGGAGCCCTGTATCAAGCCCACTATCTTGCGACGGAAAAACAGACTGGAAGCGAGTCCGGCAATGTCCATCGGCTCGCTGCGGAGCCCATGAGCTTCGTGGTCGAGAATATCGAAGCCTGAATAGGTGACGTCGATATTCCTGTCGCCATGATGCGCGCTTAGCATCCCTAGCGTCAGCCCACAATCAGATGGATTTGGCGGAACAAACAGTTTGTATCCCATGTCAGCCAGCCTCTGGTTGACATTTATGTTCAGGGCGCATCCGCCAGTCATGCAAATGCTTGATCCTTGAGGAATGCCCAAGGTGTCAAAAATCCTAAAGAACTTGTCTTCAAAAGCCCACTGAATAGTGGCAGCAAAGTCGAATTCAGTCTGCCCGTGCAAGTGGTTGAAGCGCCCGATATCGATGCCTATGCTATCGCTCAAACTCTTTTCATCGCAAACTCTTCCTCCGTCAAAAAAAGCACGGAAGTGGGGTTTCCAGTCCTCTACCGGTGTGCCGAATGCGGCCAGACCCATGAGCTTGCCTGCGCTGCCGCCATAGAAATAGTAGTTGTCTGGGTCCTTTACGGGCTTCTTTATTGATGCCAGCGGCACGGTTAGGGCTAGGTAGCAGTTGCCCAAGCTGTGCGAGAAGTATGGCTGAAAATCGTTCAGTAGAGCCATGCCATCAGGGCTTGCACTCCAAACCGTGAAGCTGCTGTTGCTGCCGTCCTCATTCTCGCCTGAACCGTCATAGGATATTACGAAGCAGTTCTCAAATGGGCTCTGCGCGTAGGCTCCATAGGCATGGGCTAAGTGGTGGCCAAACTTGCGGTACTGCCCCACGCTGAAGACCGACTTGAAAGTGTGATGGTCGCAATCGAATATCTGGTCGCAGAGAACTAAGTCAATGTGTGGGACACGGTGTCGGTGTTTGATGTAGCTTAGAAAGTCCACGACCTCGCCTTGCGGTTGGGAGGCCGAAGGGTACTGCTGCGTCATGACTGCGTAACGCCTATTGACGAAACGCTCGAACTCATAAACAAAATACTTCCCGCCGTCCTTGACGCAGACAGAGGAGTCATGCCAGCCATATACGGCGATGTCCATTTTTCTCCCCTAGAAGCCCATCTTCTTTGCATCATCTCTGGAGCTTATGCCATCTTCCTTCATTGAGATCAAAGTTTCAACTGCCTCGTCGAAGTCGTCCCCAAGGACTGCAACCGCCACAAAAAGCTCCTTAAGGTGGGCCATGCTAAACTCGTCGGTCTTCCTGACCCACAAGTCCAAGTCGATTTTCAGATCGCCTATCAGCTTGTCGCCGATGATTCGCTCAAAATATATCCGCCTCGTCCTCTCGTCTGGATATCCGATCTTAAAGCGCTTGTCGAATCTGCTGGGCCTATTGATGACTCTTTCGCCAAGCCTTTCGGGGTAGTTGGTTGTGGCGAGGAACACAACCTTGTCGATCTGGTTCACGCCGTCCAGCACATTGAGAACGGAGCTCTCCTCGTTGTCTTGCAATATGGAGTCTACGTCCTCCATCAGCACGACCACGGGGGTGTCGGGCTGAATCTCTCTTAACTTTCTTGCGCCTGCGACAAACAGGTCGGCCTCGCAAAAGTTAATGACGATGCCATTCCTCTGCACCACGTCGTTCATGACCAACTGTATCGTGCAACTCTTGCCAGACCCCGGAGGGCCGTACAAAAGTATACCCCGCTTGAAGGCGAGCCTGTGGCGTCGGTATATTTCCTCACGATCCCAGAAGCGGCGAATCTCCCCGACGATCTTCTCGGTGTTGCTCTCCGGGAAGACCACCAGATCGTTTTCCAAGACCGGGACCTTCTCGAAGAACAGGCCATTGGCCTGGTTCATGCCGATATCGTATGTTCCAGGGGGCAGTCTCTCAACAGTCCTAGAGGTGGGTATGAAATTCTTGTTGTCCGAAGACGTCCACTGGACGCAGTCTGTGAGCTTGTCGGATGCCCTGTCTTGATCGGAAACTGGGAAAACCTGATATTCAGACAATCCGCTTCCCCTAATGATGCTTTTTATTCTTGAGATTCGACTGTCAGGCGATGGCATGTTTTCGTCCTAGCCCCTTTCTGGAAGGCAATTGAAACAATTGCGGACAAGCCCAGCGATTACAAGGCCTGTCCGTCTCAGTTGCTTGCACAGCTCAGATCTCAATAAGTCCCGGGGTTCTCCCGGTTTCGTCAAACTTGTATAGATCGGCTTTAACATACACGATGTCGTGCATCTTGCACCAGTCATTTGGGTAGTAATTCTTGATTCTATTTAGTTGGAACCTCACCGGCGTTCCGATGTACTGCGCCTGATCCTTCTTAGTGTAGTACCAGAAGCTGTTGCTGTTGAAAAACTTGATGTGCGTTGGGTCTTGGAAGGCTCCTCGACCGTCGGTTGAGGGGGTGAAGGTCAGGAACCAACCCTTGGGCGCAAGGCACCTGTGCGCCTCCTTCATCACGTGGATTGTGTCCGATAGGTGCTCCAGGGCGTCGTGCGCACGGAACAAACCCACCTCGCCATCCTTGAAGGGCCAAGGCTTGTTGAGGTCGTGGACGATGTCGCCGTTCAAGAGGTCGATGCTCTCATAGCCGGGCGGCTTGCTGTGGCCCCCGCACAGGTCAATCTTCTTGAGTCCCTTTAGGTCGCACCACTTCTCAACGAGCTGGTAGATGTACTTGTCGTGAAGCTCTAGAGTCATGTCCTGAATTTTGGCGTTCTTGTCGCCGTAGCAGGTGTTACCCTCATGGATGTGGTAGACATAAAGGGGTTTGTCGATATGGCGCATCTTGCCATGGATATAAGTTCTGCAAAGAATGTCCTGGTCGTCAAGAATGTCCATCGACTCGTCATGGCCGCCGATGCGGTTGTAGAAGGACGCCCTCCATGCCCTGAAGTGGTTGGGGGCAAACCATATCTTGCTGATGCTTGCAGGGTCGGGCTCGAAGCAGACCATCTCCATGAGCTCGTGTTCTTTGAATTTGCAGGGGCGGTTGAGCCACCCAAAAGTCTCGCTGAACACCCTTGGCTTGTAGCCCTCGGTGACGTCGCAGCAGTTGGAGTAGGCGAAATCCACGGTCGGGTCTGAAAAGGCCTTGGCGCACTCAGCTATGGCATCGGGGAAAAGCTCGTCATCGTGATCCACCTCCATGTAGATCTCACCTGTGGCTTGTGAGCAGGCAAACTTCTTAAGGTAACCGATATTGGTGCTGGAATTCGTGGCCACCACCTTGATGCGTGGATCACTCGGCAGACTCACAACACAGGTCCCGTTGGGAACCACCACCCACTCCCAGTCAGGTGATGTTTGAGCCTTAAGTGACTCGTAAAGCCTATTCAGATATTTCGGATTGTGCGTTGGAGTAAAAACTGATATCTTCATTGCTCGCCCTTTTTTAGAAATAGACGAGCAATTATAAATAGAAGACCCCCTGTCAGAGGGGGTCTTGCATATCAAACTTTTTGGCAAAACCGACTATCGGTGACCCATCATCTTCATGAGCATCTTCTGGAGGTTGTCCTTGGCCTTGCTCATGGGCTTCTCTAAGGGTTTAACCTCAACCTCCATCTCTGCATCCTCAACCTCGTCGCCCTCGCCGTCATCGGAGAGCTCGTCCTCTCCTTCGGCCTCAGCGTCCTCCATGTCCTCATCATCAGACTCTCCGGCCTCGCCATCGACAGGCTCGTCGCCCTCCTCCGGCTCGCCGCCCATATCCTCGCGATCGTCTTCCATCTCTTCGTCGCCGCCCACGGGAGGACCGACCATTTCTTCCAAAGCCATGCTGAGCTTTCGGGCGAAGCTCTCGTCATTCTCCATCATGTGGGCGATGACGTTTATGCACTCTGGCTGTTGGGCAAGAACGGAAACAAAGGTGCCTGCCAGTCCGGAGCGCCTCATCTCAAGAACCACGTCCATCACATAAGAGCCGTTTTTCTTGCAGACATCGACAGTTTCCTTGATGGACTCGTAGGCGCGACTGGGGTTCTTGATGCCAGACAGCCTATCCTCCCTCACCTTTTTGGCGAACTCCGAGAGGGAGAGGCCCTTGTGGGTGTCAAGCCACTCAGATGTCTTGATGGAGGGATAGTTGCCAAGAACCTTCTCTGGCTTTCCAAGCTCTCCCATTCCCTGTTTGCCGGGCTTCTTTGCCAGACCGTCCGCCAGCTTGCCCTTGTTGGGGTCAGCGGCGTCCTTCCCGCCTTTGTAGGGGGTGACTTTGCCGGACTGGCCGACTCCGCCAGCATCGGCTGGCATTTTCGCAAGCTCAGGCGAATCCTTCATGGGACCGTCGTAGTCGGCGACAACTGCAGTTTTTGCTTTTGGCGATTTGTCGCCCTTCTTGGGGGACTTTCTATTCTTGTCCACATACTCGTGAAATGAAATGTATCCCATGATTTCTCCATTTGGATTGATTCGGCCCGTGTTACATATATAATGTCGTCGGGAGAAAAATTACTTCCGACAAAACGGGGTTGTTCCGGTATCGATTCAACGGTGCGGCGCCCGGATGGCATGCAGAGGTTGGCCGAATGGCCTCTTAAAAATTCGGCTGTCGCAACAAACGACGAAACTGTTCTTTCCCTGGCTGCCTAATTTAGGTCTGCCACGGGCCGAGGGGGCGAGCGGGTAGCGCCCAAAGGCCCGAAGTAAATCCCGCAAACGTCGCGCTGCCAACTTGCGTGGCGATAGTTTATGTTGGTGTTGTCTAGAGACCTCTGTGCGCCGTGGTCCGAAGACAGAAAACGAACGACGCAAAAAGCATGTAGAGGTCCGGATGTCTCTCGCTGAAGACAGGGGTTCGACTCCCCTCAACTCCATGTCGCTGCAGGCCTACCAACTGCACCCACAGGCCTGCCGCATACAAAAGGCCGAGAAAACCCTTTGCGGTACGGCCCATAAGGAGGGCGTGAAGTGGTGCCACCCCTTCAGCACGGTGAACGCACTTGGCTGGTGGCTTTACCCTCCATCCGACTTTGACGTCGTGTGGACGGGCGAAAAGTTCGGGGTCAGGTTCCTAGACGAGTACTACAACTCCGACGAAGACGCCCACTTGGTGCGAAGGCTGGTGAGGCCCGAGGACGGCGTCAACCCCGACAAATGGTGCCCGTTCGGAACGGGAAGGACAAAGATGTCTCTCGGCAGCGTTGAGCCGAACGTTCTGCAGCTGTGGACCGGCCTGATCTTCAAGACGCCACCCGGATGGTGCCTGCACATCAAAAGCCCGATAAATTACCAGTCCCAGCCCTTCCATGTCATGGACGGAGTTCTTGAAACCGACTGGATGCAATATGACATCTGGATGAACCTTGTCTTCGACAGGATCAACGAGCCTGTGTCATTTAGAAGAGACCAATCGAACCCGATAGCGCAGTTGATACCAATGCAGAGAGAGACATACTCATCGGATTGGAAACTGGAAGTGTCAGAAGCGAACAGGGAAACCCAAGAGTCAAATGAAGTTTTTGAATACTGGATGCGTTACAACGAAAGAAAGTTCGGAAAACCGAAGGAGAATTCCTTCAAAGACTCAACCACGTTTTACATGGAGCGGAAGAGGATACTAAACAATCAGGGTTTGCCAAATGCCGAAGCTAAAATAGCTCGCTGCCCTTTTTCGGGACTCCATGACAACCCGAGAGAGTCAGATGGACAAAATATGGTTTGAGTTCAAAAGTAACTGGGAGAGCGTGGAGTACGGCATATACCACGAGCATCCCGAGAACAGAATAGGCGACGAGATACAGACGACGGCCATGATGGCATACCTGAAGCACAAAGGCCTAGAGATAGACTACAGAGACGCATGCCAAAAGGTTTCGGCCGCAGCAGTTTTTCCCAGCGAAATTGTGAGATTCGTAAGGGGTAATGAACGCAGACTCCCCAAGTTCGACCCGCTCAATCTTTGGGTCTGGGCGCCTTTTTTAAGGGACGAGGGTTTCTACACATCATCCAACTCTTGCCACAGCGGCAGCCAAGCAAGGTACGACTGCGTATTCTGCCCATGCCTGAAGGCCGAATACAACGAAGACAGGGAGCTATCGCCCGCCAACGCCCTGGAAGTATTCAAGGAAATCAGGAGGCACTGGCCCAACTCCCTGATGGTGATAGACAAGGCAAAGGCCTCTCTGGTGCAAGAAACCGATGGCGTCTTCGCAAGCGACAATATCCACACGACATTCCGCATCATAGAGTTGTCCCATATGTTCGTGGGTTGCGACACGGGCACCAGCCATTACGCCGGCGCGATTTGCCACCCTAGAATGACACTGCTGTACCCCGATGAGGAAAAGGTTTTCAGGAGAATCTATTGGCAGCACCAAATGCTGTCTTGGGTCTTCAGCAGGCCGGAGTTGTTGAGGTACAAGGCGTCCTCGCTGCCATGCTGCGACCCGAAGAATTTCAGGGTTCTACGAATCAGGCAAAACACCGTGGAGCCGAGCGAAGTCACAAGAGCCGTTCAGCTGAATGCTTGATCGGGCGGCAGCGGGTCCATGTTCCTGAACCTCAACTGAAGCGACCTACCACCTCTGGCCTCACTAAGAAATCGGCTGAAGAGCAGTCCTTCCCTAACTGGATCGACGGAAGTAATACCGAGGCAGTAGCAGACAAGCGCGCCTACCGCAGAACCACGCCCGGGACCGACCGCCTGGGTTCCATCGCCGAAACCTATGATGTCGGAGCAGACGCGCCTAGCCTCGTCTGTCATCATCTTCTGGATAAGGAAGTAGCTTGCGAAGCCCTTGCGCGTGATCAGGCTCAGCTCCTCCTTGAGCCTGTCAAGGTATACCTTGTTCTTGGGAAGTCGCCTAGCGAAGAAGCCGCTCTTTACCTCGTCGCGCAGTATGTCATCTGCGTCGGGTATGTTCGGCAACTTAAGGCTCCTATCAAGCTTAACGCCCTTGGCCTTGTTGCAGATTTCGACGGTGTTGAGCTTTGCCTGCTGGAAGACCTCATAGGGAACGACCTCCATGTAGTCGGAAACCCACTTCTCATTTAGCTCCTCCTCCGACTTCATCCAAAGGTTGCTGTCCTGCAACTCAAACGCGTCATAGCCGCTGTTCTCGCGCAGCGCCTCCTCTATCTGCCTTACGGTCTTGCCGGTCTGCACCATCAGCATGAGCCTCTGATATTTGCTGTCCTCCTTGTTGCAGTAGTGGACGTCCTGTGTCACTATGACCTTCAGTCCGTACTTCTGGTGCGCCTTGATGATGAATGCGTCATAGGGTTTTTGCTTCTTGAAGTCAAGCAGCATGATCTCAAGAAAGAAATGATCCTTGCCAAACATCTCGATGTAGCGCTCGACCATGTCGAACCCGAGCTCCTCGCCGCCTGAGTCGAACGCACGGCCTATCTCGCTGTTGTAGCAGCAGCTCGTGAAGAATAATCCCTCCTTGTGCTTCAGGAGCTGCTCGTGATTCACTCGAGGCCGCCCATAGAAGCCCCTCGTCCAGCCCCAGGAGGAAAGCCGGACAAGGTTCTTGTAGCCCGTTTCGTTGTAGGCGATGGCTAGAAGGTGCGCGCTGCTCTTGAACCTAGACTTTTGCGAATCATCCAAAGTGGAAATGAAAGCCCTCACGTCATCTAGGCTGTCAGATTCTGGCTGCAGGCTGTTGACATAGAGCTCGCACGCAAAGATCGGACTCAGGGCGTCTTTGCCCTTAGACTCGCACGCCTTTTCGCAAGCCCTGATCTGCCTCGGGATTGCCCCCAGCATCCCGTGGTCACTGACTGTAAGGAACTTCTGGTTTATCTTGGGGGCGCGATGAGCATACTCCTCCACCATCCCGTAACCATCGAGGAGGGAGTTATCGGTGTGAAGATGGAGGTGCTCAAAGCCGACTATCTTAGGCTGCATATCGGCCCTTACGGCATTCAGGACTTGGTCTTGGGGGCAGCCTCTTGGTTGGCCGACTGGGACTTCTTCCAAGCGTTAAAATCGTCCTCGGCGGCTTTGGCCTTGGCGTCTAGCCCCTTAATCTCGGCGGTGATCTTCTCAAAAAAGGCCTTGAGTTCCGCCTTTTTAGAGCTTTTCTCTTCAAAGATAGACTTTATCTTGTCGGAGAAGGCGATGAACTCCTGGGTAAGGAGCAGATTAGTCTCTTCCATGTCAGTTTCCTCCATGTCAGCCCATCATTGCGTCGAACTTTTTCCTCGTCATGCTATCGACGCGCTCTGGCATCGAGCCGCTGGCGTAGAAGATGACCTCCTCACCAGAGTCGGCGACGGTGCTGAGGATCACGTCATTATTCCAGATTGCCCTGATGGAAGCAAGCACATCCGAGATATAGGGCAGATACAGCTCCCTGCCATCGTGTTCGTGCTGGAGCATCATGATGCCACGGCCCGCATAGTTCGGCTCTGCAAGTTTGATGTCGGGCAATCCGCCGTTGATGTGCTTTCTCATCAGCGAACGCTTGATCTTCAGGAAGTCCCTGCTCTCTATCCTGTATTCGCCGTTCGGGTAGTGCTTCCAATAGAAGTACTCCTGCTTGCGGCAGAAGTCCTCGGTGAAGAACTCATGGATGAAGGTTAGGTCGTCGTAGTACTTCCTGACCTCGAAAATCTTGTCCTTGCCCAGATTGGTCGGGAGGTCCCAGTTCTCCTTCTTGTGCAGGTCCGTGCACTCCTCCCACTCCTGGCCAAAACGGCCCTTATCCCATCTCTCCCTGATATCTGCCAAGAGATAGTAGCCCAGCTTGTAGGGGTTGGTCGAGTACTTGCCGCCAAGGACGCCCATCTTATGGGCGGAATACTCGACTATGCCGCAGTCGTGACTTGACTGTCCCAAGCCGATCAGCCCGTTCTCAGCCATGATGACGCTGTCGACTGTGGAGGCCCACCCCTCGTTCAGAACCTTGGTCTGGCGCTGCGGATAGAAGTACATCGCCTCCTCATAAAGCATGGCGACTATGTCGGCCTGCCATGGCTTGAGCGGGGCATTGTCGCGCAGAAAGCCCAGTATGTTCTTGGTTGGGTTCCGGAAGATTCCCAACTCGTCGGCAAGGTCTCTCTCATGAACCCTCTCGTTCTCGCGCCGCCGGAAGTCGGAGGTGTTGAGGAATGGCTCCATGTACATGCGGCTCTTGTCGACGGTCAGCCTGTGAGGCTTCCTGTACTTGCGCTCATCGCGAATGTTCGGTTCCTTTACAACTCGCTCAGTCCACGCCTCTGCACCATCGATGAGCGTTTCGAGCCTCATGACGTGGTCAAGGAACTCAGTAACCCTCTCCTTGCCCCACCTGGCTATGTACTTCCTAATCCTTGTGCCGTGGTTGGCCATCTTGTTCAGCATGTTCGTGTCGGTCGCTGAAAAGTGTATGTTGTTCTTGAAGAAGTCGTTGTGGCCTGTGGCGTGCGCAACCACGGTGAGGTGGTCCGCAAGTGTGTTGCTCGAAAGGTTGTAGATATAGCAGGGATTGCTATTGATAACCATTTCATATATTTTGTGAGCACCAAACTCGTACCCACGCTGGAGCTCTTCGTACTCCATGCCGAAGGACCAGTGCGGAAAGCGGACAGGGAATCCCCCGTATGCTGCGATCTCGCTGATCTCGTCATAGGTCAGCAGTTGAACCACGGTCGGATTGAAATCCAGCCCCCAATCCTTGCATGCCTTGAGGACCATCGGTATGTACTTCTTCAGCTCTGGAGTAAGCTGCACCCCTGGAACGGTGTTGTCGCCCAAAAGCACGCTGGAGCCATGGAAAAACTTGCTGGACATTGCGTCCCCCTAAGCCCTTGCGGGGTTCCCAAGAAGTTGCTGGATCGCCTCGATGATCTGCTGGTTACGGTTGTCCTCGCTCAGCGAGGAAATAGACCACGCAGACTTGTTGTCCGTAGCACCGCCGATCGATACTGTCCTGACGCAGTCACCGTCCAGCCTGCCGCTTTTGATCGCCTCATCCACATGGTACTTGACTGAGTCAGAGTAGCTGGCAGCGAGTATCTGAGTGATGCCCGTGAAGTTCACCACGTGAGGCTTGAAATCGTCTGCGAGTGTGTTGATGAAGACCTCGTTGTCTTCGCCCCAGTTCTCGCCATCCGTGAAGTAGAAAACATAGACATTCCACTTGTCCGGCGTGTACCTGTTCTCAAACTGCTTGGTGATGAACTTCAGGGCCGAGGAGCAAGTCGTGCCGCCGCCGAACCTGTACTTGTAAAACTTGTCCTCGTCGACCTCCATAGCCGTGCTGTCGTGCCAGACATACAACCTGTCCACCCGTTCATAGAACCTGCGTATCCAGGTGTCTATCCACCAAGCCATGTCGCTGACGATGGAACACTTCGCCTCATCCATAGAGCCAGAGCCGTCGCGCGCAAACACGATGAGGGCGTTGCTGGACGGAAGCTTGATCTCGTTGTACTGCCTGTACCTCTTGTCCTCGCTGATGGGGCGGAGGATGCGAACGGCATCCTTCAGCCCAGGCACGTGTTCAAGCTTGTCGAGCGTTCCCTCGGCGGCCTGACGCTTCAATGTCTGCATCAGAGTCCGGCGGTTGTGGCGCAGCGATTCGGGGCCGATGAGGCTGATCTTGTTGTACTTGATCTTGACCTCGTCGTAAATTTCATTGGGCTTCCTCTTGAGGTTCGGGAGCTGAAGCTCGTCCTGCATGAACTTGAGGACATCCTCAAGGGTCAAGTTGATGATGATGCCCTCTGACTCGCCCTGTCCGGCGCCATTCCCCTTGCCTTTGGCCGGATCCTTCCCGATTACGTCGCCCTCCTGGCCTGGGCCACGGCCTGCGCCCTCGCCGTTTGAGCCATACACTATGTGGGGGATGTCGATCTTCGGTATGCTGATGCTGATCTTGCCGTTCTTGCCCCTCTTACGGACTATCTGGCCGCTCTTGATGAACTTCTTCAGCTCCCTACGGATTCGCCCGGAAACTACGTCGCGAAAGTCTTTGTGATCCTCTTCTATTCTTCTGGGACACATGTTTTGATTCCTCAATAAAACCCAGTGCGACTTCAGGCGTAAATGGCATCGACCTGCTGACGCCATTCATCCACTCTGTCATACTGGTGGGCTATGGCAAAAGCCTCACCATGCGCGTCGGTGATTATGCCGTCGCAAATCTCGGATCTGCCCCGAATAAGATTTTTCTTGAAGTTCCATGACTCCCACCAATTGGTCGGACCCGAAACGCCGATATGGGCAACCAGCCTGTCGTCAGCATTTGCGAGGCTGAAGTTGTCCCTGATGATGCTGAACTGGTGATAAAGATGGTTGAGCACTGGCTGCTCTGCCCATGCGTTCGGCATCCTAGCTGCGTCCTGCAGCATCATAAATATCTCTGAAAGAAACATAGACTCGCCAAAAACAACGCCGCTGTTGATTACCTCCTTGTCACTCACGGCGTCAAAACTCTCCTCGCCGTATATCTCTTTATAGACCTTAATGTTCCAAGGTTCGTCCCTCAAGAGAATATTCTCGGATGTAAGGACGCCCTTCTTGTAATTGAGGGCCTGCATAAAATCGGGAAAGGGGTCGCGCTGGAAAACCACATCCCTAATATCTGTCGCAAGAACATATGTGGTCGAAGCCTTCTTCAAGGTTTCAGAAACTAGGCCGCACCTTGCAAAGTAGTATTCCTGCCCGCTCACGGCGAGGTCGAAGTGGGGGTAGACATAGACTCCGTGAGCGTCGCAGAAGTCTAGAATCTCGGCGTCATTGTCGCAGAGCAGCAGGCCTATGTCGTAGGAGCCCCTGTGCCTGATTGCGCTGACCAGCCAGTTCCTGATTTGCCCGAGGCTGTAGCCCTTGGAGTTTCCCAGCAGCAGATTATGCTTCACTTCGACCTCACGGTTGTATAAGCTCAAACCCGCAGGACAGGTCCATTGGGTCGCTTGCGAAGTCCTTAATCTTCATGGCGAAGAGAAAATCAGTCTGCTCGTCAGTCAGGGACGCGAAAAAGTCGCTGAGCGTGCCGTCCTGCCCCCAGATGTTGAGGGCGATTTGGTCGATCTCCTCAAACATCTTCTTTTTGGACGCGCTTATGAGCCACGGATTGTTCATGGGTGCCTCCTGTTACTCGTCTTCGGCGAGGTCGCCCCGTGCGAATATGCCCCCGACGAAATCGAGGACATCCGTGGCGCTGCGCTCGTTGTAGCCATACTTCTTGATGAGCCTTGTCTTGACTGCATCGATCTTCTCTTGAATGTCCTTGTCGACGACCGTTGCTCCGCTCACGTTTAGAGCAGACAGCTTGATGGTGTCTTTGACATCCTCAAATAGCTTGGCCTCTAGGGCTTTGCGCAGTTTCGGGTTGCTGTCCCAATGGAAGCTCTTGCCTTCATGGGCGAGGTGCCCGATGAAAGAGGATATCTGCCTGCGGAAGTCATCGCAGCCAGTATCGGGAATCTGGATCTTCTCCTCTATGGCCCGCATCAGTCTCTCGTCAGGCTTTCGATCCTGGCCCGTGATCAAGTCCTTGATCTTGCTCTTGGAGATATAGGCCATTACATTGTCGATATAGTTGGCGCACAGCCTCTTGATTGCTTCTTCGTCGCCCACAAGTGCCTTTTGCACCTCCGTCTTAAGGATTTCGGTCAGCTTCTTCAGAGCTAGGTCTATGCAGGTGATGAAGCGGCTGACCTGCTCCTTGTTGGTCAGCAGCGAGCTGTGTTCGAGGCCGTCGCGCAACTCGTTGAGGACCATGAACATGTTGACGTAGTCATGGTTGTTTGACAGGCAGTTGCTGATCTTGTCCTGTAGGTATCGGACGCTCACCCCGCCCTGCATTCCCTCGTCGGGGCACTTGTCCTTGAGCTCCTTCACGGAGTCCTCAGTCCAGCCAGGCAGAAGCTTGCCGTCATAGAGTTCGGCCTTCTCAACAAGTGAGAGCTTGCCGTCCTTGTCGTCCTCGAGGCGTGTGAGGATGCTCCATAGGGCGGCGATCTCCAAGGTGTGGGGGGCAATGTGCTGGCGCACCTTGCCTGGGCCGTAGTCCTTCTCAAGAATCTTCAACTCCTCGGACCACTTCAGCGTGTATGGGACATCAATCTTGGTGGTCCGGTCCCTGAAAGCCTCCATGTACTGGTTGCTCTTGAGCTTCTGAAACTCCGGGTCATTCGTGTGAGCGATAATCGCCTCGTCGATGCTGACCTGGCTGAACTTCTTCGGCTTGATGCTCTGCTCCTGGCTTGCGCCAAGGAGGTCGTAGAGGAAGGCGGTATCGAGCTTGAGAGCCTCAATGAACTCGATGATCCCACGGTTGCCTACGCAGAACTCGCCGTCGAAGCTGAAGGCCCTCGGGTCGGAGTCGCTGCCGAAGTTGCCGATCTGGCGGAAGTTCAGGTCGCCAGTGAGTTCTGTGCTGTCCTGGTTTTTCTCGTCCTTCGGCTGGAAAGTTGCGATGCCGCAGCGGTCGGCCTCGCTGTAGACCTTGCGGACGACGCGAACATGGTTCTCAAGGACTTTTTCGAGGTCGCCCTCGTACTTCTTGAGAAGAAGACTCATGAACCTCTTGCAGAGCGGGTCGAGCTCGTCCTCGCACTTCAGGGTGTAAAGGTCTGCGCGCTTCTCCTCAACCACCTGCTTCTCATGGATGGCGTTTAACTCGACCATGACGCCACGGCGCAGATCGATGGGCAAGAGCTTCAGGGGCTGCTCGTGCATCGGGCAGAAGCACTCGGAATCCGTGTAGATTCCCTCGGCGCCTGTTGGCAAGTTAACCCACTTAAAGGAATACCAAGCCCCTGCGTCGGTCCTTGAGTATTTCTCCATGCTGCGCTTAATTAGTCTGCACAAAGTTGACTTCGAGCTGCCCACGGGGCCATGCAGCAGCAGTATGCGTTTCTCCGTTCCGTAGCCTCCTGCGGCCCCCTTGATAAACTTGACGATGGCGTCCTTCATGGGGACCAAGCCAATGATCGGGCAATCAGGATCGTCGAAGAACTTGTAATTCTGGTATGTCTTGCGATACTCCTCGACCGTCACGCTGCCCTTCTCGGTGATCATGTCGAAGATAATCTGCCAGGAGTTTCGCAGCAGCCTAGGTTTCTGATAGCAGAACTCCAGATACTCAGCGAAGCTCATCTCTGTGTTCAGGTTAAGGAACGATGCTCGGTCAAACCCGCCGACGACTTTCTTGAATACGCTGATCATGTGCAAACCCCCAAATTATCGACAGCCCTTGTAAGCATTATAAGGCCATATCAAAACAAAAAACCTAGCCTGTGAGGCTAGGTTCTTAAAAATTTAATCATATCGACCACTACTTCACGTCACCCCAGTTAGTGTCGTCGCCGAGATCGTCTATCTGGTTGTAAGGTAGCGCGCCTTGGTTTGCGAGTTCTGCGTTCTTACGCTCCTCAATCACCTGAGGCAGCTTGTGCTTGAACCTATAGTCATGACCAGCCGAGTCGCTGTTCCACTTGTCAGTCCCCTCGGGCTGAGCGAATGCGAAGGAGCAAGTAGTCATAAGCTTGACCTTCGATTTGCTTTTGCACCGTGGGCAAGCCACATCCTTGTACTTGCCCGTCGGGTCAAACGGAACTATGTCCGAGTAGTTGGCAGAACACTTCTTGCATGAGAAAGAGAAATTCGGCAAATTGCACCTCTTCTGCACCCTGAATCAGTCGTTGAGCTTTTTCAGGCGCTTGACAGTTTCATGTATCATCTTCAAGCGAGTGTTGAGCGAGTAAAAAGGCCAGAACCAAGACTTCTCGCAGACGCGAATCGCAGTCCTGAAAATCTTGACGTTGATTTCCCTGTGCGCAATGTCGAGCTGGGCCTCCTGCATCGCTATTTCTTCCTGCACGAGTTGCTCATACTTGTCGACATTGTCGTTCAGGAAGCGATCGACGTCCTCACGGAACTCATCGTTGTCGTCATAGTCAAATCTTCTCATATCATCCCCTTGATAAAGTCTTGTACAAAAGGGCGGCCGAATTCCACAGCCTCGAGATCCGCACCTCGTTGGAGCTCATTCCGACGGAACCGAAGTCGCGTCGGGCGAGCAAAGGAGGCTCGACACTATTTATCCACTCAAAAGGTACAAAGTTGCCCCAACCGTCACGGTAATTAACGAATACGGTAGGATTTTCCTGTTTGACAGGGCTGCAAAGATCGCCCGAAAAATCAAGCAGCAGAGTGCGCTCGAGTGAATTCTTGTCAAACCCAGCCTCATCGAAATCCCTGACGCAGGCGACATCTGGGCGGGCGACAACAATGGGCCCGTCAATTCCAAATCTTTCCCTGGCCCAGTCTGCCTGATTGAATTGGCTGGCCGCCCTGTTGGTCATGATAGGCACGCCGGCCCTCTTTGCCCAAGTCAGCATGTGGCAGTCCATCTTTGTCCGATTGCAAGCCAGCAGCAGCCTGCTGTCTGGCAGACTCTGCTGGACAGAATGCCAGCAAATGAATGTCATCCAGTCGTGCTGGGCGATCCAGTCGCATGAAATCAAGACCGTGAGGCCGTCACCTGTATACGAAACACCCATGAGATATCAGAGTGTGCGGCCGAATTTAGCGACAGGGTAGACTTTCGTGATGGCCAGCCCAGCGTACTTGGGTCTGGTTGGGGACGCAGGCCTCGATGCGCCCCTGGCCAGAAGTCGGTTCGGGCTGTTTGCCTTTGTGAAGGAGCCAGGGGGTTTGGCCCTCTCGTTAAGGAATTCCTCAAAAGTCTTCATTTCGGCCTTCAGTCATAGTGCTCCACCCCATCAATCCAGTAGTGAAGAACCCAATTGCCCGAAACAGTGGGGTACTTCCTGTCTAGTTTTATATATCCGGCATGTATCAGCCTGTGGCAGTTCGCACAGCAAGTGACGGTGTTCGGCTCCGTGTAAGCCCCGCCGTCACACCCCTCCTTGATCCGGTGCAAATCAAGAAGCTCATAGACATCACACGAACAGAACTTGCACTTCCCATCAAATCGCTTCTTGGCGACTTTGTTGACCAAGTGCTTCTTTCTTTGAGCCATGACAGATTATATATTTGTGATAAAACAGCATTTCATAGGGGTGCGCATGATACAAGCCATGATAGAGTTCCTGACCATCTCATCTGCGGTGGCTGCGGGCATGGCGCTGTTTGAGATTTTCAAGGCGAGGTTTACGAAGAAAAAAATCTATATCAAGAAGTCATGCGTCCCATGCGACTGCGGCTGCGAATGTTGCGGAAATGGCTGTTTTTGCTCAAAGCTCGGCATATGCTGCAAAAGCTGCAAAAGTTGCAAGGGCTGCGGACTCACGAAAAACTGCTGCAAGTGCTTCAAGATTCATAGCGACCCATGCTCCTGCTGCCCAGGGCACCAATGCTGCGAGGGGTGCAAGTGCGAGGCTTGCATCCCCTCCTGAACATCATCTCGCTCTGGCCGAAAGCCTGTCCAGCAGGGATGACGTGGAGAATCCCTTCAGCATGGGTATCCTGATTATTTCAGGCGCTATGCCGAACCCGACTATCTCGCTCTCCGCATACTCCTCGCCCTTTGCTACCGCATCAGGCATGATCAGCCTAATGAGCCGCTCAGGGGTCGGATCGCTGAATGGAATCACGAAGTCCACAAACTGGCAAGAAGCCACCATCTCCAACCTTTCCTCAAGACTCTGGACGGGCCTGCCAGGCTTGAGACCCCTAACGCTCTCATCGTCGTTAACGGCAACAATCAGCCTCCCTGTTGACTGGACATGCTGGAATCCGTGCACATGGCCACGGTGCAGCATATCGTAGCACCCATTGGTGAAGACCAGCCTGTAGTCGCGCTGCGAGAAAATTCGTGGTATATCCTCCTCTGCAATCACCTTTGAAGCGAGGGGATCGACGTCGGCCAGAAACCTCCTCGGGGATAAAGGCTCATTGTGCTTGTTGCGGACGTAGATAGTGCCCGCCCTGAATGCGATCTCCACGGATTCCAGCAGGTCGAATCCGCAGCAGAGAGACATGGCCAGGAAAGCAACGAAGCAGTCGCCTGCGCCAATGACTGACTCGGGCCGACCGAGCCTGCTGGGCGGTGCCACCACGACAGGGTCGCGCCCTTCGCAGAAAACCATGACCCCCTTGCCGGCCTGCGTGATCACAACGCTGGAGCCCAAAAACGAGCTCAGGTATTTTCCGGCCTCGACAACGCACTTCTTGCCACTCAGCCTCAAGGCCTCGGCCTCGTTGGGCTTGAAGACCGTGCAGCCCCTCCATCGCTCAAGGTTGCCGTTCTTGGGGTCAACGATTGAGATGGGGAAACGCCGTATCAGCTCTGGGGTGGCATACCTTAAAACGCCTTTGTCATAGTCCGAAAAGATCACGCACCGATAGTCCAGCAGCGACCTGAACAGAACGTTCGCAGTCTGGCAAAGTACTTCGGGCACAAGGCCGTAGCCATCCTGCTCCATGTCAAGCCTAGTCAGAGGGAAGTCGCCGCAGTAAAAACGCTGCTTTCTAGGTATCCGAGTTGGAATCTCATGTGATGGATTCAAGTCGACGCCGCACTGACCCAGCACGGTCGAAGCCTCCGAGTCCACAAACGCATACAGCGGGGCCTTCTTGCCGAAACCTGCAAATTGATATGCGACGTTTGCTGCTCCACCGGGAAGCAGGCGCGATTCGCCGTGTGCGCGCATGACGGGGATCGGGAACTCTGGGGAAATGCCCTTGATGTCTACTTGCCTATACTCATCGACCATAGCGTCGCCTATGATCGCAATATCCAAATCGGTTTTTTTTACCTTGTCCAAGAATTCAGTGTAGATGTTTCGCATATACCCCCCTCACCATTGTATGGGGATATGCGCTAGGCTTTTGAGAGCTACTTCCTTCTCATGATCTCATTGTGGGCTCGCAGCCAGAAATTCCAACCCTCATTAACATTAAGGAAATTTTGATGGGGATGGGCGCTGCCGTTTTTGAAGTCAGTCAAGTTGTCAAGTATTCTCCTTGGGTGGGACTCGATCTGTTTGCCATCCTTGAGGACGACGAAAACATAGTCCTCCCACACATCTCCTACCACATAGGAGGTGAACTGTTCAAGAAGCAAGTTGTTCAAGGCATTCTTCTTGCCCCAAGAAACTAGAGAGGATGCGCTATCTGGGTAGAATCTCCAGCAGTCAACCGGAAACCTGTGCCAAGGACCGTTGGATGGGGCGCAGACATAAAGAACACCCGACGGCTTCAAGATCCTCATAGCCTCCAAGTATGTGAGCCAGAAGTGTTCGGCGTGCTCAAAGCAAGAGCTGCTGACGACATAGTCGACGCTCCCGTCATCGAACGGAAGCTTGCATCCGTCCTCAATGACCAGATCGACATTATCTCCAGCTTGGAAGTCAACGCCGACGTAATCGACGAACTCCGGAGTTGCGTGGCGTATGCAGAAAGAGGTTTTGGCGTTTGCGACCAAGCGAGAGCCAATATCAACCATCAGGCCTGGCAGCTTGACATACGCGTCAATGAACCTTTTTGAGTTGGATTCTGCGGTATCGTGCATCTAGGCTCCACTTCTATAAAAAACGGCGTCGGGAAGCTTGCCCCACTTGTCTTGAAAAACCTGCCTGGGATTGGCCAAGTATTTCTCCCTGTTTTCCTTTATCAACCTAGTGCTGGTGCCGAACATATGCTGCACGTGCGATGTGGTCACCAAATAGTGCCTCACGCCCTCGCGACGGAGAACCTCGGCGTAGTCGCAATCCTGGCAGTAGAAGACAAACCTCTCGTCGTATGGCCCGATCTTGTCCAGCAGCCTCTTCCTGACGCACTTGCACCAACCGAACAAATGCTGCCCGACCGTGTAGCCTTCGTGGAAGGGCTCCGACTCAACCCCGGGCATCCCACGGTTGTGGTAGTTGGGCTCCAAGGGACAGGCAGACTGCATGCCATGCCTGTCCATGACTTCGAGGAGATTCTCAACCGATCTCTCCCCGAATATTATATCATTATTTATCTGAAGTATGTAATCTGTTCTGCAATGGGATAGTCCGAAGTTCAAAGACCTGTTGTAGTTGAACTCGCCAGGCACGCTTAAGTATTTGCAGCCCTCGAGAACGAAGCCATTAGACTCTGCCTCTGCATTGCCCTCCACGACTATGACGTTGAAGGAAATGCTGGGGTTGCCTTCCCTCATCGTCCTGAGAGCCTGCTTGGCGCACTCATAGATGCCTTCGTCGGCGGTATTTGACAGCATGACCACATCTACGTTCTTCGTGTCTGTTGGATCGAGCATCTTCCAGTTCCGTGGAAGATACGGATTTGCGCTCGGGTCAGCATATATCGATGGGTTTGCCCTTAAGAAAGGGTCCCTCATCAGACGAATGGACTCCTCTGCGGCCGTGGTTATATCTGGAGTGTTATGCTCCTGGTGCGCATAGCTGCGCATCTTGGTTTGGAAGAAATTAGCGTCGCCGAAGAAGCTGAAGTGCCAGCCGCCATCAGGAAGGGTTCTAGAAGAAAAGAAGCGCAGCGCGTCGAAATCGCCTAGAGACTTTGCCGTGGCATATTCGGCGATTTTGGCGTGGGTCCAGAAGCCTTTGTAGTAATCGCAAATAATTCTGCAGCAGATGTTGTAGCAATAAGCTTGCTGCTGAAGGCTGCAGATGCCGCTGACGCCATCCCTCCTGACTGTTTCAAGCAGTCTGGAATCTGGTATCTCGTCGACGTCGCAGACGGTTATGACATCATGATCAGAAAGGTTAAGCCTGTCGAGGCCCCTTGAGATACACCGTCGCTGGTGCTTCTCCCTCGCCCAGAGATCATGCCCGTCTGGCATGTCATCCACGATTACGCGCTCTATGTGGACTTCGGGGAAGAGGTGCGCAATCTGATCAAAATAGAGTGGCTTGTCCTCGCCTGAGTGCGTCTTGGTGGCCTCAACTATAACGAATGTATCGACAACATGACGGAGCTCCGCAATCCTGAAGCAGACTATGTTGGTCTCATTGTGGAAGGTGAAGCAGTCTATCAGGCGTGGCATCAGAGCTTCTCTCTAGGCATCACTACCACTTCAGTTCCGTCCCAGCAGCGCTCATACCTTATGTTTCTGAACAAGGATGGCATCTCGGCCTCCATGATCTTGGCTATCTGAACGTAGATGTCCCTTATGGCCGCCTCTGCGTGCTCGTTACCCCTCAGGACGATGCAGTTCCAGATCGCGCGCGCATTCGCGCTCATCACCATAATCGCCTCGGTGGCTATAGGCAAAATGTCCCTTGCGGCGCCACGGGCGGCCTTACGAAGCATTCTTGATTTCTCTCGGTCGTCATAACCAGAAAGAGTCTGCATGAAGGCCGGGTTGTTCTTGAGGTCGGTCTCTATCTTGCCCAGCAAGTCGCAGTAAGCATTTTGGCTTTCCCTCAACCTCTGGTCGAATGCAGAGGCGGTCTGTTCGGAGAGCTGGGCCATCGGGGGTATGCAGAAGCCGGGGTCCCATGTGCCCTCTGACTCCTCACGCTCGAAGTCGCAGTAGCGCGTGCTGATCTGGCTGTACGCCCAGCCTGTCCTGTGCCTCACTTGCTCGTGCGAGAAGCCACGCCCCGCACCGACGACGAGGAAGCTCCAGCATGGGTGCTCAACAACGCTGCCGTGGGCGGGGCCCGACTTGAAGCTGCCGTCCTCGTTGACGCCGAGCAAGTTTTGGATATAGCGGAAGTTCGTTTTGCTGCCTGCCTTGTCTCCGAAGCTCATGTAACAACACCGGCCGGCCGCCTCAACCAGCCTCTCTGCGTCCCTGACCCCATCAGTAGCAGTAGGCCAGCGCAAGCCTTGCTCCGAAAGAAATGCCTGCAATCCTTCCTCGACGATCTGCGGCCTAGCGATAAGGTAGACCTTGGGGGAACGCACGACTCTCATCTGACTCTCCAAATTATTGCTTTAGTATAGCCCCGAACCTCTTGATTCTCTCCCTTAAGGGCGTGTCAGGCATATGGTAGACAAGGCAACCGCCATAATACTCCTCGCTGTTGAAAATACTAGACGGCAACTCAAGAAGCTCGTGCCGATCAAAAAGGCCGTTGTCCAGAATAGCCCTGATGGCGGCCTGCTCCCACCAAGGATGGTCGATGAGCTGCGTCTGGGACCAGGCCATCTGCAACAGCCTCCGAATGGAGGGCGTGTTCCTCACCAGGATCACCCCACAGTTTAGCCCGAGCCAATTGCTGCTCAAGTAAAGATTCTTGCCGTCCAACATCAGGCTCTGAAGTGACATCTGCTTACGCACGACTATTGCGTCGGTGTCCACCCAGAGCACCGCCTCAAACCCCTCGGCCAAGCACTTCCCTATCTCTAGAAGCTTGTGCCAAGAAGGCGGCCTGATAATACTCCGGTATATCGAAACTCTAGGCTCATATCCTTGAAACTCGCAGTAATCGGCTATTGTGGGGGCCGTTAGGGACTGCAGCGCTGCATATTCGGTGTCGCAGGCAGAACAGACTGCTATGTCCAAACCAATACTCCGTGGTTCAGCGGTCTTTCTTTTTCTTCTTGCGCTTCCTGAAGAACGGATCGGGAGAGGAAAGTACTGGTTCTGGGTACATCCTAGCAACCGGGGACGCCCCTATCGGCATGGCGAAGGGCGCGACCATCCCCGCAGAGGTGCCGACCTCCTGCAATTTAAGCCAGTCCTTGAAGCCCTTGATCACATTGCTCCCTGTGCGGCCTGCACGGCAGGAGTCCAGCCCTTCGTCAGGAAGTCCAGAAGCTCTGCCCGATTCAGGTGGTAACGGCGGTCGTCGAAGTAGTCGCTCTTGTTAAGCCTGTTGCCCTTGAGGTAGCTCCTCCCGGCCCTCATCGGCTTCAGACGGATGTCTGCTCCCTTGGGGGTCAGGGTGCCCTTAACTATCTCCCAGGGCGACATCTTATAGAGTACCTCACGGTCGGGGGAGCCCAGCGAGAAGTGCGTGGATATCCAAGGTTCGCCGGTGAAAACCTTTGAAATGTCTCCCCAGTTCATGCCCTGCTCGTCGCCCAAGGCAGCAAAGAAGTCCTCTGAGCCCTCGCTTCCCTCAGACGAGGAGTCGCTGTCCTCCCTCGACTTTTCTGGCGAGGGGTCCATCTCCTCCAAGAATAACCGGAAGCCGGCGAAAGTGTGTGGCATAACATCTATATATTTCTCATGAAGGAATATGTTGAAAGTTTTTCCGAAGAGTCGCCTGGTTTCTCCGGGTTCCGTGACCTCATGGATCGTTGGGACCAAATCATGGCCATCAACGAGTCGAAAGATGCCATAGAGAAGATATTGGACAAGCACGAGGTGATACTCTTCTTCGTCGTGGGCAAAGAGCTTTTCGGGGCGCCGGAGCCAAGCAGGCTCATATTTGCCAAGCTAAAGACGGAAGACGAAGACGACCCGATGGAACCAGGCTTCCGTGATGAGGCTAGGTTCTCAGCTGTGAATCTACTGAGGTGCATGGAGGGCGAGGACGAGAACGGGATTGAGCGCGTTTTCGGACTCAAGGACCTGCCGAAAATCAAGGTCATAGACAAAGAGGGCGCAGTCAAGATCATGATGGCCGCTGCAAAAAAATGAACAAGCTCCCATTTGAGAAGCCAACCGGAAAGAGGCGATACCAATGTTTCGTCTGCGGATGCAACTTCGATGGCTACGAGGAGTACAAGGGACACATACTAGACAGCCACGAGGAGGGACGCGAGTACGTCGTCTGCCCGCTGGCGAGGTGCGGCTGTCCCGTGAGGTGTGTGAGGACCCACTTCAAGGCAAAGCATCCCTACGACCAAATGCCGAAAGTCGGGCAGATGAAAGCGATCGTTTGGAAGGACAAAACTAGCAACGGGGGGCTAAAGCAGAGGCGCCCCATGTTCAGGGAGGGATACATGGTTTCGACCAAGAATGGCGGCAAGGAAATGCACTATCGGTCAGGGATGGAGTGTGACGTGTACGAGTGCCTTGAGGCGATGCCCGAGGTCATCGGATATGAAGTCGAACCCTTCTCGGTGCAGTACACCTTTGAAGGGCAAATCCACCAGTACAACCCAGACCTGAAGGTTAGCTTCAGCGACGGACGGGTGGAGGTCTGGGAGATCAAGCCTTCAGAGCAAACACAGTTGCCGAGGAACAAAGCCAAATGGACAGCATGCGATCAATACTGCCAAATGAGGGGATTAGGATTTATGGTGCTCACAGAGGTGGGCATGAGCAAACTGAAGCAGCGCATAAAAACCTCACACGCCTCACAATCCTAGACGAGCAGATCACATTCAAAGGTGAAGGCACGAAGCTGGGCATACGGTGGCTCGCAGGAGCGCACCCAGAACTCGGGGAAATCATATCGGGAAAGAACGGCTTGGAAACGATTCAGAGGTTCTCAAGGGCGCTCTAAAGACGGGATGGGCGCTGAAGGGAGTACAGGGGGTTGTTCGCGCCCTTTCCCTCGCAAGCCGTGTCGCTGTTGAAGAAGCCTTGGGTGCAGAAATCCACACGCAGACCTCTGCCCGAGAAGTCCTCGTGCTTCTCATGGGCGCATCTGGGGTCATGGGCTATGGCGCGCATGAACTTGCGGAGGTTGCCCCTCTCGTTGTTGATGATATGGAAGCAGTCTCCCATTCTTTTGCTGCTGTATTTCGCCTTCCAAGGCACCCAGTAGTCAAACCACTGCTCCCAGCCTACCTCCCTGAACGGAACGCAGACATCAAAGTCCTTGTCGAAATCGAACCACTCCGTGATCGGTTTTTTGTAAATCAAGTCAAAGCGCAGAATTAGAACGACGGATCCATCGTCCGGAGGGATATTCGCCAGACCCTTGGAAACAACCTCGAACTGCCTGTATCCGACGCTTCCGAGAAGCTCCTCGGGAATCAAACGAATGTATTGGTTGTCAGCCACTTGATTAAGCTGGTGCGCCCAGGGGCCATCATAAGTAATGACCCTTACGTTAAAAAAGCGACCTTGAGACTCAAAGGCGAGCGGCACGTTTTTCAAATACTGATCTATGATGTCGAAGAAATTCCTCTGGTAAGAGCTTCTACCGTGAGGCGAAGACAGACCCAAGAAGTGCTGGCCTCGCAGCAGTATGGTTATGGGTCTCATTTCACTTTTGCAGAATAAAGAGAGATTCCTTCGACAGTGCCTAGGTCGTTGACCTCTTTAATGAGCTCCGTGCCAATTCGCTTGCCGTCCCTTACCGCTAAATTGAATGCGGGGGCTAGATAAAACTCATTGTTGACGCGATAGTCTTCCTCAACCATTTTCTTTGTATATCTCACGAAGTCCGAACCACGCCTCCAGAAGTAGTTTCCCGAAGTGGCGAGTTGCGATATGACGCGCTTCTCGGCGACCTCCTCAACTAAGCCGTCCTCGCCTGTTTTGACATAGCTGTAGCCAGGGTGATCCGACTTAAAGCAAAATATGACGCCATCTTTCTCCTGAGCGAGGCACCTACCCTGCCAATTGGCCCCCAAGTCGTTGACCGCATCGCAGACGGACAGCATCAATGGCTCATCGCCGTATACGAGTTGCGAAGCAAGGAGTGCGGTGCAGGCGGCACCCTCCGTCACACCGGAAACTCTAACAACTTCAAAATCAACAAGGAAGCGTCGCATGATATCACCAAAATGAAATCTATCGTCATCTTCTTTCCTCACAACGAACACATACCTGTTCTTCAAGCCGAGGGCGTCGACGACGCGTTGGATCATTGGCTGGCCAGCCACCTGAACAAGAGGCTTGGGCAGATCATTGCTGCAGACCCTCGTCCCAAGGCCAGCCATCGGTATCAAAACATTCATGAAAGCGAAAGCCTCTCAGCAACCCAAGGGACTAGCTTCGACTTAATCTTCGCACGGAAATCTGCGACCGTGCCCCCGTTCACGAGGAAGTAGTCGTACTGGTCCAAGCCCTCGGGCGCTCCTGCTGCCAGCATGTCTTCCCTGAAAGGGAGGGGGCCCTCCTCAAACTTACTTAAAGCAAACTCGACCAGCGGCCTGAGCTGCGACTCGGATGGATTAGGGTCGTCATTCAGGAAGCCAGGCCTGTAGACGAGGATATTCAACCCCCCGACCCTACGGACCGCCTCGGCCTCATTGACGTATCGAGAGTCGCTGATGATAAGGTTTGCGTGCCCCCTGAGGGCGATCTCGATCCATATCTTCTCCTTGATCTTCCGGAAGCCGTCGCCGATGAACTGCAGGCCCTGCCTCACCGGCATAAGGAAGCCAGGCGGCGGCTCGTTAATCCTCTTCCACTTCTCGATGAAGGCCCTGTCGACTCCGAAGGCCTCGCAGAAGGTGTCCTTCACGGGGTTTGCGAACGCCGACCGAATCCACCGCTCCCCATAGAGCTCGTGCAGCAGCTCCGCAAGGTAGTTGCAGAGCTCGTCTTTCCCGTTGTTTTGCTGGGCTGCGGCGGATATTACCTTCATGCTTCACTCCTTTAGAGCATTGTAAGCCCAGAGAGGTTATCAAGATGGCGAGTAAAAAGCCAGTCGAACAGGTATGCGGGAACTGCCTGCTGTACAACGCCGAGAAGCGGGAGTGCAAGGTCGCAGTGCTCATAGATGGCAAGGAGATGCACATGCCCGTTTCGCCTCGGGACAAATGCCACATGGATCAGCTAAATATACCCGTCCAACAAGTCCGCTGGTGGGTGGAGGACGACTCTGGGAACCCCACCGGAGGCAACGGAACGGTGAAGATGGAGTACCCGGTCGGGTTCTTCGGCGAGGAGAGGAGATAGATGGGAAGCTGCAACCCCCCGTTCTGCCTAGGGACAGGAGGCTGGTGCGGGTGCAACTGCGGATGCTGCCCACCATGTCCTGTGTACAAGCAAATTAAATATTACATGTACTGCGGAGGCTCTGCCCAAGAATGCGAAGCGATTTTTGAGGACCCTTGCAATCAAGGATTGGTGGTTACCTGCGAAGACGCAATAGACTGCCCCTCCGCAGGAGGAGCAGATCCCTGTGACCCGCAATCCGGCACCGATCAAATAGAGTTGATTCTGGATTTCGATGGCTGCGGAATTGTTGGAAGCGCTCCTTGCGGTAAAGCTACAGAGTTCATAGTCGTAGGAAAGGGGACAATAACGACTAACGGCAGACAATCAGTCAATTGCACAGATTACGGCTCAACTATTTATGCCACTTTGAATGGCGTGGAAGACAGCTTAGAGGTGGAAGATTGCGACACAGTCAACGTTGACTTCGTGTGGTTTGGGGACGAGTGCTGCCCATGCTGCCTCTACGGGATTGCGAGCGTGGAATCGGACTACTGCGGAGGAGCAGCAATTGCACAATGCGACAGCTGCCTCACCTACAAGGCAAGATCATTAAAAAACAACCTTAAGAGGAACGTACTTTCAAGGATGAAGAAGGTTCACTACAGGCCCTGACTGACCCGAATCAACTCCTTCGCCACATCGACTTTTAGGTTGGCCGCCTTGCTCAGGGCTTCTGGAGTCATGCCGGAAATGTCAGCCACGTTCCTCACCCCCTGGTCATAAAGCTTTGTGGCGCGCGCCTTGCCGATGCCCGGAAGCCTGCAAAGGTCAAGCAGGTGCGCTGGAGCGCCCGAGGATATCCTCGTCTCCAAGGTGGAGAAGTAACACTGCCTGGACCATGCGGTGGAGAGGCTGCCCAAGGTCTGGATGATCTGGGAAACACGGTTGAAGTCGGCTTGGATTCCCCTCTGCGTGGATGAGCAGGCGCTGGCATTGACCCCGTTCATGAGGGCGTAGTAGCAGAAGCCCGCCTTGACCACGCCGTCGGGCACGTATGAACCCCCCAGCACGGGCCTGAGCTTGTTGAGGTAGGAGTCCATCTCCTCCTTCTCCGCCTTGGATACTATGCTGGTGCGATTGGAGTCGATGTTGGCCAGCGCGAAGGAGATACGGACGTCGTCGGCCTCGAAGCCGCCCTCGAAGAGTCTCCTGAAGTTGAAGTAGTAGCTTGAAACGTCGAAGGGGCTGACATAGAACATCGCCGACACTCTGCCGACCGGGCGGGCGAAGAGCTTGCCGTCCTCCACGCCTATCGCACCACACTTGGTGAGCAGCTCGACCGTGGAGTCGACGACGTCGTGGTTCAACACGAGGCTCTGGAAGTGGGCGAGGCTTCTCTCAAACCACTTGTGGACGTCCTCAACGGTGGATACCTCCCCTTGGAATATGGCGCTGACCAAGTGGAAGGCAAGTGTCTTGTGGTGGCTGCCTGAAATGGACAGCAATTGCGACTGAATCTTCCTGCTCTGGCTGTATTTCTGCTTGTACTCGTGGACTTTGCTCTCCGGCACGAGGATGTACGCGTCCCCCATCGGGTCGATGCCGTACCTGCCGCTCCTGCCGACCATCTGGATGATGTCGTGGGACTCCACCTCCTCGACGCCCCTGTGCACGCCGAGGATGATGACGCGCCTCGCAGGCATGTTGAGGCCCCAGGCGAGCGTGGAGGTGGCCACGATGACGCGAAACGCAGGGTCTTTCTTGAACTTGTCCTCAACCCTCGCCCTAGCCGCAGAGTCGAGATCGGCGTTGTGGAACTCGCACTGTATGCCAGCCGACTGAAGCTCCCTCTTCATCATGTCGCCCGTGCGCTTGGTGTGGGCGAATATCAGGAACTTGTCCTCGGGGTAGTATTCAACGATGTCCATCGCCTTGTTGATCTTCTCCGTCTCCAGAAGGTCGTAGCGCTTGAGATCGTCGGCGTAGTGCTCGTAGTGCGTGGTCAGAGGGACGGGCCTGTACTTGGACTCAAGAACGAAGGTCTTTTTGCCGTTCAGCGAATATGAAACCCATTCTGCTATCTGGTCCACGTTGGGCATGGTTGCCGAAAGAAGGATGAGCCTCGCCCCCGGCTGCAAGCGAGTGAACGTCATAAGGCCGACCTCCAAGTGATCGCCCCTGCCAGGAACGGTAAGGAGGTGGCTTTCATCGACCACCAATGTGCCCACCTCCTTCAAGAAGGAGCTCTGCTCGCTGCCATGGCTCCTGCTCCTGTGCGAGAGCATCTCAGAGGTCATGATGATTAGGTCGGCGTCGTTGAGCTCGGCAGTCCTGTCCTTGGTGAGCCTAAAGTCGCCCGTGCAGATGCTGACCTTTAGGTCGCCGAAGTGGTGGCTCTTGGACTTCCAGTCCTCGGACTTTTCCCTTGCGAGGGCGCGTAGCGGAGCGAGGAACATTCCCTTGCCTCCCCGGCGCCTGACCTCATCGGCCAAGAACATCTCGGCTACCACCGTCTTGCCTGCGCTGGTGCTGGCTGCGATCAACGAGTTGCAGTCCTCGTTGTAGAAGTCCATGACTCTGCTCTGCACAGGGTTGAAAAGCTCAAAACCCCATTTGGCGTGGGGGTAGTCTGAAGTGGCTACGCAGACCTTTTGGTCGCCGACTTTGTTGATGGGTGGCATTTTCTCTCCTTGCCTTATATTCGGCTTTGGCCCACCGATATTCTACCACAAAAAGCCGGAGGCCCCGGGCTTTCGCTGGGGCCTCTAGACTTCGGGTCGTTTCGCCAATTAGTGACGGGGCGAACACTCGGAATACTTAAGCCTACGCTCGTGCTCCTTCTCAACTGCGAGGTGGACTTGGTCGACTGCATCATAGAACTCATCCGAATCCTCAGCGACGCTGAGCCATCGGTCGATGTCCCTGAACTGTGACAGGAAGGTCACCGCCTCAGCGAGGTCGCCCCCTAGCCTTTGGGAAAGTCGGCCATACAAAAACCTGACATGCTCGTCCGATAGCTTCTGGCAATACTCTTTAAGAAAGAATCCTGTTTTTTTCATTGAAGACCCCCAAGGGCTCGCACATGGACAAAGTATTCGACGAACAGAAGCTCGAGGGGCTTCTTGTCGCCCACTGGACGAAATTCATGGATTGCAAATCCGTTCTGGACCTGCTGATCCAAGCCCTGCGCGCAGGCGCTAACCAGTTGGCAATTATAAATGAGGGGCATATAACAAACCAAGGAACCAAGCTCACCGTATCAAGGTTCTGCCTAACGCAAGCTGGCTTTCTGATATGGTTTGAGCTGTCTGCCCCGATAAGCCAAGGCTACGCCGAGGCCACGCTGGAGGCGTGCCTTGAGCGTGGGCGCCTGACTGTCACAAGGGTCGCTGGCATGCTCCATGCCTTCTAAACCACGTCGACTCTCCGGACATGCTCGCCGTTGCTGTCCACAAAGTCGTCTTCAAGCACCAGAGTTTTGTCCTCTGCCGAGAACCTCAGGCCCATGTTATACGCGTCCAGGCTTGTTGCTCGACCCTCCCTGGACGCAATGACCCAGCAGTAATCGTCGCGCTTGATGATGGTCCCGTTCGTACTCTCCTGCGTCATCCCGATCTCCAGTTTCACTCCGTCGGGAAGAAGTATTTCTAGCTGTCCGTGTTTTAGGAGGTGTTCTATAACGAGGCTTTGTATCTTGTTCTTTTTCATTTCTGGAACCCTCATCAAGGTTGGGTCGTGCGACCTACGCTGTATATACCCAACCTGGGCTCTATTGCTTCTGAGAGGCGGCGGAATACGTCCCGATACGCAGCTCGATCAGCGGCCTGAATGTAGGCATGAAGACCATTTACACCGACATTTACACCGACATTTACACCGACATTTACACCGACATTTACGCTGAAGCCATGGTTCAGTAGAACGAAAGTTATCAAAACCGATTCCTTTCGTTCTTGAAATGTTGGTATTGGCAAGCCCTTTAGAAGAAATCAACCTGATTGGGCTGAAGGTAGGAGTAGTGAAAGCCCTCGTACACGCACTCCTCAACTTGCGGGTTGTTGGGCAGCGCAAGAGAGTTGCCCTGCTTATCCGTGCAAAGCGACCAGAGGTATATCTTCCTGTTATCCCGAAACATCTCGACGAGAGACAAGTGACTGTTTCCCAAAAACCTTTTGCCGAGCTTGCAGATAAGTCCGAATGGCAGAAATGGCGAAGCGGTATTGTGTATCTGAAGGGTTTCTATGAAATAAATGGAATAGTCGGACTTCTGGTAGTGAATGTACAGCTTGTAGCCGTCAACCATGGCCTCTCGCGCCTTAAAAAGACCCAAGTCATCCTCCGTGGTAAGGGGGGCCAAGGGGAAGTTAAATGGAACAAGGACCTCGCCGAGAGCCTTCATGCCTCTAACAATCTGGTCGAGTTTTTCAGGCCTGTATGTGCCCATATTGGCTCAAGTCCTATAGGTTTCGCCGTACACGCTTCTGTCAACCCGCTCCTCGCCCCTGCAAGCGACAATCTCAAGTATCTGCCTGACAGAGGGCTTTCTTGCCTTGACTCCGAATAGGCTATCATCTTCACCGTCGTCGCAGTTGTCGTGCAGCCTGTCCAAGAACCAGTCCTTGACCTGAAAAAGCCCAGGCGAAAGGTCGTAGTGGCTTGTCAGGCCTAGAAACTCGAAAACGTCCTTCGGGTCGAGCCAGCAGTAGCCAGACCACCTGTCACCGAGGCGGTACGGATTGGGCATGCCTGCCTGAAGTGCCCTCTCCATGAAGAAGAGCACTAGCCTTATCCAGTTCTTGCATATGTAGGGGTCGAGGCAACACTCGGAGTCCATGATTCTGAACTCAATCGTTTTTCTCTTGCCGTTGAAGTAGTGGTATGTGTTGATCGTGTAGTATTTGACAAGCCCCAGCTTCCTGATGAGGCCGTCCTGGGGCATGAACCCATCCTCGAGCCTCTCAAAAGCCTCGCTCTGGGCGAGAAGCTGGCAATACTGATTCCTCTTCCTTGAGAAGGGCACGCTGTCCAGAAAGACGGGCTCGCACTTAACCCACCATGTGAGTATTGTCGCCAACTCACGGTCGCCAAGATCAGAAACATCCACGTGGACATGGAAGGAGCAGCGGCCATCTGACCTGATTCTCTGGTCTTTACCGAGGGACTCCACAACCCTGCAAAGCTCCATTAGGCCCAGCCAACCCTTGAGGACAGGGGAGCAGATCTCCATGCCGCAGCTGCTGTCGGGTTTCACTACCCAAGACACATTGTTGTGGTCATAAGCCCACTTATGAATGTGGACGGGCTTTCTACTCGCCAAACGCACGACGTCAGCAGCCTCATGAATGCCATCCGGCAGCGACCCATCCAAAGGTCTGCTGGCATCGTCGAACGCGTTCAGTTCGATCTCGGCGCCGAAACGCCTCTTGATGTCTAGGCTCAATCGCTCTCGATAGCCGTCCATCTGGGCCTCCACAGGTTAAATTATATAGGCAGCCATCAAACTGCGCTTATAATTCACTTGCGAGGGGATAAGCCATGATATGTCTGCTAGTCGAAACCGTTGATAAACGCAAATTCCTCACCTCGAAAAAGAACCTCAAAGCTCTTTCAGAGTTTTACCAGCGATTCGGCGCGACCATCAGGCTCGTCGAGGCAAACGGGAGAGGGAAGCTACTGTCGCTAGATAGGCTGGCCGAGGTGATATGCGACCCTCATACTGAACCAGAAGGATTTAGCTACGACATAGTCTGCGCTGACCCATACCTTGACTCCAAGCAACAAAAAAGGGCATTGGACAAGACTGCAAGGACTCTTGAGAAGCTTCTATTGTCAGGAAAGCAAGTGGACCTGAAAAAGTTCGCCGACAAAATCAAAATGCCCTTGACCTCAGTTAGGCTCTGCATAAATAGTCTGCGGACTTCGCTTGCATCTGCAGGAAAGACCGTGGCCGCCATAAAGCCAGGCGTCTATTGCATAGATGCTAGTTACAAATTCAGATAAACCACTAGGAGAACATGCAAGATAAATATCATTTTGAGATAGCTCTTCCGGTGGACACTGACATTCGGAAGATCAAAAAGAGGATTGACGACTTCAAGCGCCACGGCTTGCAAAATCACGAAAAATTCCGCATTAAGCTATTCTTGCTAGCCTCCACCAATAACAAGCGGGAGGATTCTGCCGATGGATGGCCATCCAACTTCGACGTGACGCATATCAACACGCCATACCACAACGTGGCGCAGAGAATATACCACTACTACCTAGAGATCATTCAACCAAACAAGGCAGACTGGTACTTGAGGATCGACGAGGACAGCATCACAGACCTTGAAGGACTGCGCGAAAACCTCCAGCGTGGCTACGATCCAGAACGCGAGTACCACATCACGAGCAAGCTGAACTGGGATGGGTCCGATATTGACGAACACATACTCGACAACATGGGCTATGACTGGTGGTATATCAACTGCCACTGCAGGCGTGGCAGCGTCAGTCCACCGCACGAGCAAGAGGTGAGCGTGACCTCAAACAAAGCCATAGCAAGGGTCTGCGAGAGCAGCGTGGCGAGAGAATACCTTGAGAAGCGCATCAAGATCAGCGGAGGCTATGGGGACCACAGCCTATGCCACATGCTAAAGATGAACAAGGTTCACCCCCATGAGGCGTTCTTCCTTACGCACGAGCCGCAATTCTTCAACCAGAGCATCTTCGGCGGTGTCTTCAACCATGTACACTGGATATGCCATGACCGCACCCCCGAGGCGATCAAGTGGCTGGATGAGCTGGATCGCAGGCCGTCCCCTGACATCGACAACAAGCTGTTCGTAATGGGGCAGAGGAACAAACAGCGGCGAATTTTCTGGTTTAACTCAAAGAAAGGCATCCAGAACTACTACCCCGCATACCATCGCAGGAAAGAGGGCGAGGTCGTTGGCGTCTGGAGCATGCGCGACGAGGAACTTGTGGTATACACGCCGAACCCAGAAAAGAAGTTCGCCGTCTTCAACAAGGTCGAAGACGGCGTCTGGATGACGAATCAAGTCTACATAGAAAGACTGGACTAGCCCTCAAGTTCCTCGTCTATGCCCTCGTCGTCCGCATCGGAAACAGAGTTTAGCTCAACATCGGTGGCATCCTCTGCCCTGCTGCTCAAAGCCTCCTTGTAAGGCTCCAGATATGCCTCAACTTGTTCCCTGGACGAAGCATCTATGAGTGCAGGACACTTCAGAAGCACCTCAATTGGGATGTCGTTCCGCTCAAGGCTAGCACGAAACTTGACCTCCTCGCCGTTACTGAACTCTGGTCGAACGAGATAGCTTCCTGCGCCCTTCGCCGCCTCCACCCTTTCGTCATCGAGCAAGCAGCTAAGAAGCCCCGAAATGGGGTTGATTCCCTTGTCGAATAGCAGCTGAACGTTTTCCGACTCCACAAACGGCCTGTGGGTCTTGTTCTTGACGTTCTTCAACTTTACGTTGATGCCGAGAATCTTCTTCTTGGTACCGCTGATCTTCTTCTCTATCTTCAGTTGCGTCTTGGTTTCCAACCGGCAGGACGCATAGAACGGTAGAGCGTTTCCTCCCCCAGCAGTAGTTTTGGTTGGCACGTAGGTTCCGATCTTGTCCCTCGTCTGGTTGAGGATTACCACGGTCGCATTGTGCCGCTCCATGACCGTGTTGAGTTTCCTGAGCTCACGGGAGCAAATTTTGGCTCGCTCGCCAGGCTGCTCGTTGGAACCCACGATCGCCTTGAACTGCGTCTTGGTGTAGCCCTCGGGCAAAGCGACCTCACGCAGCTCTCTGGCTGACGGGGACACGCCGATGGAGTCGTACACGATAACGATCGGGACGTCGTTGCTAGTTTTTTCCCGAACCTTCTCGCAAACCTTGTACATCTTGGCGAAGACTTCCTCAAGCGTTTCCGGGGTGTACCGGAGAATCCTCTTGAGGTTGCAGTGCGACGCCATCTGGATGAACTCTTTGTTCGCGCTGTTCTCACAGTCCATCAGCACGGGGACGCCCTTCATCTTCTGCGCACCAAACAAGATGTTTGCGCCGAAAAGGGACTTGGAACTGCTGTTAGGCCCATAGATTTCGGTGAGCTTGCCGCCGGGAATACCGCCCGTAATGAACTGCCCCGAGCATATGTAGTTGAGTGCTAACGAACCGGTGTCGACGAAGTACTTAACGCTGTCGATGCTATTTAAGACAGCGCCACCAGTTTCCTCTGCAAGCGACTCAAAGAAACCGTCATCAACACCCTCGTTCTTTTTCTTGGCCATTTTTCTCTCCTTTCTGATCTTAAAAGCACGAAAAGAGGGCGCCGGACTTCTGTCCGGCGCCCTCTTTGATGACTGGCATCACTTGAAGTCTTCTAGTTCCTTAAGGAAGTCCTCGTCTGCGTACTCGTCAGGTGGCGGAGCCTTCGGGGCTTCAGGCGACGAGCTGGAACTCTTGGCAAGGCTGTCGCGAACCCTTTCCTGCGCCGCCGCCGGAACCGGTGCTGAGCCGGCCGTCCTGAACTCATCGAGCTCGGTGTCGGCTGCATCGGCCCCCTCATTCACAAGGCCCAAGTGAACGCGCAAGGCGTGCTTGAGCTCGTCGGAGTTCTTGACAACTCGCAAAGCCTGTAAGTCGTGCCTGTTCTCCAGCCATTTATCGATCTCGTCGGGAGACCCGAGCGGACTGGGTTCCTCAAACTTCGAGTTGTCGTAGTTGGGGTACTCTTGCCCACCCCCGCCCTTGACGACCTTCTTCACTACACGGAAATCGCGACCGTCCTTCACATGGGTGATGTCGCCGAGAGGCTTGTCGCCGGCAACTGAGTCGCCGATGATTGCTCGGAGTATCTTGGCGTGAACGGTCTTGCCGCAGCTGTAAATCTTCGGGCCTGCGTTTTTCTTGACGTTCCCGTCCTTGTCCTTTTCGGCACGGACTATGACGTTGTAGTAGTAACGCTCAACGGGCTTGATGGCCCTCGCCTGCTGCTGCAAATCCTCCTGGGCCTTGCCCGAGAGCTTCTCGGACTTCTGCCACAGGTCGTTGTAATACTTGCAGATGATGCAGTCGCCCATCCACTGCTCCTTGCCACGGGGGCCCACCTGTAAAGTGCGTGGGCAATGGTAGGTCCGCTTGTTCCTGCCGGCTGGGTTGTTGAGAGTGTGGACCCTCGTAACACAGTAGTGCTTCTGGCTCTTCCGCTTAGGGAGTATACGCAGAATTACGAATCCGTCGCGCTCAGGCAGACGCACGTACTTCTCAAGTCCCTCGCCTTGTCCGGCGCCGGGTTCCTCGCTGACGCGCTGCATCTCCTGACGCAACTCGTTCAGGTCAAGGGCCTCATAGTCAATACCCATAGTGATACCTCAGTGTGAAAGTGGTGTGTTAGTGATGTGGAACTCATTTGATGTCATCTCACTCATCCCACACAAGACTATCGCACGGAGGATTGAAAAGTTTTATAGCAAATTTCCATATTCAATAATTTTGTGGTTTAAAATAAAATTAACTCTGCTTTAAAATATCGTTTAATCGGAAATTTCTTGCTTTATATCGGAATTAGGTTCGGGCAAACCCTCGGCACTAGATGGATCAAGGTTTTCCGTCGCATACTGATGTAGTTTTTTCTGAAGCGCGTCCATTTTGTCCTTGATGGTTTTGAAACCTTCTGCTTCAAGCTGTTCGTTTACGCTCTTGCGGCTCGCCTGCTCCCTGTCATACTCGGTCTCAAGCTCCTTAAGAATCTGAAGATTCTTTTTGAGCTTACTAACGACCTTCTGCTCGCGCTCAACTAGCTTCCTGTCTGCCGCCTCGGGGTTGCCTGGCAGAACCTGCTGGACTTTTCCATACTCCAGCTCCTGCATCTCAAGGTCCTTGATGGCTTCCTCACGCATGGATTTTCGCTCAGCACGAATCTCCTCGCGACGCTCAAGCACCCTCTGGCGCACTGCCTTCTCGCGAAACTTCCTCTTTTGGGGGTCTTTTCTAGCCTTGGACATGACTGCTCCTATCTTCTTGGCCTTAAATCTGGAATGCTAGGATCGACGCTGGCGTTGCCCCAAAAGAGCTTGCCGCCCTCCCTCTGCTGGGGAGACTCGCTGAAATTCAACTCCCTGTCGGCAAAGAGGTTAATGTTTGCCGGTACGAAGTAGATGTCCGAAACATTCTGGTCGCGCCCGAGATCGTCAGTCACAAGGAAGACCTCGCCAATACCGCTCTTGCTCATCTGTCTTTCGAACACCGGGTACTTCTTGTTTTCTGTGAATTTGAGTCCCAGCTTCTTTGCCTCGAACAGCTGCTGCGGCTCGGGCGCGAAGAGAATGAAATCTATGGGTCTTCGCTGCCTCTGGGGGGCGACGTTGACCATCTGCTGGGGGGTCTGGGCTGTGGCGGATATGCTCATCTGCTGGGAGTGCGCAGAATGGGAAAGCTGGAGCTGCTGGGGCTCCTCCTCCACGGCCACAACGGTTGCGTCGCCGCCATAGTCGAAAAGGAACTTCTTGTTCTTAAGAACTATGCCGCCCTTGGTTTCCTTGAATGTTATTTGCTTTTTGCTTATCTCGAAAACATCTACTCCAACTATAAAAATGTCTCTTCGGGCGTACTGACCCATGACTGCGGCAGCAAGCTTTTCAAGTGGGACGTCCTCCAAGGGGTCCCCGACCTTCCTAGAGAAAGTCTTGACCTCGTCTCTGTTATATTCATTGTCCACTTTCTCGTGGTAGCTAAACCTGCATTCGTATCCCACTGACTCCTCCGTATTATTTCTGCACCAGACCCGTGCCGTATCTCGTGGGGAATGTGTGGCCCCTCCTGTTTTTGCTCTCGCAGAAGTTGAGAAACCCTTCGGAGCAATGGCGGTTTTTATTTACATTTTCGCAAACAATTATACCATTGTCGGATATATGCGGCCAAACGAAGTCCAGATACTCCAAGAGTTTATCGGAATCTGGCGCATCGGTCACCAAACCCATATCGAAATTCATACCAGAAAGCAGACCCTCGAATTCCAAGTCATATAGACCGCCCACATAAAAATCACGCCTTCCCTTCATTGCGCGCTTGATATTCTGCCTGCCCAACCTGACCGAAAAATATTCGTCCCTGGCCTCCCTGAACCCCAAAAAAATTGTGGGAGTCTTGCAGGAGATGCACATAGCCCCCACTAGAAGCCCGAGGTCGAACCCCAACTCCACTATTGAATCGGGGTTTACCCTCTTGCCTAGCTCGTAGTAAAAACCCGAATAGCGATGGTCGAGGTAGGAGGGGGACTTGCGAGACATCTCGTCTATTACGCAGAACCTGTCCAGCAATGCCTTGCCAGTTATTTTTGGGCTTTCGAGAGCGACCAAGAGATCGCTTTTGAACTCCTCTATCCTTGTCGAAATCATCGATACCCTCAACGGCTACAGGATATATAAGTAATGAACGCTCTACATGTTTATTTTGAAACAGGGGCAGTCGGCGACACCGCCATAAACCTATGCCGATACAACCGTGCTATGCTTGACGGCGGATATGACTGGGTCGTGGTGCACACGAGCAAGTTCTTCAGGTATTCAGACCCTGACAGAATCGGATGGTCCAGCCCAGTCGTGAGGGAAATCCTTAAGAGGGCGACCTTTATACACGAGGTGGTATATGACATCGACTATACCAAACCATCAACCTGGACCAAGAGCAGAAAATATGGCGTCCTGATCCAAGAGCCTTACGCCAAGTCCGATCACAATGACATCAAGAGGCTGTGCGACCTAACTGAGTTCATTCCCGACTACGAGCCTGGTCCGCTTCGGGCCATAATTCACCCGGTCAGCCTGAAGTACAAACCGCTGACGCAAATCGAGGACTACGTGCCGACATGGGATAGGTGTGTCGGAATGTTGAAAGAGAAGGGGTACGATGTCGTGCTGGTGGGATCTGATGAGGATCCCGTGGATCGAACGATGAGGCCTGAAACCTTGGATTTGTGCACCAACATGATTGGCAAATGGACTTTGTTACAGTCTCTAGCGTACGCCATCTACAGATGCCAATGGGTGGTTGCATGCGACAGTTGGGCATCTATATGGGGGCCGGCGGCCAAAGTGCAGACTGTCTGCGCCTGGGGACATAGGATGGAGTGCGACCAAGACTTTTTCATAACCGATTTTCTTGGCAATCGCGACTTTTATAAGTATGGGTGGTCTTCGCAAAAGGAATACTGCGACGCGCTTTTGGCTGCGCACATTGGCGAAAAGATTAGACAATCGGCACAAATCGGGAGCTAACATGAAATATGACGTGATGGTGGTGGGGGCAGGCTTCTTCGGCGCAACGTTTGCGCGCAAGATGACCGACGCAGGCAAGCGATGCCTCGTCATAGACAGGCTGCCTCACGTCGCAGGGGCCTCCTTCGACAAGAGGTGGGACAACGGCATTATTGTCGGAGAGTACGGGGCGCACATATTCCATACCCAGAGCGAGGATGTCTGGGAGTTTATCAACAGGTTCGGCACGATGGAGAACTTCATCAACAAGCCGAAAGTGCTCTCGGGCGGCAGAGTCTACTCCTTCCCCATCAACATGATGACCATGCACCAGCTCTGGGGCGTGGTGACTCCAGCAGAGGCTTGGGCAAAGATCCAGAGCGTCAGAGTCCCATGCGAGAAACCACGAAACTTTGAGGAGTGGATTCTCGACAAGGTGGGAAGGGAACTCTACGAGATGTTCTTCTATGGCTACACGAGGAAGCAGTGGCTTAAGGAGCCGTCCGAGCTTCCGGCATCCATCATCCAGAGGTTGCCAATCAGATTGACATACGAGGAAAACTACTTCACGACGAAGTACCAGGCCATGCCCAAGGAAGGATACGGCGACCTGGTGTCGAACATGCTGGAGGGCATCGAAGTCCACCTCGGCGTGGACTTCTTCGACCTTCGGGACGACTGGAGAAAGAATGCGCACATGCTCGTCTACACGGGACCCGTGGACAAGTACTACGGATACCAGCACGGGCGGCTTGATTACAATACACTGCGATTTGAGCACAAGACCTACCAAGGCGACTTCCAAGGAAATGCCGTATTTAACCACGTAGACCTCAGCGTCCCGCACCTCCGCACGATTGAGTGCAAGCACTTCCACGACAAGCGTTTGAGCAAGCACTACGACCCAAAATTGGTGGAGTCAGGCGATACCGTCGTGACCTACGACATCCCGATCAGCTTCAAGGACCACCCCGAGCCCTACTACCCTATACGGGACGACAGGAACAGCGAGATATACAACCGCTACATGGAGATCAAGAAAGGCGAGCCTGACGTGATTTTCGGAGGCAGGCTCGGGGAACACAAGTATTTGGACATCGACCAGACCATCGCCTCGGCTCTTGCGAAGGCAAAGAAACTGCTGGGGTACAACGAGTGAAAAGGTGCGGGGAAGGCTTCCGTCTCCGGGCCTTCCCCGCCTGCCTTGGAAAGGCCTTTCGGGCCTATTTGGGTGATCCCCGGCTGTTGCCTCGGGCATACCAGCCCCGCACTGGGATTCAACCCCGCTGCCGCCTGCGATCGGGCCTCCGTGCGGACAGCCTGAACGCTCAGCAACGACAGCGTGAGATGAGGGTTTCCAAGGACGAGGTATCTATGTTCCGTTTCGTTAAAAAGAAAGACTTGAGGCCTGTCACGCTACGAGAGCACCATTCAAGGAGAGGTCGTGTGCTCGTGAAAAGGAGAGCGGGAGGCTTCGGCGACATACTCATGCAGAGGATGATGTTTGAGGACATGTCTGAATGCTTTGAAGGGATGGAGCTGGACTACTGCTGCCCCGACTCATTCATCGAATTCGCAATGAATAACCCCTTCTGCAAGACCATCAGGATCAAAGACGCTATCGACAGGGATTACGGGGCCGTCTATGACATCACGACGGCATGCCGGGTGCATGAGTCGAAGTTCGGTGGAGCAAACAGCAAACATCGCAGCGACATATGGGCAGAGCACTGCGGATTTGTCCTCAAGCGCCATGAGATGCACCTTCCTTTGGACGGGTCGCTTGTCAAGTCTGCCAAGACGACCATCGATGAGGACAACTACGACTGCCAGCCAGCCGTTTTGCTTGCGCCACAATCCACGCTAGATGACTTCGGGGCGAACAAGAGCCTGACGGACTGGCAGATCAAGGGTTTGGTGAGCAGGCTAAGGGGCATGGGGTTCTGGGTTTTCTCCGTGCACAGCAGGCACATAGACGCTTTGACGGAGCTGGGAGTCAAACAGTTTGTCAACGTAACTTGCGACTCTTGGAAGTACCTGACGGCGGCAGCCGACTATGTGATATCAGTAGATACCGGAACTTTTCACCTGGCTGGAGGTATAAAGGCCCCGCTTATCGGGGTTTTCACTTTCACGGATGGGAAGGTTTACGGCAAGTACTACGACTTCGTTCTGGTTCAGAAGCACAGGGACAATGGAGACTGGGCTTGCGGCCCATGCTTCGTTAAGGATGCGTGTCCCAAAAGCAAGGCGGCCCTGAAGCCATGCCTTACGGAGCTTTCGGTGGAATCAATCATTGAGGGGTTCAGGAAGGCACTGGTGAGGTGGCCTTCGGAGCGTTTGACTCGTAAAGCCGAAGCAGCACGCTTGCCTCTGTGAACAACTGCTTTGAAAGCTCGAAGTCATGCTGCCACCTGGGGTTGTCGTTTTGGGTAGCGACGACAGTCGTGATTCCCTTCTGGATTATCATGCTTGCGCACGCAGCGCATGGCATCATAGGCCAGACGTAGATTGCGCACCCCTTGAGCGAAGCAAGATTCGAGAACATCAGCGCGTTGCGCTCTGCATGGACAACCATCTTGTACTTGATGTCACGGTTGTGCAGCCTTTCCTCGGTGTCCTCAACGCCTCGTGGGAGACCATTGTAGCCCACCGACACAACCCTCCTGTCGGGATCGACTATAACGGCACCAACCTTAGTGGACGGGTCCTTGGAGGCGGTAGATACGTACTCCGCCAAGCCCAGATACCACCTGTCCCAAAAAAGGAGCCTGCTCAAGAAACAACCTCCAGCCCGTACTCGTCGATTGCGATCTTTTTCAGTTGAAACCTGTACCCATCATGATCGGGGCCGAAGTGGTGGTGCTTGATGCCCGTCGCCAAAAACCCGAAACTCTTGAAGAACTGCTGCGACTCTAGCTCCCTTTCGCTCACCATCACCTCTGTGAAAGCCGGACCGTCCACCTTGTCCATCTTCTTGAGAAGGTGTCGCACCATCTTGGAGCCAAGGCCCATGCGCCTCTTAGAGGGGTGAACCACAACGCTTACCAAACCGAAACGCCCTGGAGAGTGGGTGAACATCAGGTGGCCTGCGACCTCGCCCTCGTACTCCACAACTATACCATTGCTGTTCTTGGAGCGAAGGCAAATCTCGAAGTCCTCTGCTTCCCAAGAGTTCTCTATGCAGTCAGACTCGATTTCGACCATCCTCTGGATGTCACGGGACATGCACCAGCGAACTTTGCCCTTTTGCTGCCTTACCACTATTGAGAGACCTCATACGTATGGCAATGTTATCAATTCTGGCGACGCTTGCGCCGCTCTGGTCTCGAAAAGAATAAACATTCCAGACGGTTAAATCAAGGTCACTGGGCTGAACGCTGAAGAGATCGCATATCAAGAGGAAAGCGCGCTCCAGCTCTGCGTACTTGGTTTTGGACGGTGAGGACTTCGGTGCATCGAACCCGCAGTCCCCGAGGAAACGGAGCATATGGACATCAAGCCCTGCGCACCTGAAACCGGCTCGGCTGTGCATCACAAAGCACCTTGATGTCTTCGGGCCGATGCCTGGTATCGCCTCCAGTTCCTTCAGCGAGCAGTTGCGAAGGTCTATTCCCGATGTCGCAAGCGCCGTGAAAGTCCTGCTCTTGTTGCGCCAACAGCCTATGCCTGCGGCGCGCATGGCCTCCGGAAGGCAGCCAGCATGCGCAAGAGCCCTGATCTTTCCAAAGGGGGAGGCGCTTGCAATTGAGCAAAGCAGCCTGTCTAAAGCTCGCGCCGCAGAAACGCCGTTCTTTCCTGCTGCGCACACCCAGAAAAGGATCACCTCCTCTAGACCATGCGCGTCGAGGTTGTAGTTGGTAACCTTGGTTGGATCTACAGGCACTTAATTGTTCTTGAGAAATTCCTCTGCCGAGGAGGTTTCGGGTAGTCCGGGTGACTCGTAGATGTCCCTGTTGAGTATCTTCATCTCATGGCGCAGCGTGTGGCCACGGTTCTGGGCGTTCTCATGGTTCTTGTCCCAGGCGCGAAGGTGAGCCTTGATATGCCCGACCGCCTCCTTGCGCTCCACAACCCTCTTGCGAGCAGCAACTACATCGACAGAGGCGGTCGCAAATGCCTTGGCATAGTTGTCGCTGTTGCCTTGATCTTTGGACTCCATGAACTTGAGGCTGTAGAGCGCCTCGACGTCGATATCGGCCACGAGCATCTCCTTCTGGGCGTGCTCGAGCTGCTTTCCGAGGTAGTCTACCCACCCGTACTCAACACCCATGTACTCATGCAAGCTGTTCTCGCTGTACCGCATGTTTGCAGGGTCGAGAACAACATCCTTGTTATTTACCCTTACTGTCACCTTATCCAAAGGGGCTTCTTTTGCCACGACTTGAACTCCTGTTTTGGATTACTCAATCACCTTGAAATCGCTGCTGCCGATAAATTTCCAGAAGTTCTCATCAACCTCATCGTAAAGCGATTGTGGAATCTCCTCTACATCCGACGACAAGCCGTCGAAGTCGGCATAGTCAAGGGAAACGAGGTGTTTGGGCTCGTCAAAGAAACGAGCCAAGGATGGATCGCCCTTGGCGATGCCATGAAAGAAGGCGCCCAGGTCCATGTTTCTCTCCTGGGCAGACCTGACGGCGAGCTGAGTCACAGGCACGGTTATGGAGCCAACGAATCGACCGGGAACCTCGCGCTTGTCGATGTCGCTCATGGAACCCGTTTCGTACTCCTTCACATACGTGAAATAAAGGCCAGGCGGCCTGATATTGATCTGGAGGGCAGGCTTGCTGCCCATGCGCATCATCGCCTCGCAAAACTCCTTAAACGTTCTCACGCGACACCCCCACGATCTTGCATTCCCTGTTGGGAAACATCAGCCTCGCCTTCTGGGAGGCGGCGGCCTCATCGACCGCATCTACCACGGCCAAAACGGACTCGGTAGGGTGGTCCACATACTCGTTCAGGACGCACTCCACAATCTTGTACTGCTTCATTTTCAAGCCTCGTAGTTGTTTTCCTGGTCGTCGGCCTCAACGAATCCCTTCTTGCTCCGCTGCTTCTTCTGGGGGGCATCCACGTTGTCTATGGATACCTCCTCGGCCTTCTTCTCCTGCACCAGATTCATCTTTTCACGGTATCTATCCTTGGTGATCTCAAATAAATCCAGCGTGCCCTGCTTGTAATCCACACCGATCTTGAAGGCGAATCGCGACTTGCCATTCCTGTGCTTGATGACAAATACGCGCGCCACCTCCGCCTCCTTCTCTAGGACTTGCTGGTTGAGGCTCCAGAAGGCGTCGAGGGGCTTGAACTGGTCGAAGCTCGTGCCGATATTCGATTCGTCTATGAACTGCCCTATCTCAAGCTTGGCAGCGCTGGAGTTCGGCTGAACGCAGGTCAATGTGCAGTACTGCTTTTCGACCCCGAAACCACGAAGGTCGCGAAGTATCCTGTAGGCGGACTCATACTTCTTGACGTTGGGGTCGTCCTTCATCTCGCCGACATAGTCGATGATTATGAGATTGGGCTTCCACCCCCGAAGCTCCAGCTGAGAGACATAAGCCCTTACCCCATTGACGTCCAGCATACCGCCGGGGAACTGTTTGATATGGAGAAGGTTGGGATCGGCCTTGTCCCTCTTGAACTCCTCAATCTCACGGATGATGTCGTCCTTGTTCTCGCGAAGAGCGTTGATGTTCCTTTTGGCGAACTGACTGGTGAAGCGCTGCGATATGCCGAGCTCATCCATCTCCATCGTGAGGTACAAAACCTTGTGGCCGAGCATGACATTTGCGACTGCGGCCTTCACCAGAGCGAGCGACTTGCCCGTGCCGGGCAAGCCTATCCAACTCCCGATCTGGCCGGGGAAGAGGCCGCCACCGGTGAGGGCAAAGTCTATACTTGGAAACCCCGTGGTGAACCTGTCCTTCCCAAGGAACACCTCCTCCATCCTTCTAAACATCTCCTCGATGTTGTTAAAGTACTCGAGGCCCGGCTCATAATTCTTCTCTATGGACATCGCCGAGCGCATTGACTCGTATACGAAGCTCCATGTCTTTTCGTCCTCTGGTGCCGCCTGCATTTTCTCGAGGCAGTTGTGAAAGGCTATCTTCACCGCCTGCACCTTGGCGAAGTAGGTGACCTTGTCAAGCAGGTAGTCCCTCGTGTCCAGCGCAGGAACGTAGTAGTCGTACAGAGACCCGAACTCAGCAAGATGGCCCAGCCGTATGCTGCCCTCGCGCTCTTTCAGGGCCTGCTCCATCTCCTGCTGGAGGACGAACCTCGGAGGTATCGCCTTGCGGGCATTGAAGTAGGCCATGAGTAGCTTGCAAACAAGGACATGCGCCTCGTGGGTGAAGTATTCAGGCTTTATCTTGTCTGCGGCCTGGACAAGCATAAAGCTGTCAGTAAGCAGCATCCCGAGCAACTTCTTCTGGAATGTATCGTCCCAAGTATACTTGGGCTTGACGACATCGCCCTGCGTCATAGCCTCGAGTTGTGACTGCTCTTCCGGTGTAAGATCGCGCATGTGCTGTGCCTCCCCCGACATTCTATCCCGTCGGGGGGGCTATGCGCAAATCAGACCGAGAGTCCGTGGAGGTTGGCCTTCGCTTTGTCGCCGCCGGCCATAATCTGGTCGAACATCGTCATGTACCACTTGGTGAGCTCGGGGAGCATCTGCGGAGGGACAGCCCCCGGCTTAGTCAACCCCTTGGAGGCCATCATCTGCTGGAGCTCGTCGGCGAACTTCTTGCCCATCCTTACGCCATAGGAGTCCTGTCCCTTGTCGACGCCCAGGTCATGGGTGCGCTTGGAAAGGTTTACCTTGTGCTTGGCGGCCCAGCCTGAAACAGCCGACTTGACTTCGTTGATGAAGTTGGACGTTGCCTGCTTGTCGGGACCAGCCTCGAGGTGCACGACGAGCCTGTCGTTCTCCTCGACATACTTCCAGAGGTCGGTGGGAATCTTGAATCCGATCTTGAGGTTGCTCTTGAGCGCGACCCCCTGCAGGGTCATGAACAGGTCCCTGAACCCATTCAGCATGCCTATGATGCTGTCTTTGTCATGGCCCGGGGTAAAGTAGAGTTTGGGTGTTTCCGGCTGGCTCAGGAGGTTGCCTTTGCCTGCGGGATACCACTCTGCCCAAGAGCCTGCTTTGTCAGGTGCGCTTGCGATCAGCTGCTCCCAGGCGCGATAGGCAGGCTCCCACTTGTCGCCCATCTGCGCCCTGACTTGCTGCTCGTCTGCTGTGGATGCGTTCTTGCGCATCTGCATGTACGTGTAGTCGCCCAGACCCTTGAAGTTCAAGTCCTGGATGTACTTGGAAATGTGATTCGGGTTGAGCTCGATGCGCTGCTCCTCCGAAAGGAGCCAAGTCTTGAATCCGGCCATTTAAATCCCCCTGTGGGAATATATAGGCTGTAAAAGGCTTTTTTAGCCTTGGCCCGACTGGAGGTAGTCGTACTCGCTGAGGCTGACCATGCCGCTGCGGATGGCCTTCTCACGCGTGATCTTTTTGCCCATGCTCTTCTGGCCGTTCCACACGATGGCCTTGCAGTAGGTTGCGAACTTGGCGTCCAGGTTCAGTGGTGCGGACTTGTCGGGACGCTCGTGCTTGGGGACGATGGAGCTCACAAGCTTGTCCAGCAGCCGCTCTTGGAACTTACCGTACTTCTGCCTGTTTGCTCCATGTCGGGTTCGGTTCTCCCAAAGCTTCTGGAGTTGCTGGACTATCTGTACGACGAATTTGTCCTTGGCGTGGCGGTTGACGGCCTCGAAACATTTCTCAATGTAGACCTGGCGCTTGTAGTAAGAGCCGGCGCGCAACATGGACATCTGGAGCTCCTGCTTGATGTCCTCGGCGTCCTCAACGAGGTTGTTGTTTGAGTTCTTGTGCTTCAGCTCGTGGGCGGCATGCCAGCACAGTTTGCTGAACTTCTTGTCTAAATCCTGGAACTCCAAGTCGGTGATGGGAAACTCGCAGATGATCTCTCGCATTTTGACCTTCCGGATGATGTTTTCAGTTTTCTGGCCTCACGGGCTTGAGCTCATTTAGGTTGGAGCCTGCCTTGCAGCTCACCTTGAGCTTGAGTCCCGGCCACAGGTCGCACTCGGAGGTAAGAACCCCGTGTGCCCTCGCCAAGACCTCACGCCAGACGCCTTTGTCGACGTAGAGGACGTAGCCGTCATGAACAGTATAAGCGATATGCGCCTTATCGTTTATAGCGAAATATAGGTTTATAAGCTTCTCAAGGCATATTGCAGAGGCTGGTGACTGCACGGCGAAGTTGCGGGCAAGGTAGCTCTTGCCCTCGGGGAAGTTCCGCCTCGTCTTGCCGAAGACATCGCGAACGCAGCCCGAGCCTTCGAGCTGCCTTTCATGCGACAAGACGAATTCGTTCGCCTCGGCGAACTCCGACCGTATTCTGCGCACGATTTGTTCTGCTTTGCCGTGGTCAATCTGACACGAGCGTGCCAGCGAGGAGGGCCCCTGTCCATATATAACCGGCAAGAACATTTTTTTCGCAAGCTCGCGCGATCCCTCCACGTACTGCTCCCCTACCACGGCCTCGTATATTGCGGAGTAAATGTCCGGGCTCATGCAAAGGTTCTTAAGTTTGGAGTCTCCGCTGACATGGGCAAGGGTGTACACCTCCATCCCACGGAAGTCGAAGGAGAGGAAAATCTCATCGTAGGCGATTGGCCTGAGGTTCGCCCTAAAGTCTGGCTTCATGGCATGGGGGACATAGCCAAGGAGGAACGCGTCGGAGCAGCGGAGGCGGCCGTTCTCCTGGCCATCGATCTCGTAGTTGGCGTAAACCTTAGAGTCCCGAGCCTTGTCGAGAATTCCTACCGTCTCAAGCCTCGGGATGACCGTGGTGGTTAGTGGAAGAAGCACGTTCCTGTAGATCTTCTCTCCTAGCTTGTAGCCCCCCTCCTGGACAAGCCTGCGCAGCCTAGCCATCGCCTCGCTGAAGGACTGTGGAGGCTCGGCGCGCACACCGTTATAGGACTCCAGCAGCTTGAGGTCTATGAGACTGCACGACACGGAAAGCGGCACTCCCGTCTTGGCCAGCACGAAGGAACAAAGTTGCTTGAAGTCCCAACACATGAGCTTGCGGCCTTCAGAGAGGACGGTGATCTTGAGCAGGCTCATGATGAGCGGAAGGTTATCTCCCGAAAGCGCTACCGAGAAGGTTTCGCCGTCCTTGCAGAAGAACTCAATCCAGCAATCGAGCCGCTTGTCGGTGAAATCAAGAACGGAGGGAAAAGTGCGAACGAACACTATGTCGTGGGCATGCTTCGACAGGAGTTCGGGGAGATCGTTTTGCATGAGGAATTTCTACCCTCGGCTTGCCGACGGACAAATAGCAGATTGTTCGAGATTTTAACTTTAAAATCAATTTCCAAACCGAGGGGCTGACTTCAAGGAACCCTCACTCATTTGGATCCCCTTTTGAGGATCCAGTCTGGAATAATCTTTCAACGGAGGTTTCGATGTTTAAACCTATCGTCCCCGTTGCAGACCTTTCAGACAGAGAGAGAACCTTAGGAAGAAGCGATTACCAAAGCGCTTTCTTGTCCAGCGTCCTAAATCAGAGTGGCTCGCGTACTTGTCTGCTTACGCGAATCAGCCATTTTGTTGCCACTCCGAGCTTACCTAGCTGGCTGCGGGATCAACACCTCTCGTAGCGGTGTTCGCCTAAAAAGGCTACTAAGACTTACCCCGGCAGGGGCCCCGTCAGGTTTTTACGAATGGCACTTCCCAGGCAGCGCATTAGCCCAGTGATGCCGTAAGTGGAGAGAGAGCTCCAGTCTCAGTGCGTTGAAAGTGCTGTGACAAACATGAATTCTGCTGACCACCAACATAGGTGTTCAATTGCAGAAGACGAAGCAATCTTAAGCCGGCATCTAGTCGCGTTCAACCTCAATGCGACCAAATTGTACTTGCTCAAAACCCAGCGATCTTGCCGCTACTTATAATTCTGCATGAAAAAGGAAGATCTCTTTAGAATCGTCGATGATTTATGCCTTGAGAATGTGGCATCTGTCATTAAGTCTTCAATTGAGTCATGTTTTGATATCCGGGACCTACTAACCGATTTAAGCAACGAGCACGGCACTGATAAAAGCTCCCAACACAAGTACACACAGCACTACAATCGCCTTTTTTCGCCGATACGATTCAATAAGTTGAGGATTCTTGAGCTTGGCATAGGAGGCTACAATCACAGCTCAGGCGGTGGTTCGCTTCGCATGTGGAAGAGGTATTTCCCAAATTCCCTAATTTACGGGATAGACATCGAGGACAAGCGGCATTGCGAAGAAGAGCGCGTCAAGGTCTTCGTTGGCAGTCAAGATGACGAGGCCTTTATAAACCGCTGCCTTTCGGTCATCGGTCAACCAGACATCATCATCGATGACGCCAGTCATATTAACCCCATGACCATAAAGACTTTCCACATTCTGTTCCCGCACCTTAAGGTTGGTGGGTATTACGCAATCGAGGATTTGCAGACTTCTTACTGGGATGAGTTCTGGGGTGTTCAATGGCTTGGATCGCGCGACCCCGAAGCGAAGCACACTGCAATGGCTTTTCTTAAGTCCCTCGTGGACGGGTTGAACTACGAGGAGTTTTTAGACAATGATTACAAGCCAACGTATATTGACAGACATGTTTTTGCCATTCATTTTTATCACAATTTGTGCATCTTGGAGAAGAAGGATAACATAGAAGGCAGCATCATAGTCCCTCCGAAGTCTTTCTAGGTGAATTTCCAATGAAGCAAGTTCTCTTCTATGACCCTCATGCCAATGAAAGAGGCACTTCCGCAGCCCTTTTCGACTACGCAATGCACAACCAGTCGATTTTGGGAAATAAATCACATGTTGCCGTTGGGGCGAAAGGGGCAGGCTACGAAAGACTTACGCAACATTTCGATGTTTCATTAGTTTCCCAAATGAACGTTTTGAACGATTTGAACGATTTGATCTTTTTTACAGGCTCATCACACTTCTACATGCTCAAGGCAGGTGCCAACGATGGAATTCTAGTGGACTCCGCCAAGAACCTAGTGCATGCAGTGTTCCCAATTTATGAGCCGCACGGCGATGTTTACGCATATGTTTCTGACTGGCTGGCGCGCGATTGGGGCCAAGGGTGTCCTTCAGTTCCCCACATGATCGCTACGCCCAGCGCCACCGGAGACCTGCGGCAAGAACTCGGAATACCAGCAGACGCCTTCGTCTTCGGCTGGTATGGAGGAGGCAATTTCGAGATTCCTTTCGTGCGTCAAGCCGTGGAGAAGGCGGCGTCCGCAAGGCCCGACGCACGCTTCCTGTTCATGAACTGCGACAGGTTTACCGACAGCGATCGAGTTGTCTTTCTCCCGTGCTCAATTGATCCGACCTTCAAGTCGAGGTTTGTAAACTCGTGCGACGCAATGCTGCATGCTAACTCTCGTGGCGAAACGTTCGGGATTTCCGTCGGCGAGTTCGCCGTGAGGGGAAAGCCAGTGATCGCATACGACCTTTCGGGAACGGACTGGGAGCGTCCTGGCAAGGCTCACCTTGATCATCTCGGCGAAGCTTGCATTACCTACTCTGACTATGACTCAGTCTTGGAGCTGCTGATGAGTTTGAGCCATGCCGACGTTCAAGGCAGAGACTGGGTCAGATACCACCAGTTTACGCCAGAAACCGTCATGGAAATTTTCGAAAGGATATTCCTGTCGGGCAAGGAGCGTCATGAGCGTTGAGATTGTTGAATGTCACGAAGGCAGGTTCTCAGTATTTTCAAACGACGCAATCGCCGATCGGCTCAAGAAGTCGGGATGGTGGGAGAGGCATTTCTCTACAGTCTGCCTCCTGATAAGGGAGGAATCCGTCGCCATCGATGGAGGCTCCAACTTCGGATACAACGCCGTAGTCATGGCCAAGCGCGTGGGGCCTTCTGGAAAGGTTTTTTGCTTCGAACCGCAGCCGATCATGTATGAGCGACTCAAAGAGAACTTCCCGCTCAACGGCCTTAAAAACGGCGACCTCCGGATGCAGGCGCTGTGGGACAGCAACTGTGGCCTGAAGATACCTAGCCTACTTTGCGATGGAGCCAATCTAGTCAATTATGGGGGCGCAAAGGTGGGAGATGGCATGCCATGCGTAGGCGTAACGATAGATTCGCTGCGCCTACGCAGGCTCGACTTTCTAAAGCTAGACCTAGAAGGCGAGGAGGCAAGAGCCATTCGTGGCGGGATGGGCACCATACGACGCTTCATGCCCGTAATGCACATCGAGTATGACAGGAACTTGGGAGGATCATCCACGGAGGCCCTTGAGCTCGCCAAGGCCTTGGGATACAGAGTTTACAATATATCCAGCGATTACCCCTCTGACCACCTCTGCATGCCCCCAGACGACGACAGGCACGAATCGCTGGAGTTGAGCCTCACGCCCGTCTAGGAGGGCGTCCATGCTTCGCTCCCCATAAGCATCTGCCAATAATTCGGGAGGTAGGCGTTCGACTTTGGGTCAACCGAATCGAAGTTAAGTTCCCTCTCGAAAAGGTCCCTGCCCTCGCTAATCTTTTCCCTGACGACATGGGGCGCCGTGTACTTGGGGTCATCGTACTCAGGGTGGGAGAAAGCCCCTATCTTATTCGCTATGAACTCTGGGCTGCCGAAGTAGCTAAAGTGCCAGCCCCCCCTAGGCAAAACGGCGCAATCCTTGTTCCTGGCCTGCTCAACGCTCCCTATTTCCGTCAGCCGCCACATGGGCATAAGTTTGGCTCTCGTCCACTTAATGGATGAGCACTTGCAGCCGATGTTGTAGTAGTAGAGGTCTTGTTCCAGAGAGTAAGAGGCCTGGCTGCGGGAAGAGAAGACTTTATTGAGTGTTTTCGCATCGGGGATCTCATCGACGTCCGATATATGGATTAGGTCCGAAGGGGCGGCATCCAAGTGGTTAAGTCCGCAGGATATCTGGTTGCGCTGGTACTCCTCACGCTGCCACGGTTCGCCATCCGGGGTGTCGTCCACCACGACATGAACGATGTTGACGCCCGGGAACTTGGCTGCGAACTTGGCTGCGTTCTCTCGGAAAAAAAGCCGCTTGCTCTGTCCCGTGAACGTGACCATCGACTCCACCACCACGAACGCGTCGACGACCCTTGCGAGCTCCATCATCCTCATCTCGAGGATCTTAACCTCGTTGTAGAACAGGAAGCAGTCTATGATTCGCATGTCTGCGCCCTCAATTTGCCGAAGATAGAACCTCCCACCATCATCTCCCTCCGCTCGCGCGTCGACCATGTCGCAGTCCATGCGGCCAGGAATGAGTAGAGTTCTTCCACGCCGACGTCCGCAATCGTGGGCATCTCGCGCTCCCGGTGCCTCTGAAAGAACCTGTATGACTCCCCTATCGGCGAGTTGCAGAGGATGTAATCCTCTAGGGGCCACCACCAAGACCTCTTGTGGATGATTTTAGAGCAGATGCGCCTTGCGTCTGGGATGATGGACTCGCACGGGTAGATGTAGTGGTCCAAGAGCAGGGTGTCGCACACGCCATGCGAATCGGAGGCGTCGCCGTGGACGATCTCTATCCTCGATGTGGTCTCGGGGTTGTGCCTGCGGTGGAACTCGATGACGTCGGCCGACTTCTCGATGACGGTGATCTTGGTCACCTTGGGGTTGCGGAGCAGCCATTGCTCCCTAACGCCTAGCCCGAGCCCCGTGCATACGCAGTGCCCCTCTGCGATTTGGTACTGCGAGTAGAGTTCAAGCGCCTCCTCGTGAGTGGAGAAGTTGTAGGTCATCCACTCGAAGCCTCCACAGCTGATGGACGCAGCCTCTCTTCCTGGCAGGGCGTCGACGTTGCAGCAGGGGGGCAAGAAAGTCATGTCGCCGATGATGACCGGCTTCTCGCTGAATTTCCTGAGCCATTCGGGTGGTTTGTAGTCGGCAGCATCGAGAAAAGGGTGCATCAGAGCTGCCCCCACTTTTCAAGCATTGTCGTCTTCTGTCCGTGAGTCATTTCGTGGTGCCTTTCGCCCAGCAGCCCGTGCGATCTGGAGAACTCGTGTCTAACCATGGAGCGGGGAACCAGCGCATGCCGCACTCCCTCCCGCTGCAGCGTCTTGGAGTAGTTGCTGTCCTGGCACCAGAATGAGAACCTCTCGTCCAGCGGCCCGACCCTGCCCAGCATATCCCTCCGTGCGCAGATGCACCACCCGCAGACGTGGTTCTCTATTTCATATCCCAAAACAGGGTCGTCGGGCGGATGTTTCCCGTAATACCTCACGTGCCAGTTTGGCTCGTAAGGCGACGCCGACTCAAGGCCGTGCACGGCCATCTGCGAAATCAGAAGCGACACGGACCCGGGCTCGAATATCAGGTCGTTGTTGCACATCAGCACATGCTCGGAGTCGCCCAACTCAAGGCCCATCTGCATGAACAGGTTGTAGTTGAACTTCGAATTCGGGGTCAGAGTGTTGCACCCCTCGTACACGAGCCAGGACTCGCTTGCCGCCGGGTTGCTCTCAACGACAAACAGGTTGAGTTTAATCTCGCCGCATGCGCCACGGAGGGTGTCCAGCGTCGTCCTGGTCATTTCGTGGAACTCTTGGCTGGCCGTGTTGGTGAGCACGACTGCGTCAACGCTGGCAGACATCAGAAGTTCTCCTTAATGAAAGCGATCTTGGCCGGATGGTCGAACAGCATCTCTGGGAACCCGACCGGCAACTCCTCAAAGCCCGACCTTCCGACGTCCATCAGCGATTCAACTTTGAGCTTAAGCCGCCGGAAGTTCTTCAGTCCCGCCTCGTGGTTGTTGTGTGACTGAATCCCCTCATTGTCGCTAGTCCGGTCCAGAAGTTGCACGTCCGATGCGAAGCTTAGCCAGAAGCTTATTTTCCCGGCCTGGTGCAGTTTCAGGGCCTCAAACTCGAAAAGCAGGTCCTCGCCTAAAAGTTGGCTTTCGTCGTAGCGCACGGACTGCGCCAGCCTTCGGCTATAGTAAACGTGGCCGCCGTTGTTGCGCGAGGCTATCTGCCCCTCAGTGAAGATGTTGTGCGCCTTGGTCCCGTAGGGATATCCCATCTTGACCTCATTCGTTCCCCAGCACAGGGCGTACATCCCCTCCTTGAACTCCATGCCGCCAGAATCCACGTGGGACACGACTTGGTCGGACGGCTTTACGATGAGCAGGTCCGTTCCCCCGTGCTGCATGATGTGCCTCTCAATCTGCCTTGCGGCAGTCGGGTAAAGAAGGTCGTCCCCGTCGAGCATCACCAGACCATCGTGGCTGCTATTGAGGAAGAAGGAAATAACCTCGTTTTTGCCTTTTGACGGCGTGCCGTTGGACTGCGACACATGGCAGGGAACCCCCATGCTTCCGCACCATTCCGTGAACTCCCCTACGAAAGATTCGCTCTTTGAGTTGACGACTGGAACCACGGAGAGCCTGTTGTGGTGGAGGTGCAGCTGCCCAAGGCAGGCCCGAACAGCTCGAGTTGCGCGCAGCATATCACGGCTGACGAGAGGGCACATAACGAAGGATTTCATGGCGGATACATACCTTGCACGCTTCCCGTTTTTAGCAGAGAATCAAATGGCCAAAAAAAAGAAGAAAGAGATGGAGCCGATGGGCGACGAGGCGATCCTCCGCTACGAAATGACGGACATGGAGGCGCAGGCCTTTAGGGTCTTGCTAGTTTGGCTAGACAGGAGCAGAAAGGTCTTTCCGGACTGCCGCCACTCAACTGTGGGCAAGGGCGACCCGAGAAAGTCGCTCATTTTCAAGATTTGCTATAAGCTGGTGAGAGAGACTCAAGGAGTCCTCGACCAGTCCGAGTATTCGCTCTACGTGCGCGCGCAACTTGACGTGCTTAAGCACATCGTCAAGAACTCGGGCAACCCTCTCATAGATCCTAGTTGCCTCGTGGGCGAAAAGGCTTGGCGAAGGTGGAGGCTTTGGAAAAAGCGCTACGATTTAATATCGATGCGCTCGGAGGACGGTGGTGAGGCCTTGGCCGCAGGCGCTCTCAAGGCTTTGGATGGACTCGAGAAGACCAAGGAGTTTCTAGTGAGGTCGATGGGGCAGCTTGAGCCAGAGAAGTACCAGCAGGCCGCCGTGAACAAGAACCTGTACCGATGGATCAACCAGGGGAAGGTTTCGCCGTACTATGTGGCGATGTCCCCCTATGTTAGAGCGGCCGCCGACAGCGGGGAGCTTGCAAAGCTTAACTTCCAGCCCGACCTCTACATAGGGTGCGCCACGGATGCCGTGGTGGAAGCTTTCAGGAAAATGTTCCCACACGAGGGCGAGCCGCTAAGGCGAGATGATTGGGTTTCCGTAGAGGATGTAGTCGAGGAGGGCGGTCCTGACGTATAGGCCGTTCCTGACCTGCCTTTCATGGTAGTCAGCTCTAGGGTCGTCATCTATGAGCGGGCTTATCTCCTTGCCTCTCGGAAGGGGGTGCAAAATGGCTGCTTCGTCCTTGATGAGGTCCACGTTCCTTTCGTCGATGGCGAAGTACCTGATATCCATGTCACCATTCATGGCCATTCGTTCGGTCTGGATGCGCGTCATGTAGATGACGTCCATGTCCTTGAGCAGGTCGTTGGCGCACTCCACATCAACCATCGTGCAAGGTTGTGCCCTCAGGTACTTCTCGGGCAGCCCTAGGTACTCCACGGAGTTGCCGTGGACGATCTTTGCCGGGCAATAGAAAATCTTGCACCCGTACATGTGCAGCAGCCCTATGAGCGAATGCACGGTCCTGCCGTTGGTCATGTCCCCGGACAGCATGACCTTAAGGCCGCCAACCTTTCCCCACTTCTGCCTTATAGTATGCAAGTCAAGCAACGCCTGCGTGGGGTGCTCCCCCGAGCCGCTTCCTGCGTTGATGACCGGCACCCGTGAGTACTCGCGAGCGATCTCCGGCCAGTTCGGGTCGGGGTGCCTCATCACGATGGCGTCCGAATACTGGCCAAGTGTGCGAATCGTGTCTTTGATGCTCTCGCCCTTCTTCAAGGATGAGGACGTGGAAGCGTCTGCGGCAGTGATAACTCGGCCGCCGAGCCAGTGCATGGCCCTCTCGAAGCTGAACCTCGTCCTCGTGGATGGCTCTGCGAAGAAGCAGCTGATGCACTTGTTGTTCATAGAGCGGCAGTAATGCCAGCCGGACTCTATGCTCTTCGTCCAATCAAGAACCGTCTCTATTTGATCCATCGAGAGGTCGTCTATCGAGAGGAAGTGGCGCATATGGTAGTTCCCGATTAGGTGTCGCTACTTATTTTGGCTCTGGCGCGTCAGTACTGCAAGAACATTTTCACAACCGTCTCGATGATTTCGTCCTCGTCCGTCTGGACGGAGAAGCGCTCGTCCCACTCGGGGGTCTGTATGTGGTAAACGTGCTGGCCCATAGGGCTTTCGATGTCATAGCCCATGCAGCGAAGGAACCCGGTTTCGGACTCGAAGAATACGTCTATGTCGAACTGCTCCGCCCTGCCAGTCTTGCCGTTATAGGGGGCGCCAGCTCCCTGTCCCCTGAAGTTGTAGGTGAGCTTGTAATGGTTCTCGTTCTGCCTCCAGAGCGCAACAGGGAACATGATATAGCTGGGATGCTGCTTCTTGGTGGTGTGCCAGAGCTTGTTAGCCAGGCGTTCCAGGTCTTCGTAACCCTCGGAGGCAGAGTCCAGCCCAGCAGATGATATCTCCTTAATTTTGTCGAAAACAATTTCAGCTATGTGGCGCTCGCTTCCTTCGTGCTTAAGGTCGCGAATGGGGTGGACGGCCTTGCAGAGCCATCGCGCAGTCCCCTCCAAGTCCATCGCAAGCCTTCTGGTCACCAGCTTGATTGAACCCAGCGGGGTAATGGTGGTCTTGATCGCCCCCACCATGCTGCCCCACTGGACTGTGTCCTCCCATATCTGCCTGACGTCCACGTTGCCCAGAGGCGGCATGGAAACCAACTCGCTGATAATGAGGTTCGGATCGACGGGCTCGAAAATCCTGTCGCCCGGCATGGTTTGCGTGCCGCCAAGTATCTGCGAGTCCTCGTCGCCGAAGCCATACTTGGCCATCTCCATCCAGTGCGTGAAAGACAATCTGTTCATACTTCTGTATATAGCTTAGGCGCCTTAAAACCAAGGGTATAAATGATTTCTTTTGATATTTGGATGGAGTACCGTGAAAAGGACTTCACCTTCTACAAGAACCTCATCCTTAACAGGCTGAACCTAGACAGGTCGGAGGGGATGTCCAGCGCTCTGTCGACATTCCAAAAGGACAACTTGGAGAGTCTTCTGCAAGGGCTGGGGGAGTTCAAGAAGCTGCCTGACGTGGTGCAGAAGGCTGCTTTGGGCAGGGTGGCCTCTGGCGACGGGACGGTGGGCGACCTGATTAGAACGCTTGCCAGCGACCCAGGCGACATCACTTCAGGAGGTGACTGATGAGCCGTGAGGCCATGAGGAAATATTACGTCCAAAAGCAGAACGCATCGCGAGCCAAGGATGCGGAGGGCTCGACAAAGCCCAAGAGCACTGCCATACCCAACTGTCCTTTGCCGAGGACTCTGAGCAACTCTTGCCTCTACCCGGCAGCGACATATGAGTGCGACTCAGCCACGTTGAGGCCATGCTCTCCGGAGTTGGTGAACGGGGCCCTTGTTTCTTACTCCGTCAACTACGAGAGGTTGTGGCGGAGGGGGGAGGAAATTGCGAGGAGCATCCAACCTGGTACGCCTTACAAGTCCTTTGTGAAGAACCAGTTCAACGGATCATTCAAGTAATCGGGAAAACAGATGGCTAATTGCAACCAATCCGGAACGCCGAGGACAGAGGACGAGCTGTTGTGTCTCTTTGCAGACAACAACCAAGGCTCCATCTCTGCCCAAGACCTTCGCGACTTTGTCGTGTCGGCGAGGATAGGTCAGGTTTATCCTGGGCCAACTGGGGCGCAGGGTTCCCCGGGAAACATCGGTGTTCAGGGTTCGCAGGGAAGGGCGGGCGTCACGGGGTCCCAAGGCACACAGGGCCAGACGGGTGCACAAGGCTTGCAGGGGCCATCGGGTGGCCCGCAAGGTTTTCAGGGCGAGCAAGGATACCAAGGACCAACTGGAGCAACGGGGGCTCAGGGCGGCACGGGTCTACAGGGCTTCCAAGGATCGCAAGGAGCCTTAGGAGGGCAAGGTACGCAAGGCGCAACGGGAACGCAGGGATCGCAGGGTGCGGCAGGCTCCGGCGCCCAAGGTTCAGCAGGTTCGACCGGCGCCCAAGGACTCGATGGATCGCAAGGATTCCAAGGAGGACTAGGACTCCAGGGATACCAGGGCGCAAGGGGATTCCAGGGGCATCAGGGGCTGTTTGGTCCGCAGGGATACCAAGGAATTGCCGGGCTGCAGGGTTCATCGGGAAACCAAGGCGCAAGCGGTGCTTCTGGAGCCCAAGGTATGCAAGGAAACCAAGGCTCGCAAGGCTTGGCGGGGGCCAGCGGCGCGCAAGGATCAATTGGCGCTCAAGGCAACCAGGGAACAACCGGAGCACAGGGGAACCAAGGACGACAAGGCAGCGCAGGCTCCTCTGGCGCACAGGGAGCGCAAGGAAACCAAGGGAACCAAGGGAACCAAGGACGCCAAGGCAATCAAGGCTCTCAAGGCGCGACTGGCGCGCAAGGCACACAAGGCAACCAAGGGAATCAAGGACGCCAAGGCAATCAAGGCTCT